GAAAACAAAATGAGGCTTGGCAGATTTCTTGAGGTTCGCGAGATCAATGAGATTAATGAGGTTTCTGTAAAACAGGATCCTCGGAAAAACTCTCTCGCAGATGCGCCGTTCAATCAGATTGAGCCGGAGCGCGAAATCAGTATTGATGAGGCAATGGCTATTATCAACAAGCATCGTCGTCCCCAGATGTAAAGTAATCTATTTATCATAGGAGGGTTTGTAATGAAAGTAGGTATAAGTATTGGCGTCATATGTTGTGTTGCTGCAGCGGCGTATCATGCGTCATGCATATATCGCGATCACAAAAAGGATGCAGATGCTCGAAAAAAGGTAGCTAAGAGAAATAAGACAATTCAGCAATTCTTCGAGGAGAAGGGTTGCTGAAAATAAAAAGGGGTGAAACTCCCCTTTATTTTTTACCCGAGACAGCCCTTTTCTCATAACAATTTCTTAAAGAATCTTTTCCAATCCAAACAGTATGAAGGGATTTCTAAGAAATCTTAGAAAAGGAGTGTTTAAAAAATGCCAAGTAGCGCACAAATTATTCCTTTCTATTCCCACCCGCATGTTCACACAGTAATCAATGACAATAGTTACTATGATGAGACTGCCGTCAATAATGATGCCCGACGTCAGCTCCCATATTCTACTGTCATTGTCACTGGTGCAGACATGGGAATAGATAACAAGTTCATTCGATTGCAGACACTCGTTGCCAAGAAGAAGATTTTTGGTGACGGTAATTACAAGAAGTATGGTCAGCCATCCATTCAGGCTGATGTTCTTCTGAATGGTAATACGAATGTCTGGTTCTGCCGTGTTCTTCCAGATAATGCAACCTACGCAAATGCAATTGTTGTTGCATATTATCGGAAGGGCAAGATTCTCGATGAACTCCAGCAGGAGACAGGTCTCCATCGTCTCGAAGTCAAGTTCGGTGTAAAGTATGCCAACAAGCCTAAGATTGAGGATGGTGCACTGCATGAATCGGATATCGAGGATTTTGCAAACACGCTTCGTCGTGATGCAGCAGATCCTGTTACCGGTTATTCTGCAATTCCTCTCTTTTTTGTACGATCTTCTGGTCGTGGTCAGTACGGCAACCGTTATGGTATGCATATCAGCCGTAACAGCGATTCTGAAAATGAGTATGGAGCAAAGCTTTACAACTTCAATCTCATTTCAACCGAACTCGGCGGAAGCAATATCATCAACATCTTTGCAGGTAGCCTGACCGAAAATACGACGACGCCAACATCTCTTCTCATTAGTGATGTCATCGGTGTTTATGAAGAGGGACTTGCTCCCATCAGCATCATTCCGTTCACGGACAACTATACAGATCTCTTTGAATTCTATCAGAGCATTGTTGCGGAGAATGCAAAGTATCTAGCAAGTGGTTCCATGAGCAAGGATGAAGCTGCTGATCTGAAGTATGCACAGGCAATTACGGAAGAGCAGTTTGATCCTCTCTTCGGTTACAAGCTGAATACGCGTTCCGCAGAAATCATTCCATATTATCACAACTATACCACAAAGTCTGGTACAGCGTATGTTGCTCCAGCTCTGACCATTCCAAATACGATTGGTGCAATTAAGCCACTCAATATCTCAACCTGGAATGGTGCATATGTTGGTGCCAAGGTTCTGATGGTATCGGATCCACTCCATTCTGGTCATCGTTGGCTGTATACGGTTACGGCGATTGATAAGAATACGGGAGACATCATCTATGATGATGGGGAAGAGAGCCAGATTGATGCAGATCAGTATGATGGTGTGAATCTTTCCAACACGGCTGGCTTCATGTTCACGGGTGGACATGATGGTGATTTCCAGGAGATTACCGTCAATGGTGTCACACGTCGTCCAACGACAGCAGAGATGAAGATTCTTCTCTCCCGTGAGTATGTAAAGGCATTCCGCGGGAAGAAGGATAATAAGATTCTTTCGCCGAGTCGTATTGATCTCGATTTCATCATCGATGCAAACTACAACATGACGAATGATTCAAAGCTTCGTCTGGATACATCGATCACGTCACTGTACTATGGATCCTCTGTCCTTACGGATAAGGATAATCAGCAGCTTACCGTTCTCGGATCTGGTGCGGTATCGATGGACTTCTCGGATATCGATGTAAAGCGCGCCATGTATGACCTTAACTCATTCCGCAATCGCAATGGTGTGAGTGCTGCTGGTCTTGGTGCTGGTTGCTCGCTCTATCTCGATGCTAATTTTGTTGGTGGAAATTCTGCAACACTGAGTTCCGATCTCAATGCATTTGTCCATAGTGTCTCAGATATGACAACACGCGACACATCGATTGATATTGGTCATTATTCGATTATTGATCCAAATTCAAATCGTCGTATCAAGGTTACCGTTGCATATTACATTGCAGCAAATCTTGTCAACCATATTACGAAGTTTGGTATCAACAAGCCATTCGTCAATGCGCATGCGCGTCTTGTTGCAGTATCGCCGACAAGTAGGTCAGCTCGTGCGGCAAATGCAATGATTGCAGATACATTCCAGCCTTCCCTCGATCTCATCGATTGGGATGTTAAGGAAATGATCTACAAGAATCGTATCAACTATTACATTATGACCGAAGAAGGTCGTTATGTCGATCGTGCAACGCAGAGCACACGTCAGATTAAGGCATCGTATCTCCTTGAGGAGAATAATGTCCGTGTTCTCAATGTGCTGAAGAAGGGTCTTGAGAGAGCAAACCGCTCGTATCTCTACGACTATTCCGATGCAAATGTGCGTAAGGGTTATACAGATGCACAGATGAAGATTTACGAACCCTGGATCGGTACCATGGTCGAGGCACTCGAAATCTACTTTGATGCAAATGAGTTTGAACAGACGCACATGATGATGCACTGCTATGCAGCAGTTAAGTTCCGTGATATCAGCAAGAGAATTATCCTTGAAATTGATATCATGCAGCCGACGGCAGAAGGGGGTAATCGATAATGGCTATCAAGGGTGTTATTACCAGTCAGACTGGTGCTCGTCAGTTCGATGCTCCTAATCTGACGAAGTATTCTATGTTCATTGGTGGTACGAATGCAACGCACCATGCGTTGAAGAACTATTCCCCACTGATGAATGGATTTGGCCGACTCTTTATGGTTCGACAGCCATATGCAATCTCGAAGATGTTTGCCGGTAGTGATGCAAATCTCTACTCTCCCGAATCACTCTTCGTGCAGTTCAAGCATATGCTCGAATATATGCCACGCTCAATCACTGGGTTCCAGGCAAAGAATATTGACAATGCCTCAACTCAGATTCAGGGTGGCTTCGCAGGACGTTCGTTCAATACACCAACGGTAACAAAGGAAACAACCAATGAATTTACAGTCGGTCTATACGAACTTGTTGGTTCTCCGATCTACACGGTTGTGGATGGTTGGATGAATGCCATTGGCGATGAGAACTCTGGTCTTGCTACTTATGGTGGTTTTATCTCCGCAGGTAAAGACGCAAATGGATTGGAAAAGAGACTCTATCGCCATGAGAATCAGACGGATGAGGGGATTCCATTTAACGAAGCAAATCATACCGCTGAATTCATCTACATTCTCCATGACCGTTCAGGTGCACAGGTAGAACGGGCTGTACTTCTTTCCGACTGCTATCCAAAGGGCATTCAGCAGAACAATGCACTTGATATGCAGACCGGTGGTGTACACGATAACGTTACCTACGATATCACGTTCAACTGCATCATGTATCGCTCACCAATCATTACTGCAATTGCAAACGATCTGCTCAAGCAGTATCGTATTGTATCGAACTCGCTCAACTTCAACCCAGAGCTTGGCGACGCAGTATATGCAAATGGGGATGCGACGAAGTTCCAGAAATCGCTTGGTGCTGTTCCGACAGACTCTGCGACTGGTACGGATATCGGTAACCTTCCTGCATTTGATGCAACGAATGCTCCGACAACGATTGTTGCTTCCCTCAAGGACATCAATGATGGTAAGCTTGCAGGTCAGCAGGATCGTATGGATGGACGTTCTACAACAGGTTTTGGCGACTGATTTTACAACAGGTAATACAGAGGGGAGAAATCCCCTCTGTATTATTTATCGTATCTGATATATTAGCCATTATATATTATATTGGTATATGAATGTTTATGTATGATGAAGGAGGAAATCATCATGGCGAATAAGAAGTTTTGGATCTATGGTTATAATCACCCTACGGAGGGTGCTATGTTCCAGGAGGATGTAACAATCCAAGTGAACAAGGATCAGCAGAATTATGTTCACATCACTGGAAAGCAGAAGTACCTCGAGGCATGGGAGAATGAGCACGATGAACGCATTGCACTTGCGGAGAAGGCGTTCAACGGAATGCCGCTCTTCTACCACGGAAGCGAGGATGCCGAAGAAAAGATTATCGGTGGAGTTTCCACGAAGTGGTTCAATGTGCTCGAAATTCCCGGCGTCGATCCATTGGTTGCAGGCATGCAGTACTACGAGAAGCGCGAAACTCATTCGCAGTGCCTGGCAATTGTATGGAATAAGTATCGTGCAGTGCGCTTCGCGGATGGGACGCGGATTGAGCAGTGCGTCGATAAGATGTAAGGGAATAAAGGAGGGCTTGAACCCTCCTTTATTTTTTTATTTTGTATATTACTTATATATTTTTATTCCAACAATAAGTATACTTTTTGGATTCTAAGAGGAGGTTCCATTGTGCGTGAGAAATTTACATTAATCAAATCTCTCCAAGATCGAGCAAAGGAATTGGGGGATAATAAATTACCTCTTGTTGGTACTGCAGATTTTACAGCCGCAAATAATATCATGCGACAAACGATGAACATCAAGCACAAGGTTCAACATCTTGCCATTAATGAACCTGAGTTCCCTATGCTATTTGATGGGAAGGAAAATGTAGAGGGAAAATACTCTACCTACTACACAGAAGCAAAAAAGAAATATAAAGTCATCGATATTATCAAGAAATATGATCAGCGATTCAAAGGGAATGTAAAGTTCGCTCTCATGTTCCTTTACAATGAAGATGATGACGAATATCGAGTTGTGGAACGTAGAGAAGTTGAAAATCTCTCAGAACATTTTGGATTCAAATATAATAATGAATACTTTGATGCATGTCAGGTAGGTGACATTATCGATGAAGGGGATATCATTGCGAAGTCTCCATCTTATATGGATGATGAACTTGTTGGATGTGGTGTGAATGGTCGCATTGTATTTGCAACCGATCCATGGGTACAGGATGATGCAATCTGTATTTCTGAATCATTTGCAAAACGAATGTCGGTTTCGGATGTAACATCTCTTTCCATCCCAGTCAACGATGATACTATTCTGCTGAATCTATATGGAGATGATAAAAACTATCGACCTCTTCCTGATATCGGTGAACATGTTAAGGGCGGTATTGTATGTGCATCTCGTATCCTGCGTCCACAGAAGATGTTCTCCGATTTCCGCGATTCCATGTTAAGCAGCATCAATCTACAATCCGATTCTATTTTCTACGGTGATGGTGTTGTTGTCGACATTAATGTCTATTGCAACAATAAGAAGATTTCAACCAATCGGACAAATAAACAGGTATTGGATTATTTACAAGAATCGAAATACTTCTATTCCAAAGTATATCGTCGTTGTAAAGCAATCATGAATCAGAATCCAAAAAATGTGGATCGTGAGATTGGTCACTGGTTACGATTAGCGATCAATAATTTGGATGAGGATGCGATTTGGGCATTCAACGATAATACCTTCTCCAATATTATGATTGAAATCCTTCTTGTAAATGAGACATTTTTGAATCTGGGGCGTAAGATAGTCGGTGAAATGATGGCCGACGTTAAAGTGAGCTAATTGCGGGGATAAACTCGTTAAGTTCAAACTACCGCACATGATGGTGACATACATGGTAGCAATATGTGTAACGGCATATGGATGGTAAAAACGTTTGAAATAGAGAAAATCCGCAGCTGTTGTGTTACAATAGGCAAGTATATATTATATCTTTAATAAATATAATATTGGAGGTAATTATATGCTTGCAGAAATTTATTATGGAAATATAGGACTAGGGTACTATGTTGATGATGAGGGCGATGTAATTAATGGAAATACTGGCGAATACTTGTATGGTTGGATCGGAAAGCGAGGATATAGAATGATATCTCTTCGCATCAACCCGAACGAGAAAACGCCTAAATTTAAAAAATTCCCAATACATCGTCTTGTCGCACAAGCGTTTATTCCGAATCCCGAAAACAAACCACAAGTGAATCATATTAATGGAAATAAACTTTGTAATTGGGCCTCAAATCTAGAATGGGTTACAAACATGGAAAATTATGTTCATGCTAGAAAAACGGGTCTAATAAAAACGTGTGATGCGCTGTCATATGCTACTGTATCAAACCAAATTGTTCATAAAATTTGTGAATTATTAGTATTAGGGTATTCAAATATTGGAATCATTGAATATCTCGGTTTACCGAATAACGCATGGAGTAAAAGTTTGGTTGGTAGGATACGAACAGGCAAAGCATGGAAAGATATTTCATATCAATATGATTTCAAAAAAATTGGTTCGCTGAAAAAGAATCCTGATAACATTATTCATCAAATTTGCCGTTTTCTTGAATTAGGATATTCTGTAAAAATGATTTTCGAGAAAGTTGGTAAACCGAATAATTATCCATATAGAAAATTCAAGGGATTGGTATATGATATCAGGACTCATAAGAGTCATAAAAATATTTCCAAAAATTATAATTTCTAACGTAACATGAGAGTTCAACGATCATTCCTTTGGATGTTTAGAATTTTCTAATCATCAATAGAAGTAGGGCTGGAAGCTATTGCCAGCGGGTGAGATTCCCTTAAATCGAAATGCCACCAGGTATATATAATATACCTGAAGAGATGATCTCAACTTTGGTCGAGAGACCAAGCTGTATTAATTTACAGGGCTATGGTAGCGACATAGTCGAAGATATTGCGTCACGGTAACAAGACGGTCATATCTCGTATCATTCCAGACGATCAAATGATGTATTTAACAGAAGATACATTTACGGATGAATATGGAGTTGTTCATCCAAAAGGTGAAAGGATTCCTGTTGAATTAATTACAAACCCATTGGCAATTATTAATCGAACAATTCCAATGGCGATGTTTGAAACATCTATTACATTTATTCTGGATAAAGTATCTCGTGCGATGCGAAAATTACCATTCGATGAAGCTCGAGATTTGATGTTTGATGTATTGGATACGCTGAATCCAACATTTGCGAAAGAATATAAAAACGATGTATATGATAAGCTATCCGATCGAGATAAGCGGATTGCAATTGAGGATGCAGCAAAAGGAGAAATCTCCATTCGTTGGGATGCGTTTGATGACTCCAATAGCTGGAGAGATAATATTCTCAAGTGTTATGAAAAATTCCCAGACATTCTGAAACCATATCACATCTTCCGTCCAAAGAAAGAATGGGGTAGAGATGTGTTTGTCGGAGAAGGACATATTGGACTACAGTATATGTATATGCTGAAACAATCTGGAGAGCGTGGATATTCTGTTCGATCAGCTGGATCGATCAACAATACATCTCTTCCAGAACGTAGCAACGATAAGAAGATTGGGAAATCGCATCACTCGTCAACGCCAATTCGATTTGGTGAATATGAATTGCCAAACTTCTTGATTGCAATTAATCCAGAGGATTATGCGCTTATCACTGCACTCTATCGATCTTCCGTCGATGGTCGGCGTTTCATGTATGAAGCAATTTTATCCGACGATGGGCGGTATGAAATTCCAAATGATTTTACATCGCGTACCTCTGAAGTATTGGAAGTATACATGAAATCGTTAGGCATTAAGATGTCTACAGTCTTTGATGAAGATGAGTGGATTAGTGATGGTACAGAAAATGAGCTCATCGGATATAAGTTAAAACAAGAAATTCTTTTCTGTACCATGGATGAAATGTACTATCTCAAGAAGTTAAAAAAGGTATATAAGAGATACCAAAAAGAATCGCCGAATAATATCGATGATACGGAGCTTGCTTGGGATTACATTATAGAACATCTTCCGTTTAAGAAGAAATTCTTAACCGATAATATTGTTAAATTATTTAAGAATAACATCCAGTTGTTTTCATAAGGAGGAACATATGGATATTCTAACATCATTTCACATCAATGTGATTATCATCTTATTCTATCTTGCATTATTCATTATTGGATTGAATCAATATTTCACAAGATCAAATCCGTCAACGGAATGTGATATTGCAGCAAAAAAGGTTGCATATTCCAAAGCATTACTGGAGTTTCTTAATGATCTTATCATTACGGAAACAGCAGCCCAATTCAAGACAATAAAAGATGGCAAGGGAATCGATCGGATTACAGAAGCAAATGTAAAGACGATCGCCATGGATATTTCAAAAACAATTTACAGGGTTATCTCATATAAGAATGGTGTCCATTGGGATTGTTTGATGTTTGATCGTGACTATTTAGATCAGTTTATCATCAATACAACTATTCAAGCAGTCAAAGGTGCTGTACAGGTTGAATTGAATCGAATCTAAGGAGGATATTACGATGGATGAAATGAAGAATGATAAGCCTGAGGTTGATGTTGCCATTGATCTGGATGGTGGAGAAAACCATCAGATGATTGATGAGGATACTGAGCTCAAGGATATCGATATCAAAGGTATCGAGAAGCTCATGCGAAATGTGAAAGATATGCTATCCATTGTTGAACAGCGTTGGGCGGCAACGCGAGATGAGTTTAAACTCTCTATGGATAGCATCAATAAAGCGATGGCGTATAATTCACAGCATGCAGAGCATAAGCCGGAGGATTGGCCCGAAGATACACCATTCGATGCATTTAATGGCATTGATAAAATGACAGAAGAAGAGGCGGAAGAAATCTTCGGGAAGGAAGCTCCGATTATTGGCGTAACACACGATATCACCAAGTCGCGAATTAAAGAAACACTGGATGATTTCTATACATGGAGCTCTTGCATGCAAGAATATCACGAGGTGACGAATACATACAACGAGCTTCAGGAAATTAAGGAAGACGCTTACATTCAAGAACTGACGAATATCTATGAGAATGAAACAGATCCTGAAAAGAAAGCTGAAATGAAAAAGTCTCTCGACGAATATCATCGTATGAAGACCCTTGCATTTATTCATGATTGGCTTGATGATGAAACAATTCGACGTGTCAAAGAAATGATGCATGATTCCAAGAAGGCTACCTATCTAATCAATCGTGGTCGTGATAAACTGAAGCAGCTTGGAATCTCGCAAAGTTTTCTTCTTGAAATTGCTCAATATGAGTCACGCTTCATGAATCAGGATAAGTCGCTGGATAATGTAATTCTAAGTACATTCATGAACAAGATCGTTTATAACTCTCTTGTGAATGATACGAAGCTTCGTTCTCAGGCAGCAGCATTTGTGATTGGAATGGATCGGATGGTTCGTGGTAATATCAAACAGGAACTGAAAGATGCAATCAATAACAACCTCATTACTTTCGTAGCAAAGTTTTAAATATTATATGGAAGGGGAATATTCCCCTTCCATATTTTTTATTGAAAATATATATTATCATAATATGATGATGTTTTGTAAATAGGAGGATGTTATTATGGATTTTATTACCAACAACACATTCGAGGTATATACTGTAGACAATGAGGGAGGAGCGAAAGATCTCATTAATCGATTTAGTATTCTCATTAATGATATGAATGAGATTTATGTGACGCGTGTAGATTCGAAGCATCTCCTCACAGCATTCTGTTTCTATGATGTTGAGTTCCGTAAACTCTGGAATGCAATGAACCATCAACGTCTTGGTGGGTATAAGCTTGTAGAGAATAAAGCGGTTGATGGAACGAGTCAATTGACACTTCGAACAATCCAGCGCGCATTATACTTCACATACTGTGAAGTATATCGTCGGGTGCGCACAAGCTCAATTTGTATGGATGAGAAAAAGAATGTATATATGCCGATTCCTGTATACTTCCCAGATTTCGTATATATGATGACAGAAGTATCTCAGGATTGGGATCGAGCAATGGAGATTTGCAAGGATGATGATACATCAGTACTAGATGTAAGAAATGATATCAATAATATCCTCCATGTCGGTAGCAATACATTTGTTGTGGTCGAAGCAATGGAATCGGAATTTATTGTCGACCTCGATAAAAATGAATGGTATTGGGATGGTGAAGATATTCTCATTTCATGTCCAGTGCAACAGAAGGAGAGTTAATGAAAGCCATTGACCGTTACAACAAGTTTAAATCTTCCCAATTTTCGGATGTTATTTTGGCAATTCGAAAGGGAGCAATCCAATGTGGTAGATATGCTCATCTTGGAAAAACAAAGAAGAGTATTGACCTGAAAGAGAAAGGGGTATTATTCGATGAACGACGATAAGAATATGGAACTCAACGAGGAGGATGTTGTGATTAATCCGAACAACTATGCGAAGTATGGGATTAAAAAGAAGCAGACTCCCCAGGAGGTCATGGAATCCACAGATGAGAATTCTAAGAAAGTTGAATATTTTACAGAGTAATAGATAGAGGGGAATTCCCCTCTATCTATTAATCGTATTTCCTCTAATATCAATGATATATTATCATTGTAGAGAAGAATAAAGAATATCTATCTTAGGAGGAAAACATCATGAAAGACATTCTCAAGGCAGCAGGTATGGGCGCAGCCCTCATCTTCGGCATGTACGCAGCAGGCGGCGTCTGCGCGGTCGTCACCAACGCACTCGTCAAGAAGGATGAAGGCAAGGAGACGACCCAGAAGGACGTCCCGCAGGAGGAGAAGGCGAACGCCTGATCCAAAAAGGGGAGGGATGAAAATCCCTCCTTTATTTTTTATCGATTTATATATTATATTCATAATATGGGGATAACGAAAGGATGAATATAATATGATTAAGATTACGGATGAAAATTATAACGATGCATTGTTACATCTTCAATCCATCGTAGAACGAGTTGTTCAAATTATGGAATTAATGCAAAGGGGGGATATTGAAACAGCAAAGGCGGAAATGAATGAATTGTATATCGAATCCGTAAAATCGGATGCGCGAATGTATGGGAGTATGGTTATTCAGATGATTGAGCATCTTCTCAAATTGGCATATTGCGATAATTACAATGATCTCGAGCGAGATGCGAGAGGATGGGAAGTATCCATCGATAAACAACGATATGATATTATCGATGATACTAATTGGGGTACGCCTAGTCAAGAAACAAATATACTACACAAGCTTGATTATGACATGGGGGGATATTATGCAAAAGGGGTTCGTCGATACATTAACGCTGCTAGCAGGAATATATCATTACGACAGAATAAAGATCTCATTCCAAATGAATGTCCATGGGAGCTAAAAGATCTCCTTGATGTAAAGATAATTACTTTGGTTGAAATGCTACCATCAGAAACTGGATATTATCGACAATATCTATTGAATCACTACCCTGATGATATCTTGAATGTGGATGTTGAATAAATAATAGGAGGGATTGAACCCTCCTATTATTTTTTATTAAAATTCAAATACTTCTGGTTCGATGTATTTCTTTTTGTAAAATTCTGTTTTCTTACGTTTTGGAAAAATCTGTGTAAATGGAAATAGAATTTCTTTATCCAATACAACTGCAAATTGTGTATGTTCTGTTGGTTTATCATGCGGATGACATGTTTCAGTATGGCAGATATAATGGGAATCTCCTACCATCTCAAGGTTTTCTTTCAACTCACAAATCGGACAGTTCATTTAAAGTTTCCCTCCTTCTTAAAGGAATGATCGATAGAGAAAGGTTGATCATATGAATTTCTTAGAATTCAAAAATCTTCCCTATGGATTTTATGAATTGGATAACGACAAAGTTCTATTTACAGAGAATGCAAAATATGGCTCTGTCGATTTCATGAAATTAAATGCGCGACAAATTCGTTTACCTGATGGTCGCGGCAATATTGTGTTTTTGTTATCCAATACGTTTAAACATGGGTTAGATATACTAAAGTCTGGAACATTTATTGTTCCACCAACATATCGCAAATTCTTTTTCCCACCCGTAAAGGTCGGATCTTTTATGGGAAAACGATTCCGTATGAATCTGCTCCAAAAACAACAAAAACGATTTGCATTTGTCAAAGAGCATTTCCCAACATTACAACCAGTGCCAACGCGTACACTTGCTCCAACAATTATGAATACATTCGTAAATCTATCCGATCTCTATGAATGTGTAAATCCGATCGCTCTACGATATCCAATCAAACGATTGTACCAAGAATATTTCAAAAACTTAAAAGAAATTGTCGATCAAATGACACCTCCTGTTGTTGTAAAAGAAGATGAGACGACTCCTCCCAATCCGGAAGATAACAATCGTCTTTGGGTTATTGATGTGGATCAATTCCGGTTCGAATCATTAGATGTGCAGACGTATAAAACAAATCCTCTCTTTTTACTTTATTATGCATATCTTCGGGATAAAGATTTGAGTGGTTATGAAATTGATCAGGACATGATGATCTGCTCCTCGAAGTTTGTCATGAAATTTAACCCATCACAAATGACGAGAGAAAATATGGGTGAATTCAGGAGAGCTCTTTTCCGTATTATGAATGCGGATTTAGAGAAAGCAGTTACCGATCTCCCGCCCAATGAGAAAGAGCGAGAGATTGGAGAAACACCGGATTCAGATAAACTTGAGCAGGAGATTGATAAACATACTTCTCTGATTGCTCCAGATATCAAAAAGGATACTGAAAAGGTATTAAAGAATTCGATTGAAAAAAAGGTGCAACAGAAGAAAGAAGAGCGAGAAGTAACAATTCCGAAGGCTCCAGTATCTGATGCGCCTCCGGATATGGAATCCCCGGAAAAGAAATCATTATTTCAATCCGTCATTCCGGATGATCGGCCCGAAGATGATTCTGATGACGAGTATGATGATTATGGGGATACTCCCGACGAAGAAGATGAAGAAGATACTGCCGAAGATGTTACGGATAGCGCCGATGATGAAGAAGTAAAAGATGAAGTGAATGAAGAAATTCAAGATAAAATCATTCCCATCAAAGATACTACGTCATCTCCTGTCAATTCGGCACGCGATCTAAAACTTCGAGAAGAGCAAAAGAAGATCATGGTTCGAGATTCCACGATTGAAACCATTCTTGCGCGTGATACATCAAACGTTCCGATCGAAGAAGAAGATAAAACGGCACAATTGAAGACAGCAAATCCAAACGTTAAAAAGGTTAAGTTTGCGAACTTCGAAAAAACATATCTATCCAAGTTATTCCATAAGGATATGGTTTCTTGTTTCGATATGTTAAAAGACAAGAATAATCCATTCTACATTACTGGTGTCGAGATTGAAGATACATCAACGCCGGAAGATGTAAAAGAAACATGGCATGTTCATCTAACGAATGGAGATAAAAAACGTTCCACTATCAGTATTGATGTACCGAAATTCTACCAGAATAAATATATGATTATCGGTGGAAATAAGTATATCATTCTGAAACAAAATTTCTACAATCCGTTGGTAAAAGATACAGATGATACCGTCATTATGACAACAAATTTCAACAAGGTAACCATTACACGAAAGGCAACCAAATCATTGTCTCCGGTCGAAAAACTGTTTTCATTCATCCGAAAGACAAACAGTCCTCTCTTTACTGCAGGTGATTCAACGAAGGATAATGATCGTTATATTTCCACTTTGGAATATGATGAGTTTGCCCGTCGTATTTTCAAATTTGAAACAGAAACATGTCACATTTTCTTTTCACGAAAATATATTGAATCCAATCTTATGGACCGAATTCCCCATGATATCAAGGGAGATGAATTCTTCATTGGATGGGAAAATGATACACCAATTCTCATCAATGAAGATAGTGGGTTGGATCAAAAAGATCGTAGTATCTATGACATTATCGCTGCAAATCTTTCCGAAGATCAACAGAAGATTCTACAATCCATCAAAGCTCCGAAACAATCCATGTATGTAGAAGCGAAGATGGCTGGCATCTTTGTCCCAATGGCAATTATCATCACCAGTTGGGTTGGATTCGAAGAGCTCTTGAAACACATGGGTATTAAATACGAATTCATGGATGGTGTAAAGAAGATTCCAACCGACAACAGTCGTTATTATCTCCGATTCAAAGATGGTATTCTTGCGTATGAAAAGAAGATGTTTGCTGAGCTTCTCTTGAACGGATTGAACAAATTGAATTTGGATCAGATGGAGTTTGCGTCACTGAATGACCGTGAAAGTGTTGCCGATTATATCAAGACACTCTTTGGTACATACAACGGAATGAATGAGTTGTATAACTTCTATGAATTCATGATGGATCCAATTACCGTTGATATTTGTAAAGATCTCCTTCTTCCAACGAATATCATCGATCTTTGTATCCATGCAACAAAACTTCTTTCCGATAATAAAAAAGTATCAAAGGTATATGATTATTCCTTCCGCACACGATCGATTGAAATCATTCCGGCGATGTTGTATTCACTGATAGCTGCGCAATATAAAGCTCACGTGAAATCTGGTGGGCGATTACCGATGACATTGAAGCGGGAAGCATTGATTTCAAAACTCATTCAAGAGAAGACCGTGGATGAATATTCAACACTAAATCCATCATCGGAAATGACAAAAACCCATGTAATTTCCATGAAAGGATATCGTGGTTCAAACTCAGAATATGCATACGATAAGCAGAAAAGAGCATACGATCCTACTGCCATTGGAAAGTTGTCAATGTCGACATCTCCTGATGGAAACGTTGGTATCAACCGATATTTGACGGCAGAGCCAAATATTCGAAATGCACGCGGATATCGTGATCCTGTCGATGATGTCAACACATTCAAAGATGTCAATGTATTTGACCCGATTGAATTATTAACACCTGGAGCGGTACGACAGGATGACCCAGTACGTACAGCAATTGCAGGAAAACAATCAGGTCATGTTGTCCCAACAGTTGGATCGCAAGCATCGTTGATTTCAAATGGATTTGACGAAGCGGTTCAATTCCATCTTTCCAATGACTTCGTTATCAATGCTGAAGAAGATGGAGAAGTTGTTGATGTCAATGAAGAAACTGGATTTATTATGGTCAAATATAAGTCGGGGAAACACCAGGCCATTAATTTGAATCATGATATCGTTAAGAACTCCGGTGGCGGATTCTACATGTCCAATACCCTGAAACCGACGTTAACCAAGGTTGGTGCAAAGTTCAAAGCAAATGCGATTCTTGCCTATCATCCAAAATATTTCAACTATTCTCCGCTTACCGGTCTTCGCTATTCCATGGGACCATTGGCAAAAGTTGCATTCATAAATACATACAATACATACGAAGATGCTGGATTCATTACCGAAGAATTTGGACGAAAGTTGGAAACAGCAATTGTCTATAAACAGGAAGCTACGTTCAAAGCAGGATCCAATATTCTTGAAATGAAACAGATCGGCGATCATGTCGTCATTGGCGATGCATTGATGAAATTCACAAATTCTTTCGATGACAAAGAGATCATGAAGTACTTGACAAAGTTAAGTGATGAAAGTGATCGTGAAATGTTGGAGGAAGAAATCAACAACGAAGTGAAAGCCCGTCATGCTGGGAAGATCATCGATATTAAAGTATATACACGACTTGATCCATCCAATCTATCGGATTCTCTCGGAGATATTGTTCAGAAATATTTCGATAAAGGAAATAAGAAGAAAGAATATCTCAAATCATTCGATCCATCGGATGGAGCAATTCATGCTGGATATCTTGTTACGGATAACACTGCTCCATTGGTAAATCGATATAACATGGTGAAGAAACATAAGGGCATTGATGTTCTTATCGAGTTCTATATCGAACACGGTGATACTTGCGGTGTTGGTGACAAGATTGCACTTTACTCTGCAAATAAACAGGTCATCTCGGAAGTATGCCCAGCAGGATATGAACCATATTCCGAATTCCGTCCAGATGAGAATGTCGACGTTTTTTGCAGTCCAGTAACCATTTCGCGTCGTATGACAAAATCTTCCGAATTCCTACTTGCTACCGGAAAGGTATTAGTGGAATTGAAACGGCGTGTCAAATCGATGATTAAATTTGGGCAATAAATTGGAAGGAGGGAATTCCCTCCTTCCTTTTTATTCTATGATGAACCCATAGTTATAATATGCTCGGAAGAGGTGATTTGTTTATGGCAATTGATGGAAATCGATTGGGATATGATGGATCCTTAACGGTTGATGAATATGGGAATAATAAAATTATCGAAACGCCAGAGATGATTCGAAATATCATTACATGGATTTTATTTGCAACACCAGGATCCTATCCGTCCATTCCACAATTAGGATTGAATATTCGAGAATTGCTGTATAGCCATTATGATGATTTAGATCCAAATCAATTGGCAAATCGTATCATTGCACAGTGTGAAGAATTGTCCTATTATTTCAATAAAAAGGAATTATCGGTACGGAAACAAAAGTATTATAACCGTCCTGCAATCTATATCAACATTACCATTAGTGGTAATGTATATGGAGCGAACGATGACCACAGTAGCAATTATACGATTCTTGCAGCAATTGATGAAATGAATGAGTTGTTTATTGATGTCGATAGTTCTCCCTATAAGAAGAAATCAAAACTTCCAACGGAAAAGATTATCACAACATCCAATGAAAAATTGCAATCCATTCCATTGAAGATTCGGATCTGATTGGAGGCATCCTATGAAAGTTATCAATCGGAAAGAAGTAGAAGATCTCATCTATCGCGTCTTTGATAAATTGGATCCTACCGGCATTAATACCGATCATTATCGGAATATTTTCTCTGTTATGAAAGATGAAGAGTTTGCAAAATTTATGAAATCATTCTTGAATGATGAAAAGGATAATTTTGCATTCCAGCTCATCGATTATGAAAATAAACTTGATATGCAGAATTGCGAAAATGCTGCAAATGAATTGAAAATTCCACTCATGGAATATGTTTATCTTCCCCATCTAAATCGCGACCATAACAATGTTGTTGTTACGAAAGAAAAATGCCTGGTTGGATATTACAACGTAAAACGCACACAGCAGATGCTTCATAAGAAGAATGGTATGACCATTAACAATGAAAAGGTATCCATGCTGACCGGTCAGGTTATCAATGAAGATAAGAATTCACGAAACAGTGATATTGAAGCAACAATGTTGGTCTCTATTGGTGCAGATAAAATCCTGCAAGAGTTGCATGGACCGCGTTCCGATGATATGGTCATGAAACGTGAGATGGAGAAATCCATTGCACAGGATGGATATGTTGAGTTAGAATCTCTCACAAATGATCCTCGTAATAAAACGACGCTGAATACCGTCAATACATATCTATTGGCGGCAGCATTGAAAACAGACTTGATTACAGACAGTTATCTTCTTCCAAAAACCCAAGAAGATATGGGTGTTTGATCGAGTAAATAAGATATTGGGGGCAACACTAAAATATAAAGTCGTGCTCCAACGTATATATTGTAAGTTTGATAATGAGGAGAGATATCCATGGTAAAAATTCAAGTTCTAGGCAACGGTCTTATTCCTCGCATGGGAATGCTTGCTCCAATCACGGAACCATTTCCGGTGGGTCGTATGACTGCTGCAACAATTCTGCAGACATCGCCGAATCTCACAGTGAATTATCTCAATCCAAATGATGGGAAGTTCCATGCTCTGACCAATCAGAATATTGCAAGAGTATTCGATGAGTTTGAGGATGATGAAGCTGCCGCTACAGCAGAGGCTCCAGCGGAAGCACCGGTTGTGAATGAAACTCCTGCTCTTGTCGAAGTAACCGATTCGACACCTTCGGTAGAACCGGAAGTAAATGATGCTCCAGTTGAATCTGATAAAAGCGAAATGGTTTCGGAGAATACGGAGTCGGACGAAACTTCAGAAAATACGGAAGATGTAGAAGAGAATAACGATCTTTCCCCAGTTGAAGGTCGTAATTCAAAGAAGAAGAACAAGAGACATTGATTCATAGATAAAAGGAGGGGATTGTTCCCCTCTTTTTATCTCTTACTTTATGATGAAAAGGAATGAATGAATTTTGGAAAAACCAGTTGTCGTTGCCATCGACTTTAACAACTTTCTATTTCAATCGTATTATGGAGAAAAACTTTACAATATCAAAGGTCAAAATGTAAATGCGATTCGAGGATTCTTTTATAAATTACGCGAATTGAAAGAAGCATTGAATCCGAATTATATCGTGATATGTAATGATGTTAGTCGCGAATCGACATTCCGACGGAAGCTATGTAAAACATATAAAGCGAACCGAAAACAGAAAGATGATGATATTTTATTTCAAATGAAATATACTCTCCATCTTTGTGCATTGTTGGGATATCCGATCATCAATCATGCGGAGTATGAAGCAGATGATGCCCTCGGTATGGTTTCTCGCTATTGTATGGATCATGATATGTATTGTATCCTTGTATCATCTGACAAGGATCTGTATCAATTGGTGAACGATAGTGTCTATGTATATTCCCCTCGAAACAAAGAGTATGTTGATGGGGAATGGCTGATGGAAAAGTATAGCTTAACCCCCGATCAATGGATTGAGTTGAAAGTTATCCAAGGAGATCATTCCGATAATATCGTTGGGATTCCGGGAATTGGAGAAGTAACTGCATTAAAGCTTATGCGAGAATATCAATCGATTGAAAATATCTACAATCATCTGAACGAATTACAAACTCGAACTAAAATGCTACTTGAAAATGGAAAAGATTCCATTCCATTAACAAAGACACTGGTAACGATTATTACAGACTATACAAAATTAAATATCAATGAGGAATCATTCCAAAGAAAACCAATTGCATATGATGGGATCGATGCTGCATTGGCTGAACTTGAGATATACTCCCTGGGCGATATCATGCAGTACTCGTTATATAAATGATACGATATGAAGGAGTGACGATAATGATTCAGTGTATTTGTGAATCAAAGCTTTCCACAAGTTATGTGTTTCAAGATATTCGTGAAAAGTTGCAGGGAAATAGTGATCCAATGGTGCGAGCTGTGGATCTGATTAAGAATGCAAAACATTTGACGATTGATGATATTGAAGGAATTTATATTCAGCTGAAGCAGTATACGAATTCTCTATCACGAGCAGCAATTTCAAAATTTGAAAACGGGAGTATCATTCTTCTCTATAATGATAATCCTGCAAATTCATTGACACAGACATTACCATTCATGACATTTCGTCGAGCAGATACATATATCACATATCTGTTTATTGATCGTTTTGTGACACACAATAAAGCAGGCGTGATGAATATCAGTGTTCCAGTTCTTCATGATCTTCTCGTCGGTGCAGCCATTAGTAATGCACTGTATACGGACTATGCTCGGCTGACACAATCTCCATATTTAGAGAATACATTGATGGAATGTTATATGGAACTTTTCATTCGCATTCTAAATCGAGAATATGCAATCGGGACTGACAAACGTATTTTTGAATCAGCAAAATACTATATTCGAAAATTCTTCCTCATTCATATTTTCGGCTCCATTCATCCAATGGAGACCATTGATCAGGAAGCATTGGCGAAGCTAACGCATCTGAATGAAATGGATATCCAGCTTCTTAAATCCAATTGGGCGAATGCAAATCCGTCTGATATTCGCGGACTGTTAGAACTATTAACAGAACTTACGCCGCGAATGAAAACACTGGAACTTGGATCATTCCTATCCCAGTGGATCAATATGTATTACATGCCTGCGTTATTTGCAGTGGATACGATTGAGTATGTCATCTTTGCCGTTCTTACAATTCTGAATGGTAATAACATCATTTCGATCGGTGCTGCAAATACAATCAAAGATATTCGGAATATTAATTCCATTCGTGAGGAACTTTTGAAGTTAATTCAGGTGAACTAATTTCATTAGAAAAGGAGATATACTTTTATGATTCAGCGAGTCATTGATCAGGTTGAAATTCCGGAGGATATTGCAAAAGAACTATCCGATCTTCTTGTAAAGCAGGTTGTTCGGGAACGTGTACTTCTTGCATCGCTTTCCGATCCAGTAAAGTTTGAAGAAGCAGAAAAGCTTGTTCTTCCGATTACGGAAAAGATTGAAGCGATGAAGACACGAATTACACAGTCTTATATCCCTGAGAAGTATAATGATTCCAAATATATTTGGAATTATAACGGATATGCGGTTTCTCAGAATAAGATTGAAATCATTGAATCTGTGTGATGAAAATGAGAAGGGAATGTTCCCTTCTCATTTATTATTTCATTGAAAGGAAATCGATATGCATAATCTTAAATTGTTTGAAGAAGACTTTGATATCATTCATGGAGTATCTTTTGGATATAAATATTGCGATGATAATTTATATATTTATGGAAGTCCCCAAGGATATATCATTGGCTTGTATGATTTGAATTATGAAAATCGATGGGAATGGTTGTCTGAAAATGTACGCGATAGTCTTTTAGCTGTAAAGCCAGATCTTACGAAAGGTGAGCTATATGATATCTATAAAGCCATCATTCATCTTTCACGGCGTTATCCTACGTATTCGCCAATTCTGAAAGTTACACAGTCTATGTGCAATCAATTCCAGAAATTGATTACTGCATATCGAGATCTTACGGTTGAATCGACATTAGTAGAATATCATAATTTGAGAAAACGCTTCATTAAAAAATTCAATTGGGCAACGTATCATTTTCTGATCAATTCAATTTATGAATATGATTTTAACCAAGACTATGCAGCAGAATATTTCAATGAATACATGGAACGCCGCGTTGACAAAGAAATCATATGTATGAAATATTACGATAACCCTTATCCGTTTGAATAAATAAATGAGAGGGAAATTTCCCTCTCATTCTTTTTTATCAATTCACGGAATATATAAAGTGATTGATAAGGAGTAGATGATATTCAATGGATACATTATATGATGTGCTGAATAAATATAAAGATAAAATACACAATCAGCCGAAAGATTCGGATGCATTTTATACCATGGCAAATGGTGCCCGTATACGTATTCATCGTTTGAATACCGAAGCAACGAAGTGTACTATTGCAATCGGTACCGGAGTTGTCGAGACGGGCGAAACAATTTACATGGATAATGATAATATTCTGATGGGGTTGACCATATATCCGAAGGCAACATTAAAAATTACAAAACAATTGTTATTGAACCATGGATGTTTGATTGAATGTAATGGTGGTTTAATTATCGAAAAACGAGCTCGATTGTATTTGCGGGGAAATAAATCGAATGTTGTTGCATCAAATACCAGCACTGTGACAATTGATAACAGTTCCGATGTCATTGTCAATGAAGGATCTTTATGTGAGATTTTCGGATCGATCAATATCGATATTTCTCGTTTAAAGGTATTGAAGAATAACCCGCGTTTCATCTTGGCGGATGGGATTGATTTACAGATTACAAACATTCCAGAATTGAAGGATGTTTATACGCTCAATAATTATCTGGAATCAATTTATGAAGAAAATTTAACGCCAAATAGCATTGGAGAAAAAGTATTTAATAATGGAAAATCGGTCGTCGGATATTCTTATGCGTATGGGGATTATAAAGCCAACTATTGGGGGTGTGATATCCAACTATTCAAAGGGGATATCATTTTAGGTAACTTCCATTCTCTTTTCCATGGAAGTGTTGGTGCTACTCTTGAAAAGTATGAATATGAAAAAGAGTATAAAGATTGTCACTACTTCCGAAATTTAAGAATTGATAAATCTGCAACACTTTATATTGTCGATAAAGTAAAAGATGCAGATACTTACATGCCAGGTCTATATATTGGACATTCATCCAAAGAAATTACGCCTACCCATTTGCATGCAAAGTGTAATGTATTTGGTAAAGTTGTATGTAGTGGAGCTGATAGTGTTATTATTTTGGATGATGGAATGATTACCATTGAGGAAGATGCAGAAATGTATTTCCATAATCATTCAACATTCAAATTGCAAAACGATGGGATTTTGCAAATTAACGGCACACTACGCATCGATTCTATTGATCGTATGGTTGGATTCAATCCTGATGCAATTATATTTGGGAAAAATGGTCGACTCATTATCGAGAATACAGATCGTACCGAAGATTTTATCTGGTTAGAAACGCCTGTAGGATTTAAATCCCATAAAATTCATCAATTGATTACCAGCGATACTGTTCAACATCTCACCGTTAAATTCAATCAACATATTGGAATTAAATTGGATACCTATAAAAAATATTTCGGAAGAGATATTCCTTATTGGTTTTTTGGGAAACGATTTGAAGAATGCATTGCAGAAGGAATTTTTGAATGGGATTGTGGATTTATTGAATTGGATTATTCCATCTTTGAATGGTTGACACATGAATCGAATCTAAAAGATGTTGGTATTCTTTTTGATACACATGCATCTTATGGAGTAGAACGATTACAGGAATTGGTATCAAACATTCATGCATTCGATAATATCAACTGTATTATTTTTAAATTCATTTCTAGAAAACAAGTGAAACGAATTCCACTGTATTTGAAGAATATCAATATTCGTCATTTTTATTACAATGGAATGAACGATAAATACATTCTTAAAACAAATAACGATGGAATGTTATATTTGACCAACACAGAAGTCCATGACGTAACAAAGAATTATTTGCAAAAGGAAATTATTTACCATAATGAAACGGAATTCAATGTGAAATAATATGGAAGGGGAGAAATCCCCTTCCATATTTCATCAATTATGAAGCCATTCGGAAATCATATTCTTTGATTTACTCAGGATGCGTTTGTCTGTGAGAGGTTGTACAAAGATACTTGCATTCTCTTGAACTACAGCACTATCTCCGCACATACCAATGATATTTGATTCGTTAATGTTAAATGATTCACAGAGAAGTTTCATTTCATCGGAATCGGAACGAAGCATTTTACGAAGCTCATCGAATGTGACAAGTGTACCACCAAATGTTTCCTGGAAATGTTTTGTCTGGTTTGCAGATTCCATCAATGGTTGATTGAGTTCTGCGAGTGCATCTGAGTGGGAAGGATAATTGACCCAATCATATGTGATAAGGCGCGTCAGAATAATGGTTGGTTTACCATCCACATTCGTCATATTACCAAATACACGTGCACTGAATCCAGGAACGATCTTTCCGTCAATGATCTTGACTGCCATGTTACGACCACTTTCGGTCGCATTATCTGTTTGAATATGTGCTTTGAGATAATTTCCTTCACATCGAGGTTTACGAATGTAATGGGATGCGCGTCCGAGGTCTGTTGATGTTAATCGAGAGATTGGTAATTTCTGACCATCGATCATTGGAGTTGGATGATCTTCCTCTCCCTGCCAACAATTTCGCTTTCGTTGATCCACTACGTATGGATCAGTCTGAACCATGGTCCACACATTATCCTGTTGATAATTTCTACCGTTACGATTCAGAACACCAAACGATTGTAGGATAGATTCAAAGTCAACAATCGGAAATCCATTGGATCCTTCGCGGACGGTATATCCAAAGTTTTCATAATCCTCAGGGAATGATGTTTGTTCTGAAATGTAACATAATCCATCTGTTAATTGTTTCATTTTGAATCCCTCCAATTAACCGAGGACAATATCATCATCCGATGTTTTGTCATTCTTTGTATCTTCTTTGGAATCCTTCGTATCCTTTTCAACATCTTCTGCTGCTTCCTTCTCCGTGTCAATCAACTGCGCACGAAGCTTTTCGCTCTTCTTACGAAGTTCATCAACAGAAGCCTGTTGCTTCTTCAGAATTTCTTCCTTCTTATCATCATCGATGTTTTTTCGATTCTTGAGCTGTTCCATATTACGTTCAATGAGACGGATCTGCTCATCGAGTTCCATGATCGTATTTACTTTCCGACGATACCAAATGGATACTGCGCATTGGATGAGTGGGATGATCCCGAATAGGGAGCGTTTAACAATACCGAAGATATTCATTCCGGATATCGCAATGGCATTAATATTGTCGACAATGTTGGAAATCCCATCAATTGTGATTTCAATTCCAGCACCGCCGGCCTCGTGTACAGGAAGAACCATGTTTTCTGAAATCTTTACAATTTCCTTCATATAATCAACATGACTCTTATCCTTTATCTTTTCCGCCATTCGATGAAGTGTATCGAAGATGAGTCCACCATGTTCTACATACGTTTCCTTATTCGTCTGCTTTGCTGCATTTCCATCCAAATTGTAATAACACGCAAGTGCATACTGTGCACTTGTATAGCATAGATAAAGGGTGCATTCATACTCGATAATGATCAGATCTGCCTGTTTGGAGTAAGCATTTTCATAATACTGTTTGTATGATCGCAGGGATGCAACAATCGATTCAATGTCATTGCCAACTTTATTCGCAGTTGCATTTTTCAGCTCTTTCAACACACGGATGGATGTTTCTAGCGGGGCAATATGACTAAACTTATCAACATTACCTTTTGATCCCCGAATGTCACTATCGACCTTCGTCAGCTTTTTCGTTGTAAACTTGGATGCAATCTTACGAATAATCTTCTTCATAAATCCGAGGATTTTCCCACCAAACTTCTTTACATCAATTGATGCTTCATTATATGCTACAGTCCCTTCAGTATATCCCTTCATAAAGATATCCTGAATATCATAATATAAATTTTTTGTATACATTCACAACATCTCCTATATCAACGATTGATCATTTTACTGAGCTCTGAACTAATTCTGGAATTATCCTGCTTCTGGATCTCAGCATCCAGAGAAGCAATGGATTGCACATCCCAGTCCACATTCCGATCAAAGTACATCTTCATTGTTCCGGCAACTTCATCAACAATTGTCAGTGCAATTAGGAAAAGAGAATTGCAGAACTTCGCCGTTGTATTAATATCGTTCAGATCAATACCTGTATTATCCCGCAGATAAATGACATCTGCTTGGGATAGTACCATCGTGCCGTTTGGAATCGGAAGAGTCTTTCCGTGTGCATTGATAATGGTTCCTGAAAGTTTCTGATAGTCGGCAAGTTGCTTCAATGTTGAAAGCCAAGCATTCGTCTTTTTGAGTGCACGGGATGCATTCTTCTTGATATTGGAAAGATTGAGGAAATAGTCTTTACCAGAAATTTCTCCACTTGTGTATCGAACCTTCTGAAGTTTACGATTGCTACCATTCACAATATCTTCCAGATCATCATTCAAATCCTTCAATTCGACGGGATGGAGAACTGTCTTAACACCAATGACATACGTGACGGCGTCTCGAATTTCCTTACCATTCCGAATTTTGAATGTCGCTGTGATTGCATAAGGCGTCAAGGAATTCCACTTTTTAATTTCAACATCCTTTAGCACGGATGGTGATGGTTGCGGTTTAACTTCCTTTACAACATTCTTTTTTGGTGGAGCTGCTTCTAGATATGAGAATCCAGTAAGTGGAGGATTTGCGAGACGCATACTTTCGCTGATAAAGAATGCCATCTCCTTCGTTGGCGCAAATGCATTGCATTCAAGAATGAGATTATCATTAATCTCAATAACATTATGAAGGGATTCAATGATGAACCCATCCACTTCATCAATCGCCGATTCCGTATGAGGAACGGGCCTAGCCGGATACATGTCATTTGTTGTTGTAAGCGGATTTAATTTTGTTCCATATCCGGAAGAATCGATATTGATATGGAACTGGCGGAGGAACTTCATTCCATTTGCATCTTCTTGATCGATAATTGGATGTTGTGCAAGCGCAGCCTGCACCAATGATGCATAATAACGTTCAAATGTTTTACCAATAACCTGTGCTTCATTGATACGAATTGATTTTGTAATATAGATTGGAAATTGAAGAATTGATTTCGATGCCTTTGAAATGATACTGGTTGCAGGTGTTGCAAACTTTTTCAATTTTTGATCAATACCATATACGGTTTTAGCGGCATTAGCAATACTTTTTCCATCGATATTGATTGTATTTGCACCTGATGGTGGATTTGGATTTGGCATAATGATTAACTCCTTTTTTTATAAAAAATAAAGAAACAAGCCCAACTTTATTAAGGTTTTGTTTCAGGGCGTGCAAAAAAGATGACGATTATTCGTCATCTTTCACCCATGCCTCCATGAGCAATTCTTGGATTACTTCATCCGACTCATGAGCATCAACATCAACACCGATTTGAATCAGTTTCTTGATGCGTTCTTTTCGATTCATGTGATCAAGCAGATTTAATCTTCCTGAAGCAGTTGAAGCCATAGAATTGTTATTGGCTTCTTTTATTTTCCGTTGAAGTTTAAGAATGGAATCCCGAATACGTTTTGGGTTCCATTTGATCGGATCGACTTCTCCTTTATCAAATAATCGATTCAAATCAATTACTGGAATCTTGAAACGCTCCCTTAGATATTCGGCAAGGATTTTAAGATACACATATTCTTGATCGGTTGTAAGTAAAACAACATCAAGATGTTCGCTAAATGGTTCCACAATTGAATGATACAGAGTGTTATACTCGTAATCCAAATCTTCATAAAATCCTTGTTTTAGCGCATCTAAATTCTGTGTGTCGATCCAAATATTCTGATTTTCGAACGATGGAAATAGTGCATTTGCACTCGCAACGGACAGCAGATTATTCCCTGCAATCATCCCAGCAGATATGATTCGATATTCCAGGTAGGACAATTCATCTCTAGTGAAATAATCAATCATATGCATGAGAAATTTCTCATGACTTACAATGTAGATCATATCGACTCCTTTCCAAAAATGAAATATATAGGAAGGGGAATCATTCCCCTTCCTACATAAATCACCTTTTACTTTTTGCGACGAATCGGAGCAAACATTTCTGTATCATCGTCCTCATCGCTTGCAAAGTCTCCGTCAGCTGGACGAGCTGCTTCTACCGAAAGATCATTTTCAGTATCATCACAATCATCTTCTACCGGCTCTTCATCCTCTGAATCATTCGAGTCCGAGCCGAACGATGTTGCTGCTCGCATCATCTCATCGTCATCAACTTCGGTATCTTCTTCGGATTCATCATCATGTTTCTCAAGTACTGGCATTTCCCAGAGATACATGAATTTCTGCATCTTGGAATACCGATCCAGGATGCGATAGAGCAAGAGAAGAAGTTCTGCGTTGAGCTCTACAGGCTCGCCAGTGTCGAATGCAGATACTCTCGCTGTCTTGATGACAAATTCCCCCTGGTAAATGCTGTAGAGAGATGCCATCTCCTTTTCACCGGATGGAACAATCTTAACATCGTTATCGAAGAACGATGCAAACATCTGAAGGACTCCATCCATATCCAGATCATCTTCAACGATAATATCGCCGATATCTCGGATATAGATGGGAATGTCTACGAGACGTCCGTTGCGATCAACGAACTTTACATAGACTGTATCTGCATCAAACTTTGACAGCTGCATCTCAATCACAATGTGATTTGGATCCAAGTTTGATTGCGCGGATGTACCGCAGTCCTTCTTTTCCTCAGTCGTTGCCGGATGAACGGTAACTGTCGGTTTCTCTGAGGGGATTTCTGTTTTACTCGGTGTCAGTATTGCAGCACCAAGCACTTCAGCAAATGTTCTCCGCAGCGCCGCATCCCATTCCTTCTTGCAATAATATGCAAGAATGGATTCTGTGATGTCGCTCGGAATATTCACATCGACGGTGCGCGTCTTGGCATATTCTGATACGTAGCGAAGGGTGACCTTCTGCTGCTCGTCGATCAGATGGCATGTACCGCCATACTTCTTACCGACTTTGACAAATCCGGCTGCCTGCATAAGGCCATGATAGATGGCATTTCCGCAGTCCTTGCGATAGTTCGACAACGGACTGTCTGGGAGAACGATTTTCTCCGTCAGAGAATTCGCAATGTCCGACGCCAATGGCTGGAACATGCGAACGTCCTTCAGAGGACTTTCAGCCAACTCGACGGCATCCCAAATTTCATCCAGGGTCTCATCCTCTGGTTCCGGATTGCTGACAGGAATCGGAGCGGTGACAACCTTCACCGGAGGCTTAGGAATATCATCCGTCGGGATGGATTTCTTCAGCGGAATGAGATTGACCTTAATCATTTCAATTTTCCTCCTTAAACTAGATCATATCCTCTAATAATAGAATATATAATTTATAGTGGATATGGCATAACGAAAGTATCAGGTTCATCTTCGACTTTCTCTTCTTCTACTTTTTCTATCACCTTTTTCTTATTTCGTTTTAGATAAGAAGATCTCGCTTCATCCAATACCGTATTGGTATGTGAATGTGTCAGTAGATACCCTCGATCGGCGAGCTCACCGAGTTCATGATCATGAAGATCATTTCCGATTTTTAATCGGATATCGGAGAAATCATACTTCTTTCCGCAATGTGGATTATTGCAGAAGAGATAGGTGAAATCATCGTTTGGTGTCAAGATACCAGTTCCGCATTTATCGCATGTGAACAGTTTGGATGATACGCGGTATACATATGCAAAATCCAAACACACGGGTTCTTCCGTACCAATTCGAATTCCCCAATTCGAATAATTCTTTTCAGCAATTCCAACATCGCCAATGAGATACACCGAAGACCAATTCTTCAAAATCTTTCGGATCTTATCCTCATACTGCTTCATCTCCAGATATGAACCGAACACCTGGATATATTCACAAACGAGAATGGTATAATTCGACGATATTTCATGCACTCGAATTACTCCGGGTTGGAGTAGCTTTGCCATAGCAAATTCTTTTGCATTATCGATCTTCCCATCTGCATCCGTTGCAAATTTGACGACATATCCTTTGAGTCGAATTGTATATCGATTTGTCCCCGGCCCCAATTGGACAATATCGTCGATTCCATATTTCCGCAATAATAGAATCAACTCTTGATGTTTTTCTTTGTTATGGATATCTCTTCGTCTACTGAGTAAATCCAATTCGACCCGTAGATCGAATGGAATGATTTCTTGAATTAGACTTCGAAGAATCTTCTCCATTATTTATCCCCTCCATCAATCAAATTTATCCGGCATATACATTTGCAACATGCGCACTTCATCCATACCAGTAATCCATTCAATTTTACCAATATGATTGTTGATGACATATTCCAATACGGAATATAATTGTAGATCCTTCATCAGTAACGACTCCCATTTTCGTTTTAGAAAGGGAGCCATTTCATAGATCGTCTGGTATCCAACATACCCATTGCACAGATCAGCAACTTCATCATCCAAGAACTGTCGTTCTGCATCCGTGACTGGAAATGGTATCGTAACGGATCCTTTCTTTCGCGGATGCTTTGTCATCAAATATCCAACTTTAATTTGTTCATACATGTAATTGGATATGAAATCACGAGCATCTTCATATGTGGTATCGATCCGTTTCAATTTCATTCGTTTTGAATGATGAAATTTTAAATACCACTTTGCAAGTTCTTTATCATCCGTCCATGCATGCGTGATGGTTTCACGAGTATCCTCAAACGTAATGCAATAGATGATGATCTGATCTCCTTCCGAATAAGTTTTCATTATATCACATCCGATCCCTCATTATTTTAATGAAAGCTTCCGCAGAATATATTATCTTAGATAACAATCCAGACGATAGATATTGATTTCGCAATGGCGCTTCCGCCAATATCATGGATAGTTTCGTATCGTAATCAAGAGGAGAAATGTCGTCATATACTGAATCTAAGTATGCCCGTGCATTATCCTCTTCACTTCCATACATATCCTCTAACTCATGTGGATAATATCCAAGTGTTTGCAATGGAAGTTGATATTCATCGAATAACAATTCATACATTGTCACATACACATGAATATCATTTCCGCCATCCACTCTATCCATGGAACAATAATCTTTTAACTGTAATGCTAAATCTTTCTCGAAAAGATTCAATTCGTGCTTTGTTGTTAAAATGATCATGTTGTGTCCAGTTTGTGATTGGAGTGATATGGTATCCAACATATAGAGAGATGCGTTTGTGTCCAATCGCCTTTCCATCAATTCTAGATCATGATATTTTCCAATCTTTACAATATATTTGGATTTTTTTCGTTGCTTTAGAAATGTTTTTATCGCTTTGCGGTAAACAGACCATCCGTAAAATTCTTCCTGGAACATACCATGTGATCGAATAAATAACATGTATACTTTTTGATCGGAATCCACATGACACCCCTCCTTTCATTATAATATATAAGATAATGGGTTGGGGTATATACCCCAACCCTATTGCATTGTAATGAGTTTCACAAATGGTGTTACCACATGGATCCAATTATAGTATGGATCAATTTCCATTGATTTGTTATTGAATTCGAGGTAGTACGCTTCATCCAACAGATTCGATTTATATCGGCGGATGAATGATTTTAAATATCGTTTCACTCCACTATCATGCGTTTCCAATTTTCCCATCATATCATTGATGAACGCAATCATGTAGAGTTTGTGTTTGTAAATTCCGGATTCACCGATCCCTTTGATATCCAATGTCTCATCATTATAATATAACTCAATATTATGATTCTCAACCAATCTCAAATATGAGCTATACTCATTCTTGATGCGGAATTGAATCATTCCGAATTTTGTTTTAAAACATTTCTTGGTGATGAAGAATGCATCCTTCTTGACGGAAATGATTTCATCGTCCTGAATATCATTTTCCATTAAGAATATTTTACGACAATATGCGAATTTATCTAATAAGCGCTTTGAGAATTCTTTATCATCTCGCTGGAGTTTTCCGATTTCAATGGTTTGTTTCATCTTTTCCATCTTAGATAAATCACGAATAATATCCTGAGATAAAAGATGGAATTCATTGATAATGCTGAACCCTGCATTCTTCATGTCATATTCATAAATTGGATGATCAAAGAGGTATTCAATATCCGGATTCAAATAGGTTGTCATATTTGGTTGATACATATTTCACCAACTTACAACTTTTGATATTCTTTCTTTGATAGTTGTTTCCATGCATGTTTAGAATCATTCCATTGACGATCGAGGTATCGCAACAGATATTCCTTACATGCAGGATCAACCACTTTTACCAACACCTCAATGCGATTTGCAATCTTCGGGGAACGCAGATCCAAAGAACCGATATAAATTCTTGGATTCTTTTTTCCAAACTGATAAATTCTGGCATGCTCCAGTTTATCCCATACAATCGATTTGATTATCATCTTCTTCATATATGAATTTGGAAATCGTGCACCAGAACGAATGATTGCATCAACTCTTACATCAGCATACAATGCATGTCCAATTTTTCCTTCCAGATACTCATCGTCAATACCATTGCATTTAATTCGAATATAACCATCCTTTCCTTTCCTGATTTCATAATCAAATTCTTTGGTGAATCGTTCCATGAAATTATTTCCTGTGGCCAATACCTCATCGAATAATTTTAATTGTCCCTCAGATGATTCTGATAACAATACCCGAAACAATCGTTTGATGGAACATACGATTGATGGATTGGTTGTAATGTATGACATATCACAATACTGTGATGACGTTGTTGTATTGTAATTTCCTGTTCCAATCTGTGCAATGGAAAATGTATCAAATTCCATCAGACATAGTTTGGAATGCGTTTTAACTCCATACTCAAAGTTATGGAATTGAATATGAACCCCAATCTCATGCATTCGTTTTGCCCATCGCATATTCCGTTTCTTTTCTCCAAATGCATTTAACTCGATATTCACATAAATTTCAACGCCACAATTTCGTGCAATCTGAAATACTTTGAACAATGATGGATTATCCCCGATACGATATAATGTCATATATAGAGATTTCATTCCATGAATAACCCCATCGAGAATGAGATGATAGAAACTCCGAATATCATATTTTGGATATTCCAGAATGTAATCATGATCAAGAATATCTTGTACGATTAGTGGGTTCAGAGGAACCGGAACTTTTTCACATCCTTTGTTGAGATATTTCATGATACTATCCATATACAAATGGGGATGTTTCCAGAGAATGGGTGCAGATATATATTTGCGTAGTAACTGAAAATTGCCGTAATAGTCGATTCGATTTACTTTCGATCGACGATGGTGTTTAATTACCCGCACAGAACATACATTTTTTGTATTATATTTCGCAATAATTCTTCGATGAATATCGTTAATATCAAACCACGATGTTCCATTTGATTTCTTTAATCGGATGATCCCAAATTGTTTTCCTTTCTTAAAAATGCTATATACTGCATTGGAATCGAATGGATAACGACGTATTTCCTCTTTCTTTACAAATACAACTTTACTGAGAATATCATCGATTGATTTCATATCATGTTTTATATTCTGATAGGATTTCAGAACATCATCGATTCCTTTGATATACCGATGAAATTGCCGTAACATGATTTTATATAGCTGCCCGTGCATAAAATATTTCTGGCATAATTCGATTGCATTCGTATATGTGATATGATAAAAGAATAATTTCTTTGCTGAATTTGTCGCAATCGAACCATTATACCAAACACGATCTTGAAATAATAATTGCTGTAGAATCATAATGTATCCCTCCTACCTAAAGAATATATAATAATTAAAAAAATAAGCAGGGGAAATTTCCCCTGCCCATTCTTATCGGTCACGCAACGATGCCGCCGAGCTTGAACGCATTCTTGATGCGCTCCGGGAGCATGTTCACATCCGCACTCGGCTGATACGGAACTGCCGCTTCCCAACGGCTGCGACCATCCGCAACGGGAATCACATCGAACTTATCCCCGTAATCGATGATATTCCATGCTGGCTCATCCCGCTCAATGACATTGATCTGTGAACCAGAGTGATAGATATGAAGAATTTCTTCTCCATCAATCTTGAACAGACCATACTGATCAACCGGAAGGGAATGCGCCTTGATGAACATTTCTTTGAGTGTCATAACATTTTCCTCCTATATAGAATGAATCACTCTATGAAGATAATATATCACTGTTCCAAGTCGGGATCCAAGAGATACAACTGGCGATTGAATGGATGCTTTGGCTTTTGATTGACGTATATTTCGGCATTTTTTCCTGCCAAAATCCTTTGTAGAATCCCAATCAATCTCTTTGATGTGAGCTCACCAGAATTTGTTATACCTTCATATCCGTAAATATCCCACTGCCAAATACTACCGCATTCATCGATGGATGTAAATACGTGCCGCTCGGTAGTATTCGTTAACGGATTAATGCGCAATGCTTTAATGGTATTGGTATCCGTTAAGAATTTCATCCATAATTCATCATCATTTTGGAAATCTGATAGGACGAGAAGTTCATCCCGATAATGTGCAGGCAAGAGTTCTCTGGGAACATTGACGCGCAATTGATCTCCAGGTGAATGAACAGAGATATGGATATTGAATTTAACTCCACCCAATATCCATCGCAGACGACAATAATCTGGACGATTGTCTTTGATTAGCTTCAGTATCTCTTCACTCTCAAGACGTGATAGACTACAATGATTCTGACCAAAGTGACGGCAGTACCGATTTCCACTGAGATGTTCATAAACCCTCACTTCCTCATTCTTGAGTTCGATTTCAATTTTCTTCGTATATACAGAACGGGCCAATCGAAGAAATGTATCATCGGAACAGTTGAACGACACTCGATTATATCCATCAAATCGTATTCTCGGAAATTCCTTAAATTGTAAAATTTTTCTACTCATTTAAATTGATCCTCCCATTCAAGTTTGTATCCCTGCGATAGAAACGCATGGCGGGTTAATGTGACACGCCACTCATCTTCATCTTCATGGGAAATTTGAATCCGCCGATCTTTTTCATTCATAAGATCGCTGTATGGTTTGCAGTAACCATTGATCATGACCGGAATTTCCTTGTGTAGGTATTTAAACAATTCAAATCCGGTCAGGTATATAAAGGAGATAATTTTGCTTTCAAAATGCCATCGATCTACTTCACGTTGGAGATGTAGATAATAACTATTTCCATAGTCCAATGTAATTTTCTCAATGCGATGCGATTTGAGAAATTTTAGAAACTGCTTTCCATTAATGAGGAATGTAACGTAGCGATCTTTCATCAATCGAAATTCTGTTACACTACGAATTTCGTCAAAGAATGCTTTCATACAATTTATCCTCCTATCACACGATGTGTAATATATACACTCTTAATCGTATCGGCCGGAATTGATTTCAGAGCTGTTCGAAGCGTATCATCGCTCATCGGTTCTGAAATTTTTTCATGATCGATTGACATCTTTGCAACCCACTCACCATCCAACATACATTCGAAGAAGTATCGAACATATGCATGTATTTTTGGATTTTTCACAATAACATGGAAAAGATGTATTTGGGAAAGATCAAAATATTCACTCAACTCTCCATTGAGAATCGATACTGGATAGGAGTAGGTTGAATCGTAGAGAGCCCATGGAATACCCATATAATATCGACCATCATGCCTGGCCAATCGTAGGGTATATTCACATTCTTTTTTAAGAAACGGCTTAAATGTAAATTCAGCATGGCGGCTATCGTCGACTTCAAATCGACGTATGAGTCGAATGGTGGCTTTCCGATCCGTAAATTCATACTGTCCCCACTTATCTGTGATAAGCCATCCTTTTATTGCCCCTTCTGGACGTTCGAATAGCTCACTATCTTTAGCGCCCGTATACTTTATAGAGATAATCCGTCGAGACTGCATGAATCGATGAATATCTTTCCGATTCACAGAAACGAAAGTGTATCCAGGTGTCAGATATGCAACACGAAGCATATTTGTGCATCCCGGTGGTCGAAGTAATTTACGCACGAATAATCCTCCTCATTATTTACCATATCAAAAATAAAGAGGGATGTGAAACCATCCCTCCGCCGATCTTACACGTCGATCATCCATCCGTTATCCTTGCTTGCGCCCACAAGGAACTTTCCGTCCCCAACGCATTCGATGGAAATGTGGTGCTGATCATAGATCATCTCAAGGATTGCATCCTTGATCACATCATCCTTGAACGTCTGAGGTTCGCTCAACAGATGATATGCTGCCCGCCAGACCTTGTCCTTATCGCGCAAAATCACGGAAAGATCCGCAAGGCGCATCGGCGGCATCGCAACGGAGATGAAACCGTTGTCATCGATGAGCACGACGTCGGAGTTCACGATCTCATACAGATCCTCTCCGATCGTCAGCGTACGCGTAAACGTATACACGTAGTTGCGGTACATTGCATCGTACTCGCTCGTGAGTCGGTACGGGTTCTCCCGCTTTGTGCGGAATGCTTTCTTCAGCATGCCCATACCTTCCGGTGCAATGCAGAGTGCGGCGAGAAGCTGATGTACCCCAACCTTCTCGTTGAAGTAGATCATCCCATCTTCGAATACGAGGATGGAGAATTCCTGGGAACCTGCATCCGACAGAGTGCAAAACTTCTTGTTGATCAGCGGCATTGGCATATATATCCCCTCCTAGGATAAATGAACATCTTGATATCCCTCATATAGAAATAATATATAATTTATATTCTGCGATAAATAAATTATAGGAGGGATATTCCCTCCTATAATTTATTTCAAATATTACTGCTTTTTGATATCAGAAACAATTGCATTCTTCTCTAGATCAGAGATCTTGTTATTGTGAACTTTAATTGCTTCCTTTACACCGATCATATCGGCCTTCATATAGTTGATATGATCAACCATATTCTGGAAATTCTTCTTGATCTCTTCCCCGAGAAGACGATCGTAGAAAACCGTTGTGGCAAAGCATGACATGTTTACGGTAATGGCTAATGCCTTAATAATAGCCTTGAGATCATCCTCATCGATATGTTTGATCTCTTTTAGGACACTTTGCACTTCGGGCGAGTTGATGATTGCTACGGTATTTTCCGTGATCAGTTTATTCATCTGATCGAGAATAAAATCTGCATCTTTCTTTTCTTCATTCTCAGTAGACTCTTCCGTCGATGTCTCTTCCTGTGAAGTTTCCATCTCGACTTCTTCATTCTTTACTTCTTCACTCATGGTGAGTTTCCTCCTCTTCTGAATTTAACAGCGTCTTCAACCGATCAGTTGAGACATATCTTCCATAAAGATAATCTTCATAACAAGGATTATCTTTTTCATCATACAATGCATCGCTCAAAATTTGTCGCTTTACTTCCTGATAGGATAGCCCAAGCGTTGGTGCTTTTGTTTTGAGGATTGCTTGATTGATGTTTAGAATTACATATTCTGGTTCTTTGAATTTGGAGAAATCAGGACGCTCGTATGGATTATTTGCATCTCGAACCATTCGATTGATGATAATCTCCGATTGTACCGAGCGGCATCGAATATCTGCATCGAGAAGCAATTCAAGGAAATCCTGTGCCAGTTCATGCATATTTTCATATTTCAATGCACGCGTATCCAGAAGATCCATGATGGCATGAAGGTTATCTGCCATACCATTGTTCTTTGTTTCTACCGATGCAAATCTCTCTTCCATTTCCGATGAAATGATATCAAATGGAATTTCGAAATATTTCTTACCCGTTGTTTTGTCTTCAACCAATTCAAAATATTTCATGGCCGATGATTCGATGAATGTAGATTCCTGACCATCTAAGTCAATCTGATCGTATGTTTTATTTGTCATATTATATACATAGATCGGGAATACAACATTCGAGCCAAATGTATTATGGTCCATGGTATCATTCTTATTCACCGGAATAAGATTTTGTTCTTCGATACGAATGGAAAGTTTTCCTTTTACATCGATGCCATCTTCATCATTGATGTAAATATCACCAGATAGATATTTGAAATATTTAGAGAATGTTTCACCGAATGTCAACGGATTCGCTTTTGTAAAGAGTAGATGCTTTGTAGATAGAATACCCTGGCCGACTGGTTCGGAAAATACCTCCGTATTGTAGATGGACATACCAGGCATATTGGATACGAGATGGGCATCATTTCCATAGCATACATGACAACATTCATTGCCAAGAGCACATGTTGCTACATGACGTACCCATACATGTTTCCCGATGAGATGTTTATGGGTATGATATTTGATCAATTGGACCGGTTCACCTAGCGTTTCCGTTCCCCATTTATTTTCCAATGCATGGAGAAATTTTCCATCTCGCACATAATATTTGATCATATGTTTGGTTCCGCAATCATACACGGTACTGGATAATGTTAGTGTACGGGCCAATATAATCAAATTTCGTGCCAAATATCCGGCATCTCCCATGAACGATTTATTCGCAATGGCAGATAGTCGAGATCCTGTTGCAGCGATATAGTATGTTGTAGGATCTGTATATCCAGTTGAGAATCCATTCCCCTTCATTGTATATGGAATAACATTTCCAGAAATATCCGGAATCTGCCCATACGAGATAAACATTTCTTGCACTTGTTTATCCTTAATATGATTTCCTGCTTTGGAAATATACCAGATCGGATTCTTTGTTTTCGCAAACTCTGCAATCAATTCACGATTCTTTTGCGCAAGGAATTGTTCTACTTCAGATGTTTGCATACTATCTGGAACGACAAGATTATTCAGTTCTCGAATCTTTTCTGAGTTCTTATAATCATTCAAGAATACAGATTCGAGTGTCATGATACATGCCTGATCCAGTGCTGCAAATTCAATTGAAATTTTTTGATAACGTTCAATAAGAGTTTTAAATAATTTTGAATAATCGCTATATGGAATACCATAGTCAATCAATACTTGAAGAACTTTGGATTCCAATCCAAGTCGCGTACGCTGATTGACCATCTGCTCTAGCATGAAGCTACGGTCTAGTACTTTAATTTCAGTCGAATAAAGTTTTTGTACTTCATTTAGAATCACCAATGGTCTCCATGCATTTAGGTTAATCAGCATCTTTTGCGGAGATAATGCATATACTTTTTCGTCTTCCGGATAAAATTTAAATTTGATGCGAAAATCTTTACACATCGGCTTTTTGTAAATTGCGCATGTCAATATATAAATTTTATCATAAAGATCATCGAATGCATCAAATGTTTTAAAGTTTGAAATGATTAATGTGGATGGAAATTGTTTCTCACACTCTTCCGCAGTATTTATGATTGGAATTGAATATTGCATCAAGACGCCCTCCAATAGATAAATGATAAAATTAGTCTTACGTTAAAAATATATAATAAAAATATTATTGATAGATTAATAAATAATGGAAGGGATTATCCCTTCCATTATTTGTATAAAATATGAAATATATTAACTTGTCAATGACAACTACCATCCACAATCCTGACTATTATCACAATTTACATCACAATATTCGCACGGAGTATCACCAGTACAATAGTCAGCACATTGAACTGTATCGCAACTTTGGCAGGATATCTGGCAGGGTATTTGACATGAGACTTGACAATTAAGCTGGCAAGTATCATCTTCATTATTCCATATATATTCGGATTTGGATATAAATTCATTTATGGATCGAATATATTCAATGAGTTTTGTTTGATATTTTGCTAAGATTTGTGTACCGATTTTTGGATTATTTATATCGATATTCGCAAATAGTTTTTTAATATTATCTATTAATTCACTATATTCTTTCACTGCAACAAGATCATTTATTTCAATTTTCAGTTGGCTTGTTATTTGAACTTTTCCATTTTTGTCAAACCTATGTTTTCTGTCTGATATTAGGATCGGTGTTTTGGGATAAATCATTCTATAGTTTTGAACACGGTAAAATCCGCGACTACGCTTATTCATATGTTTTTTATATGGACCCCCAACATTTATTCGTTGTGATGGTAAAATGTTTTTAGGAATAATAACTGGATTACGCAATACATCATATGTATTCATATATTCGATATATAATGTATTGAATGCTTCATACAAATTTTCGATATTATTAATAACAATTGGTCCATTTATTTCAGCCTTGGAAGGGAATGTAATTTCAACGGTGCCGTGCATTACTGATTCACTCATATTTAGCCCTCACATTTGCATATTCGATAAAATCCCTCATATAATTCATAATCCAGGTCATATGCATTTTAAATGCAATTTCCAATTCTTTCATAATAATTTTATTATTTTTCAATCTTATGATATTATCTTGGATATCTTTAATATCAGTTAGAATATTTTTATTGGAAAATACATTTCCGGAAAATGTTTTATCCATTTTATATTTAACTAGAAGATTTTCTTTTATTTTTATCAATGTAGGATGTTTTACATCATCCATATGCATGAGTAAATTATGAATATACATAATATTTGTTACATGGATTTTTGCAATAGAACAAACGGCAATGTCTGGAATATTCATATTATTTGTTGTCCGATAATTCTGAGCTGGACATGACATTTTACATATGTATTTTCCAATACATCCATCACAGCGGCTCAAATCATATCGCACCGTTGTAAAGTTGTGATATGAATTTGGGTGGGTATAAATTCCCTCATATATGTTCCCAAGAGGTTCAATACCATCTGCATATGGCAGTTGATGACACGTGTAGATATCACCATTTGTGTAAAAAGAACACCTTAGATTACTATCAATTTTACAGTTCACTGATGAAATACCGCCATCTGACATGAGGTTAGATATAAAATCGCTTGCATTTTTAATATGCATTTCATCATCATATAATCCTTCTTTAGAATTCATATAATCTAGACAGAATTCCATAATTTTTCGATGCTGATCTGCATATATTGATAAGTTTTCTTCAGACCATTCGGTGTCTCCAACTGCTATTGGTGCTATTCGATGAATGCCTATATCCCATATAAATTTAAATGAATCAAATAATTGTGAACATACATCTGGGTATATTGTCATTCGAATCATAATACGTTCAGTTGGTAAACCAGAATTTATTAACCTTATGAGATTTTTATATACTTGATCGAAAGAATTGCTTCGATTTCGATCATGAACATCTTTTGTTCCATCAATTGATATTAACAAACGTAAATCATATTTTATGATATCTTTGATCATATCATCAGTTAATAATACTAGATTCGTAGTAGCGCCAGCATCAATGGGATATTTTCTCTCATCAATATATTGCAACAATTTATGGATTACATCCCAATTTAGAAACGGTTCTCCACCAAAAAGACTGATAAATGCTTCCTTGCCCTTCCGAGATAAGGCGATCTCGTCAATTATCTTTTTAGCAGTATCAAAGCTCATTAGCTCCCCATTCTTATCATGTTCGAAACAATATCTGCACGCCAATTGACACTGATTTGATACATTTATTATAGCATGTTTGCAATTATAAATCTCATGAAATTGCCCAATGATTTCTTTACCAGTATTCATTAATAATCCTCCTAAATATTAATATTACGGAATAAACCAAATCCATGATTTATTGATGAATGGATCGTGATCGACCGGCTTCATATACATCAAAAATGTTTGATAAATATCACATTCAGATACATCACTAAATCTTCTCGATACATGGTTAACGACACATCGATTAAAAAATTGACATTCCGGACATGTGTGCTTTCCACCATCTTTTGATTTGAATGTATCAAATATCGATGAAAAATATTTCAATACATCAACTGCATTATCGAAATACTGTATGGTGTCATCTTCTAACATGTTGTATACATTTACGTCACCAATTAAAAATTTTCCATCCGGAAGCAACGCAGTTGTATACACATGACGAAGATATTCATTTTCTCCCATAAAGCATGCATTGCTTAGGATGCGATCATGTTCTTTCGATTTCTTCTTATATATTGAGATTAATTGATTTATTTTTGGAATTGTATCAATCAATGACTGTTTATATTTATTTAGATAATCCAAATCTTCTCGACGAAATTTTCCATGAAACATTTCAACATCGATGTGAGTTATATTTGCAGCATATGCATCAATTACACGCGTTGTATAGAACAGTTCCTTGATATAAGACGTTCCCATTCCAAAATGAATCGGGTGATTTGGATGTAGGTTATTCTCTTCAACAATCCGAACCCAATCATCAAATTTATCTTTTCCGGATTCGCAGATATGAATGATGTTGTCCATGGATGATGTCATAATGAGTTCCGATGCATCATCGATATCTGAAAATTTTTTATAATATGATAAATTTGTTGCAATTGCAATTACATCGGTATATTTTCGACAAATGTAGAGAAGCTTGTTTAAATATGATACTGGAAGCATCAATGGTTCTCCGCCAAGTAGAAAAACTTTTAAAATAGAATCTTTATACGTTTCTGATACTTGGTGTAATGATTCGTCAACCACGGATAGATCCAATAGCCCAGGACATTTCGTTTCATTCATGTAACAATATTGACAACCCTTGTTACATACCAACGATGGGTATATGTCAAAATTAATCAGATCTCTCGTCATAAAATTCCATCCTCATATCGAATATTTGTGAATACTTGATACAACTTGCACTGATGATATTCTGAAATCGGAATATCTCGATGAATGGATGTGCATTTAAAGAAATATGGACATTCGACACACCCAACTCCATTATTTTTTGCATACATCAATTCATGGTGGATAAATGATATTGCTTCCTCATATGTATTAAAAAAGGGAATTTCATTTAGTTCAATTATATTGTAGATATTTGGGGATGATATTGTAAATTTTAAATCCGGCGTCAATATTAAAAGATCCACAGATTCCGCATCATAATGGGGGCTAATTGGCGGAGGAGGATTGTACATCGATGTTCCAAATGTTCTACGAATTTGTTGGAACATTTCATGGATCCGTTCAATGTGATCGATCAAAAAATTTTTATATGCAATGACATCATCAATGCGATCCATCTCCATTTTCCCATGAAGAAATTCCACCTCAATCGAATCAATAAATTCCGTATTTTGCATATAAATATTCCATACTTTTGCAAATTGTGCATCTGATTGTGCAAGGAGAATATAAGTGAGATACACATTTGAGTTCAGCATCGCTAATTTATTTTGGAGCTCAATTATGTCCATGTCCAGCAATTGTTGATGACATGTGATTGTCACCCCGATGTCTTTTGGAATATCGCATAGAGTTTCCGGTTTAAATAAATTGGTCGCAATATAAGATCGAACACCTTTATGCCCTAATATCATATTACACATTTCATCGATGTATGACTTCGGTAATAGTGTCGGTTCGCCCCCAAGAATGGAAATGATCCGTCCACGGTTTACATCGGATGGAAGAGTGTATAATATTTTATCGATTTTTTCAATACTTGGAAGAGGCGTGTTTATATAATATTTCCATAGAGGCATTGAATAGCAATAGGAGCAATTATAGTTACATGCCATTGATGGGCAAATTTCAATATTATGATTTAATAGTTTCATCCATATACCAACTTTCTCATCGCATTTGGATATCCATCGCAAGGAGAATTTAATCGCATTGATGTAAAACAGCAACCGATGAATTCACAATCATGACAATAATCGTTCTGTATAAATTTCTGTAAATGCAACTTTATCGCTTGTAAACATTCATGAATTGTATCAAAATCTTCAGTTGCCCAGATGTAACTAAACTTTCCATTCGGTAGTAATATTAATGTATTTCCAATTATATGATCAAATAGCTGATTGATATTATGTCGATCATCGTATGGTAATGGTTTGATATTTCCGGTAAATTGGAATTTACTATTTATATTACACAAATCGACAATTTGTTCCATCTGCTCTTCCGATGGACGATGTAAATCAGAATCATTAAATGGTACGACAGGGAATAAATAAATATTTCTTACGTTTCCAAACATAGATATCTTTTGTAATTGTTGAAGTCCGATTACATCAAATAATTCTTTCGATAGAATTGTATTAATTTGGATATCGCGTTTGCAGTTAACAATATTTTTCAATGTTTGAATATGATTTTGTCGATAATGAAAATCATAGCTAACGGTTAATTTCACATAATCTGGAAGATCCAGAGATGTATTTAAATCGTTGGAACCATTTGTAATTACCTCAATCTCAGATTCATTTTTAGCTAAAGTATAAATAATTTCTGACAGATATGATTTTGGTAATAGACTAACTTCTCCACCGATAACAACACAATTTTTGAAAAGATTTGGATATTGCTGTACAAAATTTTTGAGTAGATCAATACTTAATGTATTCGATATATTTGGTAATAAGTGACGATTCATACAGAAACTACAATTCATGTTGCATTTGAATGATGTATATATGATCACATGTTCACCAACTTCCGTAATATATTTTTTCGACCTAAACAATATCGATCAAAATATAATATTTTACAACGATCGGAATATTCGCATGTATTGCATGCCGGATAGTCTGTTTTTGTTAACTGGAATATCGCTTTCCGGATATGATTCATACAATCATCAAGTTTTGCAAATTGCTTTTTTGTAAACTGATGTCCGAAGTATCCGTCTGGCATGATTGTTAAATTTCTATCAATACAGTAATCAGCAATCTCGTATATACTTTTTGATATCAATTGTTTATCAAAATCAATATGTATTTTTTTATTCGACTGAACAAAGTCTATGATTTGTTCCATTTGTTCTTCAGATGCAAAATGATATCCGCTATTTTTTACAGGAAGGAGAGCGTGTAATTCCAATCGACGGACATTTCCTAGTTTGGATAAATGTTCTAATCCGGTGATGCCAGCATCATCAATTACTTCGCGAGCGATGATTGTGCTGATAAAAATATCTCTTTTGCAATTAATAATATTTTTTAAAATTAATTTTGAATTTGATACCTGGTTAAAATTATAACTCACAGTTAGTTTTATATCATTTGAAAAATCGAAGAATGAATTAATATCAGTTGTACCATTCGTAATAATTTCGACAATACAACCATTTTTCTGTAACAGTTCAACCATATCGATTATGTATTGTTTTGGGAGGAGAGATATCTCTCCTCCCAGAATCGACGCCTCTTTAAAAAATTCTGGATAATTTTTAATGGATTCTTTTAATAATTCTAAATCCAAAGTATGGTTAATCAATGCTGGTTTATTTTCAATTAATTTATTCATGCAAAAATTGCATGCCAAATTGCATTTTAACGTTGGATAAATATTCATAATGTCTATATCCTATAAAATATTTTAGGAAGAGAAATATTTCTCCTCCTAAAACTTAATATTTGTTGTTAAAATTACATTTCACGATGGGATATAATCCGTTATTTATAACAGCCTTCGGTTTATATAATTGAATGTTTCTTTGGGGAAAGAGCATCCCGTCTCATCGAATGGGATAGAGCGACATCCTCCATTACAATAAGTAAAATAGGAGCAACTCATGCATTCTTTCCTCGGAAGAGCAACTTCCTTCGAATTGATATAATTTGTAATGGATGATTGAATTTCATCCATTGATTGGTATATGTTTCCAATCAGTACACGCCCAGCGGTATCTGGACATCCGGATATTGTTCCATCCGGATTTATCGTAAACATTCGTTTACAACAATCCAGACATCGTGTCTGTGCATAATTCCGATAGTATAGTGCGACCAATTGATAGTGGTTCAGCACCATAAATTGTTCCCGACCAATATTATGCGCTTCCATGTATTGATAAAGCTTTAATAACCATTGATCGACATCCGCATGCATCGGAACAATATTTTTTATTTGGCATCCTTTTCCCGTATATGTAATATATTCAAAATTTACGGTTGCTACAGGGAGTCGTGCCATAAACCGTACAAATTTCTCAGGGGATATGTCCAGAACATGATTGGTCAAACAAATTGTCATCTGAATTGGTATATCCAATTCATTGAATCGTTTCATATTATGAATCCATCGATTCAGATTTCGCATAGTTCCAAAACGAATGCCAATATCAAACGATGTCGTAATGACCCGACACGATTTCAAAAATTCGATATGTTTCGAGGATAACGGAATTGTCATATTCGATGTAATTCGAAACGTTTCCATATGTTTCGATACTTTCATCAAATCATCAATATCTCGTGTGAATGGTTCCCCTCCATGAAATACATAAAATGTATCTGGGTATGTTTTATTCCATCGATCAATAAATGAGATCATATCATTTAATGGAACCGGATCACACTTCGTTTCATTATAACAATGAGTGCAACTAAGGTTGCACTCATCTGTCATCTTCAAATACAATACCATGGTATTTCACTCTTTTGGTTCTTTATAAACATTAAATAACAATCCATATGGGTTTAGCTCATTCAAAAATCGTTGATATGCATTTTGATTTTCCATATATGCAAATTTATTGAAAATATTATATGCATGCACCGTTAATGAATTATCCCCTGCAATCCTTGTAACCAATTCCCAGAATAGTGGTTCATTTCGCAACGATATCCAATTCATTCCAATATAATCTGGACTATCATCAGTTACGGTTGGTTCAATATCATTCATCAATTGAATCATGTTATAATGGAAACTTTTCATAACAACATGCAATTCGTCCACATACTCTGATGACACAAGTCCTTCTTCATTCAGTATGGAATTTATGATTATGAAGTTTAGCTGAGGAATTGATATTTCTCGGTTGACGTGCAAATATGCATGCAACAATTCTTGATCGACGATGCTGTCGATCAAGTTACATTGAACATTTGCATTGAAAAGATAAGTTAAAAACTCTTCCCCTTTCAAGGAAGAGTTTTTATATGATATATCATATACCTTATCGATTGATTTTGTAAAATGTTCAACAAGCTCATCATCTGTAAATGGTATAGTAGTCTCAGTCATACTCATTTCCATCCTCCTGAACTATGATTACAATTACAATGACATGCCCAATTTACAATTGTCTTATTGATCATGGGAAGCTTTTTCCATTGCTCATAAAGATCATCCAATACCTCAGTAACTTTTTTATCCGTAAGCTGGGTTTCAGAAGCAACATGAATTGGTGTCAAGGTTGCATCATCCATAATCACACCAGTATAGTTATTGATGACATTCCCTCCCGAACTATATGCGGAATCTGCAATAAGCCTACCATCTCCGTGCCGGTATGTAAGATATCGAATGTAATAACTTCTGAATTTGATAAATATGGAGCAAAGCTGAGTCATTGCAGCATTAAACTCATCTGCTGTAATCAATTGCTCTGGATTTACACTTAGAATTTCCTGGGGAACTGGATTCTGTTTTTTTGGAAGAGTGAATGTGCTATTTCCATTTAATTGAGTTACTGTTGCATCTTCAACAAGCTCAATGAACTCGGCAATTTTGAGTTTAATCGTTTCCGTAATAAGTTTACGGTTTGAAATATCTTCTCTTGCATTAATCCCAGACATTTAATACCTCCGATCCCATTACTTCCAGACAGCACTACATGCAACCCAACCTTTATCCGTATAGATGTAATGAAGTGTTGTTGCTGGTTCAATCCACAATTCTTTGTTGATTTTTGGATTATCTGGTGCAGTATCACTGATTGTGACACGAACACCATTCACAGTGTCAGAATTACCACCATTCGCTGGAAGAGAAGATGGTTTATTCAGCAGATGGTTATAATCACCGGAATATGCAACCTGTGCAAGACCAGTAATCATTGATGCTGGATGAGTTGCCGGATGAACATACTTATTCGCATACCATTCAATCGAGTCTAACTTTGAACGATACTCATCTGAGAAGTCGTTGTGTGAAAATCCAGGCTCGCCATCTTTTGCGATGGGAAGTTTGATTTTTCCAGCACGGATATCGGCAACATCTTGGACACACTGATCCCATTTATCTTTGTCAATTTTACTGATATGAAACTTAATTAATCCCATGATCGATAACTCCTTTTTACCATAAAATGATATTATGATAATGGTTAGAAGGGTATTTTGAATAAGAAGTTGATAACAGAGTCAAAAATAAAGAGGAGGGAATTCCCTCCTCTTTATTAATTATCACTAAATATAGCCAAGGTACAATTTTCAAGCGCGGATATATCTAAACGGATTGACCCATCGACACGATTGATTGTCATTTCGGTGGGATCGAATCCCTTCATCAGTTGTGCAAGTTCTTTTAGTGGTAATGCAATCTGATTCAACTCATCTCCATCAAAGTCAGCATTTAGCGTTTCTTTCATATGGCTCGCAACACCATACAGTTCTCTTATGAACTTCCCTACCTTTCGATAGGATACAAGACTATATTTTCATCATATAAATATGATGCACTTCGTTTCCCGTTTCCTCGTTACCTTGAAAGTAACGACCCGTCATTTGCTTACGGGGGTACTCCTGTTGTCAGGATAGTCGTTGAGGCTGATACTTAAATAAAGTATCTTGCCTGCGGATTGACGATATATCTTTCACCTTTTTACGATACCCTGAGCAATTAATTCAGGCCACCACCATATTACTATGATGATTTCGTAGTGAAAGCTTTACGCATCCATCTATTATAGACAGATCCAGCTTACGTAGCTGGCGTCCCCGCATATATGAAGTGATGGGCCACGCGTAGTTAACCCGGAAGTATCGCCGATGGTAGTGATAAGGTTAAATCATCCGGATCATTCTTTACTCGTCGAATTTTCATCTTCAGGATGGATCCATATGTGATTGTCTTGTTAGTCATATATGGTCGCTACTCATATACCGTTCTCTTATGAACTGCTGCATGTCTCCATGCAGAAAAGGCCAGATCTTCCACCATACTCTGTTACCAAGTATGGATAGTTTCCCGCTTCCATTTAATGGATTTACTCTAGACTAGTATCATCTAGACACCAACCGCTTGGCTGTACTCTACTCACTGTTCCTCCATAAGTCTTTCTCCTATGGCAGCTTTGGATGGCCGTGGAACTTTATAGAAATATTATATGTATATTTCTATCTTAGATGCGGATCATCCAATCTCATTTGATTTTACCATCCGTATACCGTTATGTATACTGCTGCACGGTCTGTCACCAGCCGCCGCGGTTAAATGAGCTCTAAGGTAGTTTCCCGCAATTCAAGAAAGTTTACAATCCCGCAATATGTTCAGGATTACGATTAATAACAATCGGTATTTCTTCTTCCGCAACGATTTGTTCAATGATATGATACACATCTTCATTGAATTTAAAATTCTGCTCGATGTAATTGAATGCTTTTGTGCTACTCCATCCACGTTCTCGCACCAACCGTTTGACAATCAAACCAGAATATGCCTTTGCAAACGTTTTATATGGAACATCCACTTCATCTAGTTTCAATGTTGGGTCCAGAATAATTACAGAACGAGCAGAATAGTTGAAGCAGCCGCCAAGAATATTTGAGCGAATCCAGCCATGTTTTCCATCAATGATTTGGAAGTTTAGTTTCCAAATTTCATTGGCGCGCAATTGGCATTGGTATAAATACAATGGCACTTCAATTGGTGGAGCTGTTTTTAAGTTAATGCTCATATTGACCAACGGATTGATTTGTCGGTCAATGGAATTGAAGTAATATGATTCCATCGTAATGGATGTAGGTCTTAGTGTCGTACTGTATACTGGAAGTTTCGAGCAGAAAACAATATCCTTTTCTTTGATCAGTCGCTCAATCAAATCCGCTTTCTGTTTTCGTTTGGATAAATAATATGTCATAATTTCTTCAAAGTTATGATAGAACTCATCAATGCCAATATTATGATACATCAATTGATTCTTTTTTACTTCAATGACATTATTGTATCGACGCATTACACCATTGGATGTAATCATGTTATCGGAGGCAATGATGTTCTCCAATACCTTTTTCGATAATGCGGATTGTAATCGATGAAAGTGTAATGGATTGATGATATGATATGGGTAGAGATTGATCCATCCAGTATACAACATATCGACATCTTTGTATTCAATTTTTGTTCCACACTTAGGACATGTTTCACCCTCCCATTGAGATCCAACGTATTGCCCACATGCGCATCGGAATCGTTCGACATATGCATTCGCATCTTCATATTGGGTTCCGTAACGGGGAGAACGAGGACCATCCAGATTACGGATGGTCTTATCGATATCCGAATATGGTAATTCCGATATTAGAAAGCCTCGCTCATTAATGAGATCATATGCACATTCTGCATCAAAATTCATTCGTTCAAATTTAATTCGCATTCTGAGTCTCCTCCACTCGATCAACCATAATATTGAGTTTGATCTTCAATATCCCATCGATAGGATCGAATACGACTTCAAATTCTGTAGAGGCAATATCATTAACACAAATCGATGGATCATTTAATTGTGCGCATTCCAGATACAGCCGATCTGGGATTGAACTACGGTTTACACCTGGTGGAAAGATCTGTTCAATACCATATCCATGTCTAAGTGCATTCGACACTTTTGTTTTTATCTTCCCAAGATCGTTTTGATCGATTAGACCTGAGAGGTGTTTGCTCAACACATTTTCTCGGACTGCTTTGATGTGCGGATGCTCAATAGGGCAATTTAATTTAATCATGCTTTGCACCTCTTCTTGACTCATTAAATTTTATCCGCCATTTCAATATTGAATTTGATCATCCAACCATGATCATCACTATAGAATACCTTGGTTGAGATATGGGTAACTTTTGGATACATGTCATTGAATTGACCCATATTACTCTTCCACTTCATATAGTCAGCAATGAATTCATCTGGAAGACCTGTGGCATTTACACCATCCCGGAATAAGGATAATTCTAAAATATCCTTATATTCCGCTTCAATGATGTATCGGAGTGTGTCAAATACGTCTGTATAGTATACATAACTATCTCGGTCTCGATCAATTCTTTCTCGTAATTCCTGAAAAATTTCTTTTGGTGAGCGTCTCATTGTATCCTCCATTTTAATAATCCATGTATACAGGGAGCGTTTTTACTTCCCTAGTATTAACATTTCCTATGGTATATTCATCTGTACGACTACGACCTCCTCCACCACTAACTGCCTTCCCATGAACTACCTCCATGAGCAACCATTCCTTACCATTAATTCCGAATGGAGCAAGAAGATTCCTCTGTTCACGTGTTAGCTTTGTACCACGGATTTTCATTGATTGCACACTCCCATGTTTTCAGTAGAGATATTACGATTCGCCATAATCAAGAATGTCAGAAGTTCATCGATCAATTCTCGTTTATTGATTTGAATCTCTTCATTCAATAGACCTGGCTCCTCATACAGCACAAATTTATATTTTGCATTGACGAATGTAATGAGGAACTTTTTGATCGCATCCTCATTGATATCAATGATATTGGAATAGAATTTTTCTACGAGTAGCTTATAATCTGGATGCTCAGAAAGATATTTGGTATCCTTCACATACATCTTATCCCCAATGGGAGACTCTTCGATATTTGCGGTCAGAATTAATGTGAGTAGACTATCCAGAATGGTATCTTTGGTCACATGATATCGACGCATAATATCTTTGCGCATAATCAGGAGTAATTTATACATATCGATATTGCGCAATAGTGCAAATTCTTGTGAGGATTCCATATACGGGAAGAAATAAATTTCAATCAATTGTTGCTGAAGCTTTCCAACATTAAGGTTCTTCCGATAATAATTGATTTCTTCTGCCGTAATATCCTTTTCATAATCTTTATAAATCTTTTCAATATTTCGATGAATATCGAGAGATGACAGAATGACATATTCTTCATTGAGTTTCATCTTCGAAGTGCGATACCGATCATTCTTTACATTACCATCGACATCTGGTGTCATATCCAGTTCAATCAGATTTCGACGGAATGCAGATAAGACAAAGATGGATATGTGCATGTTGACAATGCTACACATAAATGACATGATGCGTTCCCGAGGTTTATTCTTTGCTGCATCCCACGTTGCGGGTAATTGAAATTTGATGAAATTGTCAATGATGATATTTCGTTTGATAATATTATTGATAACGATCGTTAAATCTTTTCCATCAACTTCCTGTTGTCCAAAGATAATGCTATTGAAATTCTTTGCCGATGTTGTTTTATTTGCAACATATGCATAGATTTTATTATACACTTTGAAATCGAAGTCGAATAAATCGAATGTTCCAATATAGAAATCATAGAACTTTGTGATATCCTTTTTCAAATCAATACCACGCATCACCATAAAGTGATTGCATATAAATGATACAATTTTAATGCAGAATGCAATTTTTAACATGGCCTTGACATGGACATTTAAAAATTCTAATGATTTCTTTTTCTTTTGTAAGATGGATAACATCTCTGGATCTTTTAATGTACGGCTATTCTCTGCTTCAATATCATCCGTATAATTTTCTTCTACACAACGAATGATTTTGTCTTTCATGGATTCTGTGAAGATGGTTTGATATACGAGATCACGGAATGCATTGAAATTGACGGCAGTATAGGATGTTAGATCCTTATCGATGAGACATTTAATCTTGAATAATGCGGCAATGAGTTCTCCGTCCGTATCATACATCGCTTCGAAGAAATTCAATTCTTCACATAGTTTTGGTAGATTGGATGAATAGGATAGTTTCGTTACTTTCCACTCATTCAGTGCGGAGATATTTGGATTGTTTAAATTTAGCTCTTTATCAAAATCGATGACTAAAGTTTTGGTAAAGCATCGAAATTTGATATCATCGGGATATAATTTCCACTTAATCCAATAGGACTCCTTCCCATTGGGAAACGAATGTTTCTTATACGGCCATCGTTTCGGTTTCGCCTCCGAATCTGTTGACTGATATGCTGCATTTAATTGAAGCATTGATCCAAATCCTCCTCTAATCCTATACATAATCTCTTGATAATACATCAAATGATTGTAATAGATTACCCATATTGATGCATGATAGAATTCCGATTCTTAAAAATGGATGCGTTCGTTGCAATTCCAACAAATCATACCGAAATTTCGTCCCTTTCTTATTATACCCATAATCCGATGCTAGCAACACATGTGAATATGATCCCAGTAAATAATCACTAATTTCTCTCACATATTCTATGTTTGAGAATATATAGGTAAAATTATTTACATGCGTCTGATCCACTAATTCCTTGAGAGAACCAGATACAAATTCAATATTCATTTTCCGGAAACGTTTTTTCATATCATATATGATATTATCATCATGAATCTGATGATAAATTTTTACCGGGATTTGCATATGTTGAGTTGTATAAACATCCAACATTGCAGCAATATTTAATTCTGGAGAGAGATTGTAGAGAGATGGATCTTTGGACAATATCTCATAAATCAACTGATCTGCTAACTGCTCATCCAATTTATTATAATAATCCAACGATTTTAAAATATTCTGGTGCGGACGATTGATGTACCATTCAATGAGACTTCGTTGATTAAAATCCAAGAGCGGTTTGATTGGAAGACCAAAGGAAATATCATTTCGCAACATCTTTATGAGAGCAAATAACTGAATCGGTTTTATCGTATCCTCATATTGGATAACGAGTCCTGCACCTCCTGCAAAGAATGCATTTGTATCAAAAACTTTTCCATCCGTTACAAAACTCATTTGTACCATTCTCCTGTAAAAAAGATGAGAGGAATATTCCTCTCATCCCTTTGCATTCACTTAATCCTGAATATTCAGCTCACTGTAGTTTTGCTGCTTTGGTTGCCAAGAATTGTTCTGGTTGTTTCCATTATTCCAATTCTTGTTCCCGTTGTTCTTCCAGTTGTTGTTCCGATTGTTTCCCTTCCAATTATTGTTTCCCTTATATTGAGAGCCAGTATTGAACCCACCAGAACTGTTCTGGTTGTTTGCATCATTTCCGCCAAGCGACTTCACATAATCTTCTGTGAGCTTATCGAGATGGCGATCTGCATTAATTCCAGTCAGATAACCTGATAGGGTTTGGTGGAAGATACCGAGACCGGTATCGATATACGACTGAGAACCGTTCTTTGTATAGGAAAGCTTTGCAAACTTGAAGGAGAGTGTCTTTCCTTCCTTGTTTACCGTAAGATATGTCTCCATGGAATTGTTTTCCATCTTACGCTCAAAGAGGAGATTTCCTCCATTGATTGGAATATTGGTGCTTACCACAGAGGTATCATTTACATTGTTCAATATATTTCCTGCAATGCTATACAGAGCATACGCTGCTGCATAATCAATAGATGTCGTAATTGCGTTTGCGGAATCATACTGATTCATCCCATTTGCAGACTTCTGCTTGAATGGTGCAAACTTCAATGATAGATTCAGATTATAAAATGAGATATTGAGATACGATTGATCGCAATAGAGATTGCGAATTTGTGTTGATGTTTGTGTCTTAGCCATTATTCTTTCTCCTTATGGTATTGATACATTGTAATGACATCATCGGCGATATCTGCTAGCAGATCGGTATTCTGATAGAATCGAGGAGAATACCGAATGAGGAAATTTCCAGAAACGATATTCTCTTCGAAGTATCCATAGATGGTATCTGCTGTTGATTTATCCGTTACTCTTTGAATGAACTCTTCAATCATTCCATCGACAATCAACGTATGATCCATGTCATCCAGAATATTGTATGCTGTTGCAACAAGGTTGGTTTGATCCGTATTACCATTCTTCATAGTAATCAATGCACGTTCCGTAAAATAAGTTTTGAAATTCTTCCGCGCATCAAGGATGAAGAACTTGTAAAGAATAGAAAGCATATCATATGTATTCGAATCATATGGATTTGTTTCTAAGAAATTAAGGGAGATGCATAGACGGCGCTGAAACAGCGTAGAAATCAGATCGACGAAATAGTTATAGACAATATCCAGGTATTCGATTTGATCCTCTAACAGATCGCCATCTTCTTCGATGATTTCGTCTATACTTTCTTTCAACTGTTTAAAGAAAATTTCGACGTAATTTGTACGATCTGAAGCATCGAGTTGGATATAATTTGAGAATTGATTGGTGAGTTCTTCGAAAATATCCTCCAGCGGATAATCTCCACGGAATGCATTTTCTTTTGCTACGTCCATTCGTTGAAGATATTCTTGATCTTGATAAATGTTGGGAGGATCAAATCCTCGCTCAACACCATCCGTTATTTCACTTCTATCCATGGAACATTCTCCTTTGCTTCTCATCTATAATATCTTATATTGTTCTTTTCTTAGAAAGATATTAATGCGCTCGTTCTCTTTCCTTTTCCGCTTGGTGTATTGATTGATATTGCTTCAATACGCAATGCACTCATAATGGAATTGAATGATGCCATTATGTCTGAAATCAGAATCTTGTAATCGATGATTGGAATCATCCATTCTGGCAATACTTTCAATTCTGCTGGAATCGAAATATACTTTACTCCTGCATTTCGTAACTGAAAGTTATCCGAATGAAATACTTCTCGTTTCAATGTTTCATAAACATCTTTGTGATCTTTGATGATTTCAAGATCTTCTTCACACATGATAATGGTTTTAACGAGCTTGATACGGTCAAGTGAATAAATCTTTCGATCGGGATACAGAATATTCCAAATGAGTCCTCCTTTATAGCCTTGAATTTTCCAAGCACCACTAATCATCGCTTTCTGCTTGGAATCATAATAATCTTTGTATGCCGATTCCGATTTAAATTGTTGCGGTTTCAAATATCGCGTTCCACCACGTCGAAGATCTTCATAAATTTCCTTTTCGAAGTTTCGAATTTCCTGCATCATGTGATGTAGATCGATTTCATCACATGCCAGAATATTATCCTTCAGGATGTTGGTGAATCGTTTCTTCACATCTCCGGTGACGCCCGATTTAATGAAATCCAACCCTTTCATTTCCAGCTTGAATGGCAACATGATGTTTCCTTCCCGAAGTGCAATGGAAGCACAGTAGCGCTTTTTCTTTGCCATCAAGAATAGCAAGCGGAACATGAATTCATTCTTCATAGTCAGTTCAGCACGAGCAGCATCATCCATATGACGGACGATTCCATAGTAGTCTAGAATCTTCAATACGCAGATATCAATGAGATATGCGCAGATGGAAACACAAATCATATCATTGTATAACCTCTTCCTACCAAAGGATTCATTCTGGAACATATCATCCAATACTGCCGTAACAAATAGGTTGGAATTGATAACGTTGGAATCTGTATCGACCAGAAGAACAGTATTGCGTTTGTGATTATTTAACTTTGCAATACTATCCGGAGTAAGATATTCAACGAAACAATACTTCGTTGCATATTCACGCAATTGTTCCATCTCTTTCTTGATGGAATTTGGAACCTGATACGGATTCATAAACATTTCATCAGCAACCCATTTGTTATATTCACGAGTATCTTTGAATTTCCCAACAAATCGATTCGGAATATCGGATTCCGAAGCTTCATAGTTTGGAAGTTTTGTTAAAATTTTCTGCAATAATTTCTTCATGGGCTCATGTGTAATCATAAACTCATTGAGATTATTTGCATAATATAAAAATACGCGTTGATCGTCGGACAAACTCGAAATATATCGATTCAATACTGCATCATCACCGATAAAGTATTGATGGAAATGTCTCTTAATTCGTAAGGCACATTCTTCTACCGATGGGATTCGTATCCATTTATCAACGTTAAAATCCTTCTTGGTTTCGAAGATACGCTCCATCCAATCATAGCACTCATTGATGTTGAAGAATTTTTGATTATCTCCAAGATATCCCTCAAACAATGCGGCCATGGTTGTAATGATGCTCTGCGCCATTAATGTTGTTGCGGCCGGAGAATATTTTGTATAAAATGCAGCAGTCGGTGTTCCACTTCCACCATACTCTGCGTTCATAATAACCTTTTTATTTCCTTGGACGAGATCGCCTTTTTTGTATTCATAACTACCGGGCGCGAATCCGAACATTTTTTTCTTCACCGCTTTACGATCTTTCTTTAGACCGCGCAACATATTCGATGTTGGAGAACGCAGTGTAGATGGTTGCATATAAAATGTTCCATTACCAGATACTACTGGCAATTTATTATCAATATAATTTGTCAATCCGGTTAGCGTAGTTTGCCCTTTTGCTTTTGTAACATTATTATCCATATAAATCGACGGATCTTTGATAAATTCATCGTATTTACTTTTGACAAATTTTTCAATATCCGATTTCGATGCTTCTGGATGAATACGAGCCAAAACCGAAACAGCCTGATCAATATATTTATTTTTAATTCCCATGATTTCGAAATCCTTTCACTCACGCAGAAATTATTTTTGTAAAAATATATAATTTAACCTACCTATACGGTGAAAATGCTTACACAATTATATAATTCCGGAATTAAAATGTACTACCTATTGAAAGGAGAACTTCGCTATGGCTAACCCAGTTTTCAAGCTGTGTGTTCCTGAGTTTGAAGAGAGTAAGAAGTGGATTCCTGTCACGGTTGCTGACGATCCCATCACTAGCACAAGCCAGGGTACAGCTGAGATTACCTTCCCTGCCAACACAACGGCAGCGGATAAGGTTTACACAATGGAAGTTTATGTGGATGATGTGAAGCAGAACATCACGATGCCAACCGTTACGGTTAAGGCTTCGACGAGTCCTGTACCTCCCGCATTCACACTTCCTGAGGGTTCCGTAACTGCAAGTGCATCTGAACTCCCTGCTGCAGGTGGTTCCGTCACAATGACGGTTAACGTCGGTGCAGGTGTTCAGCCGAGCCCCTGATAATTGAACATTGTTCATATTGTCAACTTGAATATAGAAGGGGCAAATTGCCCCTTCTATATTTTTTTACGCAAGTGATATATTATAATTATATCCGTCATTATAGATTTAATATAGGAGGTATTTATTATGCCGGGAGTATCAGCCATTGGAAATTTTGTATACAATCTTCGTGAACGTAGAGAGAATCTTCAGCATCTGTTTGATATGTTATTCCTTTTCAAACATGAGATTCCAAGCGAGAATCCGCGTACTGAGAAAGCAACTACGATTACGGATTGGATTACAGATATAGAGAATGGACTTAATATACATTTTTCATATCTGGATCACCCATATGATTTTTCATCTGTGAGAAGAGATTTCCACCTCAAAATCGATCATACGAATTTTAATTATGATGCATTCACCTATGATGTATTCTTAACAGAAGTAGGAGATGGATCGAAATATGGTCTTGTTGACGGAAAGTGTTCCATTGGTCTGTGTGAAATCGACTGTTACTATGTAATCAATGTAATCATGAATTTGATTGCAATCAAGATGGTAGATACTGTAGAAGATCTTTCATTCTGTCAGATCTATGGAGAAGCTATTCCAAAAGAAAAATGGATGAGCGTATACCGGGACACATTGATGGAAGTTTCTGTAAAAAATAAATAAAGAGAAAGAGGAGGGAATTCCCTCCTCTTTTTTATTTAATGTACTCATGCGCATATCCATCGTTTGTTGTATAGAAAATTTCTCGAATTCCGCATTCTTTAATTTTTTGCATACATGCATTGCATGGACGACACATTCGTATGGTGCCATCTTTACTCTCCCGATAGATATACATTTTTGCTCTTGATAAATCCATATGCTGACACTTCAACAATGAATTCATTTCTGCATGTAGAAAATGTTTACACTTTCCATCATCATCAAATCGTAATACATTTAACTTTGCTTGGTCTGGATGTGATTTGGTTTGATTCATTCCAGTTGCAATAATTTTATTTCCAATGACAATGATCGACCCAATTCGAACGCGTCGAACGGTTGATTCCAATGAAGTTTCCCTCGCAATCTGAAGAAATCTTCGCTGTCGTTTTGTCAACATATTTAATTTTCACCAACTTCCTATACTATCGGTATTTCGGATACAGAAATAATATATATATATTATATTCGTATAGGGAAATTGGTTTTCTATTTAATAATAGGAGGATTTAAAATGAAAAACCAACCTGTCGTTACCCATCATCGTCTCCAGTCAATTGGAGATCTCCTGGTTGCCATGCAGTGCCATCCGCTGGATATGATGCGTCTTGTCATCTATGAATCTCATATCTTTACAGGTAATTTCAGTTCCATAAATTCTATAGGAGGAAAATAAAATGTCGTATAAGAGAGAGCAGTTCATTGAGAACATCGACAACATCTTGAAGGATATTAACGAGATTTTCATTCTTGATCGAGGTGGATGCGTCGTCGAATTACAGGATGAAGAAGAGTACTTCAGTGCTCCGGCACGTGTGTACTATTTCAAAAAATATCCAGAGGAATGGAAGCTCTGGTTTAAGACAGTTGGCCCGGTTGCACCTATTGAGGAGATTCAGGATGATATGGTTGGGGATCTCTGCGATACAACATATGTATCTAGCTCCCCAATCAAGCTGACAATCATCCAGCTTCTGGCAAATCGAAAGGATTTGCGAGACATCATCATTGAAGTCGATGGCCAGATGGTTATCGATTAAGGAGGAAAATACCATGTTGGTCCCATTAAGGAAAGACTATTTGAAGCAGTATTTCAGAGCAATTGCAATGGTGATCATGCCGGTATGCACATTGGCACTTGGACTAAATCTTGTCTATGAAGGGCATGAACTTTTGGGAGGAGTGTCATTAGCTGTATTCATTGTTGCTATGTTTTGGCTCGGATATCAAGCGATGTTCATGATTGATTATATGGAAGAATTGGAGGATGACGATGATTGATATAGCATGGACTCCGCCGCCAAGTCGACGGGTTGACCCTGAAGAAGCTGTACTGTGTACCGATCCAAGATACTACAGGGCAATGGCTGAAGCTGAGGAAAGAGAAAAGAAAAAGAAACAAAAACAATCTCAGCAAAAGCCATCTAAGGAAGAAACGGAAACAAAGGATAATTGTTCGGAAAAATCAAAAGCTGCAACGGATATTCATGACATGGATGTACTGGAAAGAATGATGGAGCGTGTTGCTCGTCGCGTTTATCGCGAATGTCGAAAAGAAGATTTGATGCGGGAAACTGCATATCTCCTAGATATGAATCTGAAGGGGTGAACGATCCGTGATGGATGAATTCAAGCATTTTGAAAAAATGCATGAGTTGACAACTGAGCTTCCCAAATTCATTCGAAGTATTCTGAACATCCGCCTTAGTCATACAACGACGTATAACGGAATATCGCATGATAGTAGAGGAACAACGAAACGATTGTTCGATTTTGAACAGCGTTTGCCAAACGTTGTTCTATACTATTCATACAATCAATATTCCGTATGGGTGGATCTCGAACATGTGAATATTATCGGTATTATGGGTGGAGATAGTTATCGTATTCATGTTCGAATCTATAACCCGAATGATAGGGAACAATTCATTGAGACAGAGTTCATTATTCCGACAAAAACAGCGGCAGATATCTTCTATTGTGCTATCAACAGCACATTGAATGATTTTGCCGCAGATGATGTTCATAATGATGTTATTGGCGCTTTTAATTCCATCGATATCGATGGGACTGGTTATTCGATTAAAGAACTGGTTACATTGTATATTGATCACATTGGATTTGATCAGATTAACACACTCATGGATGATCCGGATCGAAACATTTATGGATTCTTCATGGATTTTCAGATCGGAACACAATTTGGGTTGAATCAATCTTATCGGGTTCGTATCGAGAAAAATCCGAAGGAGGAATATCGAATAACGACCGAGTTGAATACAGGGGAAGAGTTTAAGATGGGTGCACTTAACCCGACAGCGAAACTCCACCACGTGAAGAAGACATATGAATCGATTATGAAATTGAAAGAGGTTGGCATTGTGGGTAACGTCAACTTCCAATTCATATATGGATGAGGAGGTTGTTGTAATGGACAATTGTTTGGCGTTCTTCGATGAACTATATGCACAGATCCTCAGTCATGATAGATGCACTGTTATCACCCATACATATTCGGTTGATCGAGATGTATGGATGAAGACAGAATCTAATATCATTCAGCCTATCTTCTTTACGGAAGACGGAAAGAAAATACCGACGCGTCTGATCGATCCGCTTAAGATTGAGGAGACGATATATACTGAGCCGTTCAAAGAACCGAAGAAAGATACTATCATTGCAACGATCCCTCAATTGTTCACGAGGCTCATAACCTCATGGTATCGGCATATTGTTAAAATTCATCTTATCGTCGGAGAAGAAGAATTTGTTGCCAATGAAAATTTCATGCAGGATATCCGACGCATCATGAGAAGTGCTCTTTGTTTCTCCATGGAGAATTATGGTAGCATGCGTCTGGAGGATATGCTGAAAGAAAATGGATATAAAGTATAGAGGGGAGACAGTGAGATGAATTCATCAACGTTATCGATTGAAAATTTTCTGAAGGAGTTTAATCACGACCAAACTGCTTTGCAGGAGCTGTTTACAACGATCGCATCATACGGGAATAAATTTCCCGTTGAAAATCCAAAGGATTTCTATGCTCCAACACCTATGGTAGAGTGGCTGACCGGAATCAAGAATGGTGTTCGAATTTATTTCGATTACGCAAATTGGTTCCGTACGCCGCTTGATGACGGGGACAGTGAGAATCATTTTGAAATGCTCCTCTCTCGTTTGAATTACGACTATGATTCGTACATATACGATGTTATTCTCAGCGAGCATCGAAATGGGCGTACGGATCGTGGCGATCTACCGGAATGCGGAATCTATCTGCAGTATATTGATTGCTTCTACGCATTCAATATTCTCATGAATCTGATCGACATGAAGATGGATGGGATTGTTTATGATATTGATATCATGACACATTCTAAGAAGCTTATTCCGGAAGAAGAGTGGATGCGCGAATACAAGCATACGAAGATGATTGTATAAGACGGAATCTTGTAATTTGAGAGGAATTGCAATATGCGAGAAATGTTCAAAAATGATCTCGAAGGACTCATCGCAAATGGATGGGTATCAGAAATTGACATTGTATCCATTTCATATGCTGGAGTTGATGAACTCAATACGACTCTCAGGTGTATGACAATTGGAGATGAGCCGTTCCGCTGGATGTCATTTCAATTGAAGAGGTTCATGTATCCCGGGGTCTATCCCTACTATCATACGCTCAATGATGAACAGGATGCTGTTCGATCGTCAGTGGTTATACATGACACTGAGGGCGATCTTATGGCAACAATTTTGAAATTCATTGAGTCTGAAAAAGCTGGCCCCTGCCATCAGAAATTCCACGTCTTTGTGGATCGTGATAAGATAACGTTTAAATTTTGATTGGAAGGAGATAACGTTATGGGTTCTATCCAGTATCTTGAAGGTCCTGCGGACATCATGCGGATTCTTCGATATGATGAGTATGAGCACTGCGATGTCACCGTATACATCGAGGAAGGTTTCTATTATGACGAGTTGAGGCAGAAACCGTTTATCCTCACATTCATTCCACTTGGGTTCGATAAATATGTTCGAATCCATCGCGACTTCGATGATTATTCAGTGCATCCGTCTGGTGGTCGAAGCCTCGAGAATACGGATATCCGTAAACTGAAAACAGTCGAATTGCCAATTGTTGATTTCGATGATGTGTTTCGGGAAATCGCATTTCTGATGGATGAGCAAGCAAATCATCCACGGAATGAGCAAACCCAGCTCATCATCAACGGGCAAACATATCTTGCATCGGATCAATACATCTATAATTATCTCCGTATTCGAGATATGTGGAAGATGGATCGTGGCAGTATCAAAGCATAATCATTCATCTCAAATAAGGAAAGGGGAATGTTCCCCTTTCTTTTTATTTTATATTCATGAATGATATATTATGATAATAGGAGGGTGATAAAAATGAAAAAAGAATTAAATTCGTTTGCACAATTGTATGCTCTCATTGTAAAGCATACGGAGGTAACAATAATTGAGAAGAATTATTGTCTTTCAGGAAGGAAGACAATAATGATTCGACATGTTCATCAAGCAAATCAAAACGATATTGCTGAACTTGAGACATATGGCAAGAAATTGGAAAGAGATTATATTGTTCGGGAAACGATAGATGGATTTCCAAACATGGCAATTGTTCATCATATCGATTGCATGTATACAAGAAAGATGTTTACAAATCTCATGCTTGAGATGGAGAGATGTTCCATCAAGGATATCATCGTAAGAGTCGGTAATGATGAATATATCCCAATACAGGCATTCATCGATGATATTAAAAATGAAATCTATGAAGCTGTATTATGCCGTTCTGGTGCATTCGAGCATCAGTATCAACGCCTTCAGGTAGCAGCGGAGATGATGGAATATGTAAAGCATAAAGATTATTTTGAACAATAAAGGAGGAAACAAAGGATGTTATCTGAAAACTACAAAGAAGAGGCATTCGCTCTTCTGGAAAAGATGAGCGATACCGAGCTTGAAGAAGTCCTTCTGAAGATTGGTTCAATTCGCCAATGGAGAAGCCATTCAGAAGATAACACTCCAAAACGCCGCCGGATGAAGTTGGGTGATAACTTCATTCCGTGTTTTGATGAAGTTATCAAACGTGGGAATGGAAAATTGACGATCATCAAAAAGATGGATGCCGAGAAATCGGCAAACCATATGCGGGTTGCATATCATATAACGGCAAAAGATGCGGAGAGATATAGCTATCTCGATAGTATCGAATATCATACCGGTGGTACAAGTTCAGATATCATTGGAATGACGCAAACATATTCCTTTGAAGAATTTGTACGAGAAATCTTTGATGAAGATTTCTTATATAATGGAGCTGTTTTGGAAATTTGCGGTGGCGGAATTATCTATTATGGAGAGGAAGATTTTATTCGGAGTATTAAAGAATTGGCGGTCAAAGCGGTTCTAATTACTGGACTAAAATCCGAAGGATGTAAGATTGTGAGGTAAATAATGGAGGTCAAATACCTAGCATCACTACAGGAGCTTATTGATGCGATACAGAGCATTGATGAGCAAATCATCGTCCATTGGTACATAAGTCGAATGGATGAAGCAAAACATGTTTATCGACGATATCAAGCTTCCAAAGCATTTCCAAAATATTTTCTTTCATATCAGGATGCGAAAACAAAAGAGGAGGCAATAAATCAAACTCGCGTTATGAATACGGATATCATCCGTCCGGATATTCTTGCACACATTCTATCTCTATGTGTGAATGTGGAAACTAGTTGGATTCGTATTTATAATGGTTCTACTCTTCAATATGAGATATTGGAAGAGGACAGAGATGTGTTCAAGAAATGTGTGCATCATGCACTCGTGAGTTATTGTACACGGAGGTTTGGAAGCAAAATGGCGGAAACTAAATATATTCGATCAGTAGATTCGTTACGACATCTGGTTCGCAACACGAAACAAAAGTTGACGATTCAATGGTTCAAGTATGAGGCATATGAACCGCGCCCACAGACACGCGTATATGCGCGTAACCAGTTTCCTCACGGTTGCTGGAATGTCGTATCGCCGGAATATATGATTTCAGATGCATATATTGACGATGAGGATGTAGTGGGATTTATTCTGCTACTCTGTTGTCAAGAGGGCGAGGCAACATGTGATATTCAGTTATGGAGTGATAATTGCACAGATGTATTTTACATCAAAGAGGACGATTTCCCCGAATTCATAAGATATGTATTGGAGGCGATGAGAAGATACGCGGGAGAATAATCCCGCTCTTTTGATTTTCAATTATATTGTTATAGGAGGATTTTGGATATGAGTCAAGATTATTGGGATTATATGTTGACGAAATATACCAATATGAGTGATGAAGAGTTCGCAAAGATTGTTGATCAAATCGAATCTTCACAATCGGAGGGAGAAGAGAATATGGGTGAAAAGAAATTGCTGATTGAAACAGACAACACATGCTGCTTATTACCCAAGAGGAATAAGATTCACGTATTTGGAAATCAGCACCCTGAGTCTAATGAGAAAACATTCCAGTTGTTCTCGGACATCAAACAGTGGTTGGATGATCAGAAAGAAGGCGATTGTTTTATTCTGCTTGATGGATATTGGACCGGACATCCATACCCAGGTTATGCTGTTAACAAAACCGAATATCGGCGTCTTGAAAATGGATTTTGGTGCATCAATAACGAGTCGGACGACACCGAAGAAGATTACGAGTATGATAGATTCAATATCATTACCGAAGTTATGATCGCCATTATCCGAGGTCATGAAGTAACCATTCAGCAGAATGATGTCGTTTATGATTTCCATGACCGTGTCAAAGATTTGGCAAAGTACTGTTTGTGGAACGGTATTTATCATCACTATAAATCTTTGGAGATACATCAATAATGGGGTAATTCGAGATATTATAATAGCAAAACTCATTGCATCAAAATAATTTTCATAGCTATGTATAGAAGGAAACATAATTATGGACATGACAACATATACGATCAGCATTGACGAACTTCTGCAGAATTTGAAACCATTCTTTCCGAAGTTCGAAGAATATGCGGAAAACAAGTCGAATCGATCAATGTATTTTCTCACGTGTCAGAACGAGATGAAGATTTCATTTGATTATTCAAAGAAATCTTCATACCCGGGCGGACTCGATATCTGGGTGACTCCGACGGTTGGTCTTTGGAACAAAGCGGATATTCGAGTGTATCGCCGTTATGATGTTGAAAATGGACCTTTCGACAACCGGGCTGGGCTTATTTTGAATGATATGCCGTTCACATTTGTCGAAAAGATGTTACGGAATATTTTGAAGTGCATTCGAAATAAAGGTATCTTCAATTTCAATCTCGTTGCATCTGTTGGTGGATGGCATGAGATTCCCATGGAGAAACTGGTTGAGGAGGGATTTGGGGATGAAGAAGATTCAGGGCTTCCGATGGAGGAGCCGGCTGAAAGCAGCGAAGCTGTTTTATCCAGTTGAGAGTTATCATGCTCTTGATTATGCATTATATGCATAACATTTGATTTCAAACTAGGAGGTCACCATGATTACCATTCCGAAGAAAGATAAAAGTAGCCCACTCTCCATCACGATGAATAAAGATATTATCGGCCTTGGGTATATTCAGAATCTTGAAGCTTGTCAATTTGATCGGAAAAAGCAGTATACATTTTATAGGTATACTGAAAAGATCATTCGTTTCCTAACGAATAAATCTAATCGGAAAATCTACCTTGGGCTCGGTTTAAAACACATTGCCGAAGCAATGGTTCAAATCGAAGAGTTGCTTGGGGATCGATTGGATACCAGTGGGTATGATATCCATTGGCATGACGAGAGGTACTGCATTCGCCACGTCGGATATGGTTACATTGTCATATTCCGTCATTTTAACAATAATACTACTTTTACATATCTTGAATATTCTGCACAAAGAACATTATCGATGCTAGAGTTGTCTATCCTCGATAAAGACAAATTGCCGACATCGGAAATAATTCAACCAAGTGAACTCTATAATGCATTCGGTGAAGCGAAACTCTGTGAAAAAATTTATAAAATTATCTCAGAGAAAATGAACTATGATATTGGATCGCCTCTTCAATATTCTGTTCCAACCGAGTTCTGCGGGCTCATTGATGCAAATGACATCAATGATGCACTCGGTGTGTATATCGATGATATGAAGAAGTTGCTTCCGATTACGGTCAAAGATCATATTCTCGAAAGCCCGTATGATTTCTATGGGACATATGAGATATTGAGTGAGCATTCACCATTAGCCATGTATGGGCGTGCTAAATATATGGAATCGTTCGGCAAGGTTCATAGCATATATTCGACAAGTCCAGCAATGCTGGTTAAGCTTGCCGATCTGTATGTACTTTGTATCGTGGTTGATGGCGAGTATTTCAAGAAATGTGTCCCATCCAGCTATAATGCAATTATAGCAGGAGATGATCCATTCTTGACAACAGTTGAAAGATTCCGCAGATTTCTGTATATATTGCCAGAGTTCATCAAGACGATTTCATATCGTCACCCGCTGTGGTTTATGTTCTCCATTCTTGCACTTTGCAAAGGTCGCTCTGCTGCAGAAGAAGCCATGCGTGTTCGTGAAGAAAGGGAACGCAAAATGATTATGGGGAATCGAAAATTTGGTGAATAGTCTACTCCAGCTTATTTTACAAATAAATAGAAGGGGAATATTCCCCTTCTATTTTTTTATCGTTTTATTAAAAAATTATATATTATTTCTATATGAGGGAGATAAAGATATCTCATAAATATGTTTGATATTGAGGAGGAGTATCAAATGGCACAAAAATTCATTGATCAGGCATTGGATCGAAACAATGATTTCAGAGAGCTTTCGAAGCGGATGAATATCATCATGGAGCGATATCTCGACTATCGAGGATATATCGTCGAAGATCCGAAAATGTTTTCCGATTGGTTACGGAAGAAGGATAGTGTTTATATACACTATCTCGATTCGCAGGAAGAACTTCGGATGGATATCGGACAGCGATTCGGGCAAGCAGACCGAAATCCATGGCGATTTATGGGCCTCGAATGTGAGGAGGTCACACTTGCATTCTCTTTGGTGCATCGCGCCGATGGATTTGTTTGCAGTCCGGCATATTACCCGGCAGTCGCATTCCATACGCATGGCGATGATGTTGCGGATTATATGTGTTATTTCGCAGAGCTTCAAGAGGAAGGAAGGATCCGCATGAGCATCATCAATAGCGGCGTCATTGACATGGATGATGCACATTTGAAGGAATATCTCGGTATTGTGAAAGGAGAATGAGAATACTCATGAACTTCAATGAATACAACAATCGTATCGATGATATTCTTCAACGGATCCAATCGATCTATATCGGATTTTCTGAGAAAGAGGGGTGGAACCTTGAAGCTTAAGAAATTGGATGTCATCACAATTCGAACTTTGAATGATGCTTACGAGCACATCAAGAATGGCGAGAATGTGTTGATCATGAATGACTATCCGTCGAAATGCGGAATAGTGACCACCAAGAAGATTCAATACATTCACTTTCATGAGGAAAACTTTCTTCGTGTTGTAAGTGTTGATAGTGAGAAAGGATGTCATCCGGGAACCGGCGGTAGGTATACTCCGAGTAAGACGGAAGATTTTCGACACAAGGCAATGATTCCAATCTACAGACTCGATGAAGTTTGTACGGACGTAATTGAGTCTGGTTGGAAGGGTGCAACGGTTATGATCGGTGGAGATATGGTCATCTTTCGATTTGATCCATCGATTAAGAGTTATACAGAATTGACGACATTCATGTCGGCATAATTTAAGGAGGAAAATATCATGTTGAAGATCATTGGGGTTATCCTTGCAATGGCAATGCTCGCTTCTTATGTATGTGGGCTCGTCGGGATATTCAACAAGAAGTGGTTCTGGTTTTCAGAGAAATTTCCCGCACTGGAGAAGAAGCGGTTTTCATTGCCGCTGCACTTCTTCGTGTATCCATTTGTTCTAATGATGATGATCGTCATCATCACGCCGAACCATGCTGCACCGACACAGAATGATGCAGATGCCATATCGTCTGCATCGGTAGAACCAGCAATTGTTGGCGAAATGGTTGATAGAGATCAGCCTATGCCCGAGCTGGATCCGAATAACAATCACAAATATATCAATACGCCGGAGGGATTCACACCGAATGTATCTGCAGAAGAGGGAAAACAGATTGCAATCGAATTCCTGAATTCTGTATGGTCTAATGTCCCAGCTGACTCTCCGACACCGGATTTGATTGATCGCGGGAATGGTCGCCTTTATCAGCACGATGGACGGCTGTATCATGTCTTCACCGTAAAGAATACAAAGCTCAAGGAGAAGACATTTGCCGTCGATGTTGCAACTGGAAAAATGTACTATTGTGTTGAGGATAAACTGTTCGGCCTTGATCGTTGGCTGAAGTATCTTGACGATGTCCAGAAGCGCGATGCTGCAATGGCAAAGGCCGAGAAGGAACAGTGGAACGGCATTAAAGTACTCAGCACAACGTCGCGGATGGAGAGTGGTCTCCTGCGCGGAGATGCAATCCTGATGAATACGAACAATGAGTCGAAGACCGTTCAGGTCATTATCGAAGGATATGATGATGATGGTATCTTCTGTGGTAAGTATGGACCCAGGATTTCCATTCCGGCAGGTCAAAGGTATCATCTCGATGTTACACTTCCGAATCCTTCCACGCGGTATTCGATTGTCGGCTGCAAAGAGTAATTGAACGACACACAAAAAGAAAGAGGGAAATGATCCCTCTTTCTTTTTATGCAGTTTTATTATTTTTTTTTAATTTTCTTTTTGTGGTAGAGATCTTTGAAATAATCCTTTACAAGTTGAAATGTTGACTTATTCTTTCTTTCTTCCAACTCATCAGATAGGTGATTCAAATGATTCAATCGAGCAACTGCATCACCGGAAATTGTGTTTGATTCTTCGATCTTTTCTTGAAGCTTTTCCATGGGCATATCGGACTTCTTATCTGGAATAATAGACTGTTTATGGCTCTGATAGATTTTCACAACTTGAGGAATCCCAAATTGTTTTGCGAGTAGATTGATAAATCGTTTATCCATTTTCAATGTCATCTCCTTTCGATGTATAAGTGAACACGATATCATCTTTATCATATATAATAATATCAAATGGTAAATTAATGATGCGCATGAATCGTGAAAATATCTGAGCAGATACAGATTTATCACCGAAAATTGTCGTCATCATATTGTTGATGGTATACGCTGATTCTGTATTTACATTAAAATCCGCCTTCTTGTAATTTTTCATCTTGATGATCAGATTAATCATCTTCTTGAATGGATCCCATGACTTCTTGAGAATCTCATCATACTCTTCTTTATGACTATCGTCATTCTTACAATAAAACTCATATTGTTGATCCATACTATGATATGTCAGAAGCGGTTGATCAGAATCACTATCATAACAATTTACTTTGTAATTCATATGAAGAATTTGATTCATCCAAATCATAAATTTCTTCTCACGCATAAATGCAATCTTATGCAGAGATTGATAAAGATTTGAAATTTCTTCGACGGTTAATTTTGGATTACTCATAATGGATAAATCAAGAAGATTGTATTTTTTATGCAGTAGAATTCCTTTAATGCATTGCGAATAGATGTTATCTGAATCTGATATTTCCGGCTCTAGAATATCTCCATATAATACTGCTTTGGACCGATATTCCATATCCTCTCGATCTTTTTCCGATATAGAAGATGCCATATCTGTTACGTCGGTTGATATGACATCCGATTCGTACTTTTTGTATGATCTCACAGAATCAAAGAAATGTTTTCCATCATAAATTGGGAAATGATGAGAAGTATCTCCTACCACTTGCGTCGTAGTTGTATAACAGTAGATCCGTTTTGATTTTGGATCGATGTACAACTTTCCTTCTTTCATTTGATTGGAGAACATTCCTTCGACTGGATATGTATTATTTTTACATACGACAATGGATTCCATTGGAACTCAGTCTCCTTATGATTGATGGAGATAATTCTGGTATAGTTGTACTGCTAACGTATGAATATCCAGTGCGTTAAATGTATATGCAAGCGTACGGATATCATCAATCGGCAACAACACAATACTTCCTTCTCCATTGAACATTAATCGCATTCCTTCATAATATGTATCATCCTGTGTAATGACGGTCGGATCCATCACCACAGTACTTCGACCACATAGGAAGGAACGATGTACTTTTTTTGCTTCCGATTCATTTAACTCCAATCGACTTCCACGGTAGGAATATAATTTTGGAATCTCAAAATCTTTTAAAATTCCATTCAAATTATGTAGAAAGATTGGAAATGTTGCTTTTGTTAAGCTCAAATGATCGGATGGATTCCACTCTTGTTGCGTTTGGAATGAACCATCTTCCGCAAATCGAAGGATGGATAATTGAATAAATGGATTTAAATTCAAATCCATAAAAACATTTTCATTGACATGATTGATTCGGAACAAAGGGTATTTGTCTCGTTCCGTATCTAATACAATACTAAAATCAATTGCCAACTTATTATGGATACGGAGCAAGTTATATTTTATCCGCGCTTTCATTCTTTCTCCCTCGATTCATCTTTCAGATAATCTTCATTAAATTTTCGGAAAGACAACCGAGGATCTTCTTCAACAACGATTTGTAGCGGATTTGATGTAACACCCGAGATTTTCAATTTTCCTTCTCCTGCACGGAATAATGCATCCAACACTTCATTATATTCTTTCTCATCTTTACAATTAAATGTGATTTCAACATAATCATCTCCGAGCGGATATTCCTTCAGATATTGTGAAATCTTATAATGCATTTCGTTTTCATACAATGAATCATCAAAATAGAATGATTTCATCTTGTTGTATGGAGAAAGATCTAAGCTCTGACCAGGATCGGAAGATGAACCTGCGGATACATCAATGAATCCAATCATCGATGGGTGGAGGGTGCGTTGACGAATTGGAATGCGACGAGTATTCTTTCCTCCAAGGGATTGAGGACCCTTCTTTGTCACCTTGAATGCATTCATGAATGTCATATCCGAATTACTTTCAGCAAAACGCAATACGCCGGAAGCGTATAATTTCATGATGAAAATGTCTGGAGAGAATCGGAATAGTTTCAAATATTCCTGGAGACCTGCTTTATCGCCCATGGATACAATCTTGTTGATACGATCCGACAATTCTTGTGTGATAAACGAAGCAATATATTCATTGCAACGAAGACGCTTATTCTCCATCGCAAGATTATCCTTCTCCCAAAGCTTATAATAGTTTTGGAGAATATATCTTAGAAGATATCGAATGTTTTGTTTATCATATTCATTTATTTTCATCTCTTCACGATTCGTATCATCCAATAATCGGTTGAAGAAAATATGTTGATATTGACCGCGCTTGACTGTGTTATTCCCACCCGTATGAATCATCCATGTATCATAATCGTCAATTTCATCATATTTCATTTTTGTCTCTTTGAAAATGGAAATCAGACAACCTGCCATGGATTTTACATAAATTTCATGGTCAAACATATACTTGTCAACAGATACAATGATATTGGATTTCTTACCACATGGGAAATAGTATCGATTTTCTTTTCGCTCATATTTCCCATCTTCTTCTACAGAGATGAATCGATCAACCTCTAGGAACATCAATGTTTTTGTAATGCCATATTCGGAATAAATATAGAGACAATTGATTGCATTCTTAAAGATTTGAATGGTGTGTGTTGGAATGGTGTGAATGGTACCATCGATATCTTCAAAATCGCCATTTTCAATACGAACGCAAATTGGCATCAATGATTTTGTCGTTACTGCGTTGAAGGATGGATAAAGCATCTTATCGACCATCTGATAGATGAGATAATATTTCTTCCCCTTAATGGTGTAAAATCCTTTATCATCTTGAATAGGAATGATGATGGGCTTCTTGATTTGACGAACCTCAAACTCGCCCTTCTTATTCATACCCTTCAGTTCAATGTCAATATACATGACAGAGCAACGAGATTCTGCAATGCTTTTGATTGCTTTGTTTTTATTTTTATTTCGCCGAATGATGTAATTGTTTTGATCGTAATCTGCTTCACCCTTTGGATCATATTCATATCCTAAAATTTTAATGGCAGGAAGAATTTCCAATGATTTGAATGCCTGATATATGTATTCTTCAATTGGTTTATCGAATGCTTTATTCAGAATATCAAGATTGAGATTCTCTTCATATTTATTCTCCATCTTGTGTAGAAATTTTCGCATAATATCCTCCTAAAATCAGATGAAATGTTGCAGAAACAATATATAACCCAATTCGTTTTATAAATAGATTGTAAGGATTTTTTCATAAAAAATAATGGAGGGATTTCTCCCTCCATTTATCATCAATTTGGAAATTTTTCCATATACTCAATGGTTACTTCACAGCGAGGTTTGATAGAATAATATAATCCGGCGTCGACGTGAATGACCAAACAATCATCCTCCAACAATCCTCCAATTTGAAGCATATCCAGAATTGTTTTTTGGAAATTATCAACATCACCCGTTCGTTTCCACGGTCTTAGATATCCCATCTCTGCAAGAACTTTATCGCGAAGAGAAAATGAAGATGGAGTTTTTTCATAGAACGATATTTTGAACTTGCAGGGTGTTGTAATTTTTTTCATCGGGTGTTTATTCAGATAATCAATCGCCCATTCTCCATTCTCTTTGGCTCTTGGTACATACATGCGAACAAATCCCATCCGTGTATTTGCACGTGGACGAGCGGACGGTTTAAATATTTTGAACATGGTAAATGAAATGCTCTTCCATTTAATGCGTTTGATCCGTCGAACTTCCTTTTCGATGGAATCTCTTGCATTCTTACTAGTCGCTCGCTTTCCTAAAATATATGCGATACGACCAATGATTGTATTTGGAATATGCCCAAACAATTGATGGTATATCTTATTTTCTTTTTCAACCGGTTTCAACGATACCACACCTTCTATATTTTCATTTTACTTAAGTAACCTATGTTGGTAATAAATTTATCTAATATAGGTATTTATAGGAGGTTGTTTAAATTATGGAATTCATGAAATATTCCAATGAACATCAGGTGAATATTATTCCTAAGGATGGATATGAAGAACTCGTCCATGATGTATTCAATATCATTGCATCAAACATGGCAAAATCTCTTGGTCCTCTTGGTAGTTCTAGTATGATCATTGACGGGATGAGTACGGAAGCGACCAAAGATGGATTTGCCATCCTGAAAAATATTCGATTCCATAATCGATATAAAAGGCTGGTGTATAATCTCATCAAGGCACCATGCACGCGTCTCAACAATAGTGTTGGAGATGGGACAACAACGGCAATCGTATTTGCAAATAATCTCTTTCAAACGTATGAGGAGTATAAAGGTCCACTCAAATCACTCTATCGTCTCCCTCGCGAATTTACCAAAGCGTGGGATGAATGTGTTGCTGAAATCATTGAAGGGATTAAGAAGAGTGCAACATTCATTGAGCCTGGAGATACAGATTCCATTTATCGGATTGCATACGTTACATCCAATGGGGATGCCGAAGTAAGTCAAAATATTGCCGATATTTATAAGAAGACACAGACTGCATCCATTCGTCAGAAGGATTCGCCGACAAACAAATCTTATGTTCAACCAATTACTGGATTCGAATTTAAAGCAAATTTGATTGATGAAGCATATGCAAAGTCTGAAGATCTATCCGTAAAGGAATCGGATATCCATGTTCTTATTTTCGATCATAAGGTCGAAAGTGATGTATTTGAAAAATTCCTGATTCCAATGAACGACTATTGCCGTGCAAATAATCGGAAGCTTCTTGTATTAGCACCATACTATGATGCGCTTGTGGCAAATACAACAATGAAGCAATATGTCAATCATGAGTATCGTACCCATGGGATCATCAATCTCATTTTTGCTCAGTATGAAATTGGGAAATTAAAGGAATGGGATCTCAAGGATCTGGCAACGATTCTCAGGAGCGATATCATTACGCAGGAAACGGATGCATCACTTATTGATATTGCATCAAACGGGAATATTGACAAAGAGATGGATGCTGCACCATCCAAAGAATCAATCCTACGAAATGTTCTTGGATATTGTAAAGATTCTATTCTTTCCTGCACAAATGGTTCCATCTTCCAGCAGGACGAGTCCATCTTCGAAGACCATCGCTATCAGGAAGTATTGAATGCTGCAAAAGCAGAATTGAATCGACTGCGGTCAGAAACAGAAATTGAACGTCAATCATATTCCTTTAAAATTTCAGAAGCAAATGCACGAATTGCACAGTTGGAAATGAAGAATTACATCTACTATGTTGGTGCAAATTCATCTCTGCAGAAGCGTATTCTCTGGGATAGTATTGAAGATGTGATCAAATGCGTGTCCAGTGCTATCAAGCATGGAATTGTTCCAGGGTGCCAGCTTTCCATCATTCGATCTGCGGCAGAATGTATTGATCGGACAGAAGATCCATTGAAGACGTTAATCTACTCGCTGATTATGCATGCGACGACGTCAACCTATGTCGATGTTCTTGTTGGACCAAACAACGATGGCATTTTGAATACCATGGAAGAGTGGAGAACTCTGGATGATAAAAATAAAGTGGAAGAGGTCATTCAGAAGGGTTCTAAAAAACTTTCCGAGATTGTTCAAACGTCGATCGAATCATTCAAGACATATGATCTTGAATCAATGGAAATCAATGATAATGTTTTCACTTCTGCCGAAACAGATGAACTTGTCCTTCTTGCAGCAAGTGAACTTGTCAAAATTCTTATTTCGAATAACCAGTGCATCTTCCTGGATGCTGAGGTAAATGAATCTCATCAAGAACAGATTGAAATGTAAATAATAGAGAGAGGGGATTATCCCCTCTCTCTATTATTAATCACATAAAATATCATTCGGTTTGTTGTGTTTGACGGATTTTTGGTTTGGCTTCCATATCCGATGCATTTTTATTATAACTGCTCATTGCATCTTGCGTACCGAATACCAATTCTTCATTATTGTATTTGGCAATTTCATTACCAACATGAAGAAGGAATTCACGACCAATTTCCGTTGGATCCCCATAATATTCCAAAGGAGCGCGACCAACGTATTTTGCCGTTTTGAAATTCTGTGTATTGATTTGTGATGGAAATGATAATGTAGATGCGTTTAGAAAAATATTTTTATCGATATTGGATGGCGTTATTGCCTTTTCTCCAAATGGAATATTCGGCATCAAACCATTCGACCAGATGCAAAAATCGCCAACATCAGTAAAAAATTCAGCTTCTACATTTTTGCAGATATAATCTCCTTCAACCCCAGTAACATTTACTGCGCCGATAATCATAAGAATCACACTTCTTCCACAATCGTAATGTCACTATCATTGATACGTACCAATTCAGGTACATATGTTTGAATATTTTCAACTTTATTCGATGGATCATATTTCCGGAAAATGGATTGTTTGTTTGCATCATAATTATTAAATCCGACAAATCGAATGTATCGCACATTCGGTTCATTCTCTTTAATATGATAAATGATATCGGATGCATGAATATTATTTGTGGAAGAATCGTTAATGGATGAAATATAACTCTGAATGATATTCTTGATGGATGCTACCGTTGATGAGAAAATGGAACGATTGAATACAGAGATAACCAATTTCAATTTCAATTGAACATTATCCAATCGAATGTTAGAGTTCTCTAATGCATCTCCTTCGCGTTCCGGTCCAATAAAATAATTATTGGATCTTCCATACGTATTGAACAATTTGAAATCCAGATAACTATTTCCTTCCAGATGCGATAGTATAGGTTCCATATTTTTATATTGCTCACGGAATCGATCAACAAATATACTCATAGAGTCATCGTCTGTTGTTGCAGAAATTCCCATCATCGGAATCAATGTTGCACCGATTTGTGTTGGTGTAAATGTCAGATAAGAACGCATCATATTCATGATTTCGTAAATGGAAAAATCGGATGCATCATTTTTGAAAATATTGGCGGTGATATATCCAGTAAAGGAATCGTCATCATATAGTTTGTCGACCGCCGTGTTATATAGATCCTTCATTAATACATAAATCCCGAATTCCGTATTTTTTGTATCGATAAGAATATATCCAGCCTGTGGTCCATGATGAATCAATGATTTGAATTCGGTGCTGGTTCGCATATCAATATTGACAATATCATTCTCTGGCATATTATCCAATACGGCAAATGATGTTTCAAATACAACTGCCGATTGATTAATAATCTCGGTTGGTTCCATCTCAATATAACCAGTATATCCAGTATTCTTCGATTTGAATGCTAGTACAAGACGGAGATTATTCTTTTTCTTTGGGAATTTATCTCCAATTCCTTCAATGTATGTTACTGGAATATTTGTCGTTGTAACCGGAATACAAGTTACCTGGATACGATATCGATCTGCATAGTCTTTGGATAGATCATGTTCAACCGACATCGTTGACAGTTGGAAATTAAAGAATGCATTCGGATTGAGATAAATCATTTCCGGATATGTTGTATGAGAAACCATCGTATTGTACGATGTCGAAATATTTGTTTTCTCATTGATTCGGATATAGAATGGATTCACAAATCCATATTCATGAGGTGGAATATTATCATCTGTCACCATGGATGGTTTGTTATCAATATTTTTTAGGAACGTAATCGTGTCTCGACTATTTCCAACATATTGCCAAATGTGACCTGGACGAATAATGTATTCTGTATTGTCATTGATGAAATCACAATCCGCTTTATTTACTTGAATATTCAATGTATTTGTCGGAATGATGTTTCCGTTGTCATCCGAGATGGAAATGAACTGGCTAAACATGCGGCCAGAAATATCGTCACGGCGTTTCAAGAATTTACTATAAACGCCATTGACTGCTGCATTCTGACGGAACCAGGACAAAAGATCATAGTCTGTATTCAAGGCTCTTCCTGAATTATATCGGTTGATGATTTCATTGCGTAAATCCTCCATCGACCCTTTGTTTCTTCCATGGCGAGATTCTGAATAACACAATGCACCAATCCGTGTTCCAGCGTTGTATTCATACGTTCCACCATTCGTACGTACAGTGAGCGGAAGTCGATTGTTATACGTGGTAAAATTATCAGCTGCACCATTGCAGGTATACGTTGTGATTTCAACCCGACTGTTGAAGGATGGCTGGAAATATTCCAGACTATTGTCAAATGACAACTCCAAACTATTGTCACTGGTAAATTGATACCATGCATATGGAACGGAGCGTGCTGCAGTAAACTTTGGTAACAACAACATATTCTGTCGTTCTCCGGATGGCGAGATGTATACTGCGCTAATTTCTGCCAATTGATTTGTCCATGATACTTTCAATGCAGAATTTACCGTAACAAGATTATCCGTAATCTGATAAACAGACTTATTTCGTTCATAACATCCCATATTACAATACAACATCATCCATCCGGAAGATGTAATCTGGTGTTTGATATACGTTCCAGATGTTGTTGCAAGCGGATTCGAATCTTCTGCATAGGAACAGGTTACGGACAATTGCCCATCGATGTATTTATGGTCGATATGAATATCATGATCCAAACGATACATGCTATTGTTAATCACAATGACGGTATCCTTGTCAAGGATATATCGTTTGGTAGATCCATTTCCAATCGGTTCTGCTTTTGTAATAATATCCTCCAAATATAATTGAAGTAGAATATTACAACGACTTGGGGATGCAAAATTAAATCCCAATTGGAATAAGGATGCATGGCTATAAATGGACGACGGTAGTTGTGCCCGTGTGATAAACGCTTCATTCATCATCAATGATGCAGTTCCAAAGGAATCTTCAATGGCAGTTGATACCATTTCACTGGTAATGCCCAATAGTCCAATATTCAATGTATTCATTCCAAGTCCTGGAAATGCTCTTGGAACCAATACTCCACGAATGAATTCTTTTATGTTGAAATTACTGGAGTAATTTTTGACATAAATATCTTCTTCTCCAATTTTCTGTAACAATTGAATTCCCTCCTATCTCTTTGCGGAGAACATTGCTTTTTCAGTAAATGCTCCATTGATATCCGTATTTAGGAATCGTAAACGAAGTTGTGTTTTTGTAGCAGTATCACCGACACCAACACCGTTCGCAATATTTCCATAATGGTGTGGAAGATACATTTCTACAAACGGCGTCGTTGTATACGGCCGATCGCTATGTGCATAGTTTTCATTAAATGGATCTACTGCTTGTAGATTTCCGCGACCTTTGAGACGTGCGCATTTTTCGTTAAATTCCACCAGTGAAAATCCGCTACATGGAACTTTATACATATATTTGAATGTGATGGAAATGTTGGGTCGATCATCGACCTCACCATTCCATGATAATGCATTTTCTCCACCACTTACAGGAATGATTCCACCATATTTGGTCCAATATAAAATATCAGAACCGTCTGGTCCACATTTGAATACATATGCAGATGCTGCATAATCCAGTGTCTTTGTAAAAATATGACTGGTGGATGGAGAAGGATTTGCAGCAACAGAACACGTATCCGTTTGACTCATAAGATTGTACGATGGTTTCCATTGTCCGAGACGAGCATTATGAATATACAACATCCACATACGAATGAGGTTGAGTATAGAATAATCTTGTAGCTCTGTGAATGTACATGTAAATTCTCCTGCTGCTCGGCTATTAAACATGGTACCATAGCTCATGCGATATCCATCCCAACTTGCACCACTTTCTGTTGTGTCAAGTTGGCTATCATTCAGACTGAATGATTTACATTGATTGGACAGTAACATGTTGAAATTGTTACTATCTCCGCATCGCACACATTCGGTCAACAGTTTAAAAATCCATGGATTCCGTCGATACATGATTGCAGATTCTGGGTGAGATAATGTATTCGCATTGGCGGTTCCATTGCAATTTAATAGATTCAAATCAGGGCGTGTAAAAAATACATAGGTGAATGCTTTATTGAATGCTAAATTTGAATCTGCTCCTTGAAAGCGATTGTACATATAATACTTCATCGCCCGCGCAATATCATTGTTTCCGTGCACGGGAATTCCTAAGGATGCACGAGCTTCTTGCAGCTGTTCCTCCAATGATTTAGAATCTGCAATTTTATATCGATCATCATCAATTTTGATCTGATAATCATATCGTGCCGCAAGCATGCGAGAAGCATCCGATGGTACCGCTAGATCTGGAAAGGATACTTCATTTTGTATGTTCTCAATGTCTTCTGAGAGGAGCCGTGCACGTTTATTAATATCACTCGCTGCAGTCTCAACATCCGCAACATAGGTTGGAATTTTATTGACGGACCGTGGGAGTACGCCATTATCTTCTGCCATATTCAATCAACTCCTCTCCATTGTGTTATTTTCAAATTTCCAGTATCTGGAAATGGTGAAGTAACCTTTGCACCATTCCGACGATATTTATCGATCGTGCCATCATCTACTTCATATCCGGCAGCCCTGTGTTTATAATCCGTCCCATTTGGATTCATTACATTCAGTTCTTTTATTGTTTCTTCTAGATATGGTTTCTTTGATCCAAATGCTGATGTTGCTACCGTAAATTCTCCATTGCTTACGGTAGATATTGTATTATCCACTTTATTTGTCTCGGGAATTTTTTCATATTTCGTTTCTTCTGCCTTTGCACGAATGATGTTTCCTGCAATGGAGGATCGTAATCCCTGCCAAACAACTTCATCTTTTTCATTGACAAGTTTAATGCGTTCTACGATTCGCGGAAGTCCATATTTCCCTCTCGTATCAAATTCATCAATCAGTTGAACACGCGCACGTAATGTTCCATATTCGGAATATGGCATCATTCGTGTCATCACCCTACCAGTATCAATATCACGTGAGCCAACGCGTATTTTGACAAGATCTCCTTCATATAATTCCATCAATTTCACCTTCAATCATTGGTTACGCATTTATGAAGAGGTTTCCAGAAGATGGAATTATCATAATAAAAAAGAAGGGGATTGCTCCCCTTCTTTTCAATGCAGCGTAATTCAATTACCCTTTGCTATCTGCAATCATAATGATTTTCAGAATTCGTGTAAAATCTGTGTGGTAACGTTCTTCGATAAGATTATAATTGTCACGAAGGTGATCAATGAATTTGTGGAAGAGGGACTCGAGTGCTTCGTGGCGACAAATTCCTTCCGGTGAGGCGAGAAGCTTGCATCGATACTCCGCCTCCTCAGCATATACAATTCCCGAAAATAGAGCTACAAGCTCAATCATGAATGCGCTCCCAACATATGTTTCCCATCCATGTCGATCACCCATGTGCAGTACGCAATTACGCTCTTCCGCCAATTCATTTGCATAGAGAATTGTATGGACGACCTTCATAACACGACTGCGTGCTACATGTTGCGAATCATTCATATTCTGGGGATGAACAAGATCAAATTCTCCATTTCGAATTTTGCGACGAATCAGCGTACGTGCACTATAGATGAGATCAATGATACTTTCATCATCAATGAATTCTTTCTGAACCAGGAAGTTGAACAACCACATGGGATCGTTCGACGTATCTTTCTGGATCTTTACCATTTCATCATGCATAATAACATTCCTTTCACCATCACTGAGGTTATTGATTATTGTATTACGATTGTCCTTGTTTAAAACTTCATCAACCTGTTTCCATACATGGAAAGTTAATGATATTGCACATTGATGTTTATCATAGTCATAAACATCCATAAATATTTTAATCATATCATCCGGAACAATTGATTCACCGTTTGCTGGAATCTTAAGAATTTCTGCTTCGGCATCCTTCTGATTATAAACGAAAACTTCATCATTTCCGATCAACCATGTAATTGCGGAGATGTTATCAGTAGATCTATCTGCCTGGAATGTATATTGTTTTCCAACAATTCCACTCACTTCATCCTTATCAAACACCTGAGGAATTTTTGTCAAGAATTCGCCAAACTCGACACGATACAGATTGATGAAATCCCTTGCCTTAGCTGATGTTTCCGGATTGAAAAGATCTCTAAACCCATCCATTACATCCTTCGCATTATCAAGCCGAGTTTTATACTCGAATATTCCTATGTCAAATATGCAGAAATTATTACTTCCATAAATTCGGAACATTCCTGGTTCGGTATCGCGGACGCATTTGAAATGATCCGTTGCGGCAATCGTATAAGTATTACCACATTTTTCCATTGTTGTATTCTCCTCTTTATCTTTATCCCCAAATACTGTACGATGGTCGTCTACGATTTGTCGTTGCAATCCATTCAACTTTGGAGCGTTCGTAATGTCGGAATAACGACCAAACAATTCTTTCATGACAGCATCTTGATGGAAGAACATTGACTTATCATCCTGATATTTTACCATGGATACGGATTCAATTGTTTCATTGTATATAAGAACCCATTCTTCACCAATCAACCAATATCGTAGAACCAAATGAGGTTCGGTTAACGTATTCTGAAATGTAACGACTTTACCAGAGATACCTATCGTATCTAAACAACCCATCCAAATCCCACTGATGCAATGAACGAATTCCAAACGTTTGAATGGATCTCTAAGTATTGCCCTAAATACTTCGTGGAAAATTTTTCCAAGTTCCCGATGGAAGGTTGCACGCGTCCCATCCATTTCAATAATATAGGATGCAACTAGTTTTTTATCCTGTAATTGGGATATAATGATAGATGCTGTTGGATCAAACCGATTGTCTTTGTCAATTTTATGTTGGATTGTAAATGAATCCGATTGAATTTCAACAATACGGGACCCATCATCATTCAACGTGATATCTTTTCCTGTAATCATATCATTCACCTTTCTAGATATAAAATATATTACATACAAAATATATCATTATACCATAATCATCAATGAAGCACAAGTCTATAATCCGAAGGACTACATGGATTTATTAATCGCATAAGGGGTGATATATCATGATTAATCCAGAAGATATTGAAAAGATTGCGGATAATGATCCGAATCTGAAAGAGTTGAAGAATGAACTCATTGATGGTGGAAAGGAGAAAGAAGAAGATGGCAGACAGTCAGTTGGTTAGTTATGAGAAATATTCTCCAAATATTTCAAGTCCAAGAAACCATGAAATCGATACAATCTCAATTCATACGATGGCTGGAAATTTAACGGTAGAGACTTGTGGAAATATTTTTGCAAATCCTAATTATGAATGTAGCTCTCAGTACGGTATTGATTCTGATGGACGTATTGGTCAGTATGTTTCTGAAGGAGATCGTAGTTGGTGCACATCCTCTCGATCAAATGATAATCGTGCAATTACCATCGAAGTGGCATCATATGAGTCAGATACCTATACGTGCACCGATGCTGCTATGGAATCATTGATTAATCTGCTCGTAGACATATGTCAGCGAAATGGAATTGATCAACTTCGTTGGCAAGCAGATCCAGATCTCATTGGTGAAGTCGATCAGCAGAATATGACCGTCCACCGCTGGTTTGCGCAGAAAAGTTGCCCAGGGCCATATTTGTTTGAAAAACATGGGTACATTGCAGATGAGGTAAATAAGAGATTAGGAAATCCTTCCTATAAACCAAAGGCATCGAATCAGAAATCAACTGCAGATCAATTTCATGAATTCTTCACAGATGTTGGATTGAATCCATATGCACTCTGCGGTCTCATGGGCAACATCTATGCTGAATCTGGACTAGTTCCAAATAATCTACAGAACAGTTTTGAGAAGTCTCTTGGTATGAGCGATGACGAATACACAAATTCTGTCGATGACGGGAGCTATGATAACTTCGTACACGATGAAGCAGGATATGGATTGGCTCAGTGGACCTACTGGAGTCGCAAAGAACGGCTGCTGACGTTTGCAAAATCATCCTATGCATCCATCGGTGATATGGGAATGCAGCTTGCATATCTTTGGAAGGAGTTGCAAGAATCCATTGATATTGCGACACTGAATGCATCGCAGTCGGTACGAGAAGCTTCAGATTATATTCTTCATGAATTCGAACGTCCTGCAGATCAGAGTGAAGAAGTTGAAATTCGTCGTGCCGGATACGGAATGGAATTCTATAATAAGTATTATGGGGAACCTGAAGCATCAGAATCATTTGACCCATATAATGTTCGTGTTGTTGCAACACTTCTGAATGTACGTTCCGGTCCTGGCACAAACTTTGGAATCAATTCATCTATCATGGACCAAGGACTCTACGGAATCTGTGATGAAGCAGATGGTCCCGGTGCATCGAAGTGGGGAAAGATGTCCAATGGTTGGGGTTGGATCAGTCTCGATTATACCGAGCGAGAATAATGGGATATTGAAATAAAAGAATGATAGGAGGGATTTCCCTCCTATCATTTATTCAATAAATGATATATTATCTCTATAGACATTATGAAGTTTATGGAGGATGAAAATTATGATGTTCCAGAATACCGATTCTTTATTCTATCACGATTATTCTGTGAATCGTGGAATCGTCTTGTCGTATAATTTCTATACCGACACGCTGACGATATACCCGAGTAAAAATGAGTATTATATCATTGACTTAGATGGATTCAATCCGCACAACCATTTACGATGGTTGCGAAAACATGTGACACCAATACTGAAGTCAATCAATCGAGGATTTACCGATCATGATCTCTATGATATCGGAAGATCCATTGTTCAGCTTACACGACGCTACTGGATATCAAATCCAGTGAAACACATCAGTGAAAGTATGTGTAATCAATTTCAAAAATTGATTCGTGCACATGCGAATATCAAAGATGGGAATTCGTACGAGGAGTGTGAATTGTATCAACGAGAACGCAAGAAATTCATTAATAAATTTAATTGGCCCATATATCACTTTCTTGTACTATCGGTACGTGGATATGAATTCAATTTAGACGAATATTCCCTTCATGATTTTAATGCATTTATGAATAAAATTGTGGATAAGGAAGAAATATCTGCGATACAGTGTTATCGTCCCTAAGGAGGATATTTATGGAAACGCCACGTGTTTTAACGAACGTCAAACTATTCATTGTCGTAAGTATCACTATCTCTTGTGCTATTGCGTTTGTTCCATACCCGTATAATATACTCATGGTGTTCATGATTATGCTTTGTATTCTCATTGTTGCAAATGCAGCATATGATGTTGGTATATTCGCTGGAAGCATTATCACATCACAGGTGATATCACAGCTATTGCAAGCTGAACTAGATAAGCAAAAGCAATTGGAGGAAGAAACGGCAAAAGAATGATATTTTATAAAAAAATAAAGGGAGGATAAAACCTCCTTTATTTTTTTATGCCATGGAAAAGCTTTTCCATGGTCGCATGCAGCTTAGCCATATTTTCGTCTGCGCACTTCTGCAGATTCTCCTGAAACTCTGCCGCCCACTTCTCATCGTTGAAGGGGCTGCACTCCGCCGCAATGCGGTCGAGCTGCTCCGGACTGAGGATGCCGCCGACATCCTTCTCGTCCTTTTTCTTCTTGAGATAGAGACCTGCTCCGATTCCGACAGCAGCGGCAGCGGCTCCCATAGCGATATACTTAAACATTTCAATTTCCTCCTTACAGTATTTCGACAGCCCGAAGCATATGCACAATACGCCAAGGGAGTTCCATGACATCGTCCGTCAGATTGTATTTCTTTGTGTCCTCTGGGACGGCATTTCCATGACGCACGGGGATGCATTCTACATGAGTCCCCTCGTTGAGTACGAGGAAATACTCTTTGTATTCGCCGTCACTAGGAGCGTCGATGACATCGAACCTTGTTCCGTCATGGTAGCGATACATGATCGCATGCCCTGGTTCGATATTGAAGTACCCGTAGTTATCAACATTCAGAGCATTGACGGCATTGAACATTTCTTTGAGATTCATGATTTTATCCCCCTATAATAGATTACTTTACTTCCTTATCACCCTTACGGATGGCCTCTGCGCGCGCATCTGCCTCTACCATCATAACATTGCGCTTGGCACGCTTGTCGGCTGCCCACTCAGCGACAACCGTCTCTGCCATACCGATAACCGTAACTGCGACGAGTCCGCCAACCAAATACTTGAACATGATTTTATCCTCCTAAATATAGATATTATTATCTTTATCTCTACAATAATAATATATCAATAAATATGGAAAAGATACGATTTTTTTGGGATAAAAATAGTAGAGGGATTAAATCCCTCTACTATTCCATATGTTACAATCTTTTCGGATATGTAATATGCTGGTCATCTGGATGTTTATTTTTGTCATATTCCATGTAATTGATGAGATATTGAAGAATACAAATGATATCACCATTCCTCGTATGATATGGTGTGTAGAAATCATAACCGAGAGGTCGTAGATAAGAAACATCATCAATGGTAAGATCTGTATCTTTGCAATGTAATACAACAGCAACGATGGAAACATCTTCTCCATCTTTTTGATTGACATTCTTAATGACTTTTTTGTATCCAGATTTTGCCCATTCTTCCAATGCTTTGTGATTGATCAGAATTGTACCAGTCTTCTCATTGATATTGAATACACCACCTGTTACGGTGCTATAGTAAATATTATATGGTACCGGATCACAATCGGTGAAAATAACCTTGATATTATCATTGGATTTCACTTTAATGCAGATCTTTGTATCCGGAACGGTGGAGTATGGACTCTTCTTCTTGAGTCGTTCCTTCCAATCACGAATGATACGATCTGTTGTAATTTGATCAATGTCATGAATAATTTTAAACGATTCACGTTCTTCTTCACGATTGGATGGATGTGGCGTTTTATACCCACGCGCCGTAGGAGGACGTTCTGGACCAGCAAGCGATTGTTTGGTATTTGATGTAACTGTTCCAATACAAGAATTCGTACATGTTTGCATACACGAATTGTCACAGTTTGCAAAACAATTTTGGCTACATTTAGTATCACACCAATGTCCACAATTGTTCGCACATAATGAGCAGTTGTTTGTACACTTCACACTGCATTCACCAATACACATACCAATACATGATGTGCAGAGTGAGCTGCATGCACCACATGCTTCAGTGCATGATTTCACGCAATTCAGATTGCATGAATGCTGGCAATGTGCACTACATGTAATATTACATGCTGCTTCGCACCCTGTCGAACACATTGAACTGCATGCACCACAGGCCATGTCACATCCGTTCACACAGGAAGTACAATAACTTGCACACTGTTCTGAACATTGAGCCGTACATGAGGACGACATACAGCTCATACGGCAATTTGCATCGCATGCATTGGATCCTTCCGATCCACACATCGCGGTACAACTGTTTGCGATACAATTTTTATCACATCCATGCATACAGGATGCAACACACCCGTTGTTACATGTCGTTTTTGCCCCAGAAGCAGAGGTACAAACATTTTCACATGAGGTACACTGATCCTTACAGCCAGACATACATCCTTGCATACAGCCAGAACCACACGATGTGGAACATTCCCATTCGCAATTATCCTTACATGATTGAATGCAGGAGTTCCAACATCCAGAAGAACATGTACCAACACATGTTCCGCGACATACACCCACACAATTGACGGTACAACCAGAAGAACATCCACGACCGATTCCAGTTTTAAAATCTCCCTTATTTTCGGAAGGATTATCAACGCATCCGCCGAAGCAGCTTGTCGAACAAGAATGCATGCAGGATGTGAAGCACATGCCCATACACCCGTTATCCCAGCAGGTCGTTTTCTTATTTGGATAGAATTGGCAACTGAATGAGCATTGGGTGCACGCGTATGGAGCTCCAACTTTCATCTCATTGTATGCCGGAGTACCATCTTTCCCCCCACGTGCTGCAATTGATAATGTCGTTGCGCCAGCTTTTACACATGCCATACCAGAATTGTTTTCACATTTTGATTGGCATGAAGTATAACATAAAGAGGAACAGCCCGTACATACATTTCCACAAGTTGAAACGCATGCATTTCCGCATCTTCCAAAACATGTTGTCGTGCAACTTTCCCCGCACTGTGAATCGCACGTAAGACTACAAACGCCAGAACATGCAATATTACACGTTGATGGAACTCCCTGATATGCTAATCTCGGAGAATAGGAATCTCCCTGTTGTGGATTGCGTGGAGTCATTCCGAAACGAGAGGATGGTTTCCCGCCTTCCATTTTCCCAACCGGAATTTTATTTCGATCATTATCGAAATCATATCCCGTGCGATCTACATTTGCAGATACATATGGATTTAGACTGTGGTAATTTCCATTCCCAGGTTCTGCGCCATAATCATCGTAATAATTTGTTTCGGATGGAATTCCTTCTTCTCCATCATATTCCCCAGACGACATATAATATTTATCACCTATTTTTTCATAGGGAATATTCTTATTTGGATTCGGTTCGGTCCAGGTTTTTCCATCTTTAACGATAGTAATTCGATCGGGTGCATTAGGATCGACTTTGAATGGATGCGTTGTTGGCTCATTCAATCGATCGGATTCAATCTCACTGACAAGTTTTCGAACATCACCCAAATCGCGGAAGGCTAAAAATTCCTGCTCATCCTGCGAATAGAAGAGATTGATATCACGGATTTTGGATATTCCAACTAAGAAGTTTTTGATTTCATCTAAATCAAATCGCGCTGCTGATGTTGTTGGCGTTTGACCATCTGGATTTTGACCAGCGGGATTTTCTCCTTGATTTGGATATACGATATTTCGTGTTGGAGCAATACTCCCAATTGATGGATTATTGATCGTATATGTTTGATCTGTTATCGGGATCGAAGTTTTGTCATGTGGAATGGAATCTGGGGATCGCGTATCCTCTCCAACTTTTGGTTGAGATAATGGTCCCCACCATTTGTAAGATCCTCTCCGCAACATTTCCTTATTAATACGATTTTTCAGTTCTGTTAATTCTGAATTTGAGTAAACGTCTTTGTTCAAGATGATTCACCACCTTTATTATGGTACTCCATCTTTACGATGATTGCCATAATTTCAAGATACTTTAAAAATTCATACTCATCTTCCGAAATAATCATCAAGACACGATTCTTCGGTAATTTACATTGACGAACATCAATATCCCAGTTTGGATGTTTGATGATGAGGTTGTTAAAATAATACCAATTCGCCAACGCTTCTGCATATTTCATAACACAATGGAATGTGGTTTTTCGATCTGGCGTTCCAATGATTTGATGTCCAACCGCCAGACATCCACCACAGCTACTGCTGATTGGACATTCAAAACATAAATCCGTCATACCAGAACGACGTGTCATACGATCTAATTTATGCAATACTTTTGAACCGGATGCTCTTGTATGCGGACCGGTGGAAACATCTCCGATCTGAAGACTTTCTACGTTGTCAGTAACCGAAGATGGCATATATCTCAGACATGGATAAAATTCCCCATTCGCCCGTAATGCCAGCATTTTTCCGGACCCACCGCAACTGGGCTGATCATTCTTTGGATCTCCAACAGATTCAGGTCGTTCATTGAAGATGGAGATATAAATATCTTCCAAATCATTTTCCAGAATGTAATTGGATAATTCTTTTAATTGTTCATATTCGATGGTAGCATGTTTTGTTGTCCACCCGGGTTCAAACACACAATTCAGATTGATGATTTTCATCCCGTTTTCCATGAATGATTTCACCGATTCGAATAGATATTTGATATTTCCTGGAGCCAGTGTCATCTTACTATTTTTATCTGGAACATAATGAGAGGTATAATGTTGTAATGCCATCATATCAATATCATAGGACCCTTCTCCGTTTGGTTGAATACGACATGCATCGTGCAATTTTTTATTCCCATCGATGGAGATGTTGAATGAAATGTTATGTGAATATTCTTTGAAAAATGATTGGACATTTGGATTGAAATATTGCAATCCATTGGAACAAATTGAGATGCGATGCATGGTAAACCATGGATGATTCAACTCATAACATTGCTCTAGGAAGTATTCATAAATCTGACGAGTTAAATCAATCTCCAATAAGGGTTCTCCGCCAATGAATTCGAGAATGATGGCAGGAGAATTATGTTGATTGATATAATCATATTTATCATGAAGAAGGTCATCCACAAATTTCTTTGCAATATCAAATGTCATCTTCATCGGAGATTTATTGATCTGGTAACAGTTATGGACTGCTAAGTTATTTGCAACATAGGTATGAGATTCTGTTTCAAAATTATAAACTGTCATCTCTTCATGTATATATGATTTTACAAATACATTGGTAAAAACAAAATCCAGACGATGTGGATCAAAAATACAGATATGTGTTTTCGGTTGCAGATCTTTTGCTTTTACCCATCCATCAGAAGTAAGAATCGGATGTTCCCCTGTAATATAAATAGGATCATCCATCATGACGGATGTAATTTTATAAATGTCATCGGCTTGCCGTTTGAATAATTTTGTAACCTTTGTTGAATGGTGTTCTAGATTGCCATTCTCGGGAAATCCGCGAACTATATCACCGATTTGAATATCCTCGATGTTTTTATAGGAGAAATCATTCATCAGAATTTTTGTATCCCCAGGCACGCAGTATGTGCACGATAGGGAGCAATTCTCCGATGTTTGAAATGTAAATGAGTGAACGAAAATATCTTGATCTGCTCCTTCTCCCTGGATATTCTGCTTTTCTTTTTCAAATAATTCGGGATATGCTTTTGCAATTCCATCGTTATATGAATCGGAATAGAATCGGAAATACTCATTCGGATATAGATTGAATACTTTTTCCTTGGATAAGATATTATCAACATAATTGAGATAGTCAATATTATTTGATATAATATTGATGGTAAATGTAATATAGGAAGAATCCATTTTAATATCTTCCGCTAAAACATCAATAAGATCTGATCGATTAAATTCCCCGTACCCAACATATTCATCCATAAATGCACGCATTGTGATACCAAATACGTTTCGTAGCTCCAATGCTTTCTTTGTGAATTCTTCTTGCAACAATGGTAAGGACGAAAGGTCCTTACCATGTTTAATCATGTATCGTGTACGAAATGAAATGGCATCCAAATCCAATGATAGTCGTTCCATTTTGGATGTTTTGAAAATCGATAAAATAAACTTTTCAAATTGCGGTTTTCGAATTTGAATCGTTTTTTCAAGCAAATTTGTTATCATATACTCTCCCTACCATTTTGATGTACGACGAAGGATCACCCATACGTCGTACCTTGCTTTTCTACGATCAGCATCACTATGGCTAACTAAACGAAGTCCATCATTGTACAGATAGATGGACGAATTGAATTCTTTTTCATACGTACGAATTTCTTCATTGTATTCTTTTTTATAATCATAGAACGAACCCAATGCAACTTGTAATTTATATGCTTGATCCATTTCCAACATACCGCCCATTTGGACGATATCCCAATCCAATGATGTGATTGCCGTGGATAGTGTTATGGTCGACAATTGGAATTTATTTGCCGTAATTTCACCTTTGAATCGCCATCCACACAATTTTCCACCAAGATGCATTGGTTCTTTTTCATGCCAGACGTCTGGGTTGCAATTAATTCCAGTCTGACCATTCATCATCTGTTCGCGAACAACCATTGCAATTTTATTGACAATTTCATCATTTAATTTTGGACTTCCATTGTTATCTTCGACAAAATATCGATGAAGTAGTTGATCGATTCCAGTCGTACCAATATTGGACAATGTATCGATCTTTTCTGAGATGGATGGATGGATGGATAGCGTACCATCTCCACTTAGATGGAAATTCGTTGGATCCAGTGATTGAATATGCAATAGATTTGTTAAGTCACCGGGTGGAACAACATCGCCAAACAATTGATCTACTTCGGTTAATGTTGATGAAAGTTTCTCTATATTCAATCGAATATTTTTATTCGGATCAATGACGAAATAATCGGTATCAAATGTATAATTGAGAATACTATTGATATCGAGTGTTTTAATTGCATCCTTGATCGCGGTCTTAACATCGGGAACATCTTTCAATACTTCTTCAATGTTCACACCAATGGTTCCGTTTGGATCCATGAGTTTGAAATGCTTTGTATAGAGAACATCGCGGAACATTGTTGTGACAAGATCGAAGGCAAGATGCCTCCGTTGAATGGATGCTTCTTGATATGCTCTTGATGGAATGGAGTCAGAGCGGTAATGTCGCTCTTCGATTGCCTGCTCTTTGATTTCTTTTTCGGTAATTCGTTCCAAGAATGCCAACGGCTGAAGTCCAGTGATGTGAACTTCTTTGAATGTGGATGGGTCATGGTTTACGGTATACCCAATACATCCATTCATTGTACCTGGAGAAATTTGAACACTTTGAACGAATCGGCTTTCAATTTCGGAACGAGGCATATATGACCGTGATAGAATATCCCGGACCGTATTGTCCATCAGCGTATTCCATTCGGTTTCATTTCCAAGCAGCTTTTCTAACTTTTCCTTCATGGCATCTTCGACAACCGTATTCGCCGAATATATTTTTGCCATGTCAAGGGTTACGGATCCATTTTTTATAATGAAATATCGCTGATCGAAATTTGGTAATGTACCAAATGATTCAATCTTCCACTTATACACATTCGGGGCAAGTTGGACTGCAATCGCAATTGCATTCCCACCAGTTGCGCTTCCATGCCGAATGAGATATACATGACTCTGATTTATCGATGTTGGTAGTGGTAGATCTTCTTCACGATCAACAACATAAATCGTTTCGATGTATTGATTGATATTTGGGACAGTGGATGCGATAGAATCCTTTACCGCATCGACATAATTCACAACAGCACGTGTTGTCGGATAGGTTGTATAATCTGCCGATGTTTTATTGATTGACGTCGCTTTATTTGCAACATTCTCTTTTTTATCAAAAAGAATTTTATGTGCAGCTGGGTCGACAAGATGTGCTTCAAAATTTGAATTGGTGTATTCAATTTTTTTTGAAATATCTTCTTTATATAGCTCATCTACATAATGCCAAAGTCTCGCTAAACTTTGACGGATGTCTCTGTGTACCGAAGGAGATTCACTCCATGAATGTTCCACTAATTTCTTATTGATAAAATCCGTGAGGTCGCCAGATGCGTTTATCTGTTGCACGGTTACATTATGCGGATTATTGGTGTTGGATATATGAGCATGTACATCATCCAAGGTTACATTGAAATCGTAATGTTTCAATAGATCCATAATTGATTTCTTCTGCAATGGCGAAAGTGGTTTATCCATATCAGATGTATTATCCACACGCCCAAGATTCAATGATGTGGATGTAATATGAACATCACCGCGCATATTGTTTACAGACGTTACGGGAAATACAAGTTTACCAACGCCCATCTGTTTGATGTTCGTTCGCAATTCATCTAAGATTTGACGCAATGTTTTATGCGTTGGATCATCGGAATCAATAACTTGATCCAAATTTGTTTTTGGATAAATAATATCGACTTGAGACGATGTCGCAAGTTCTTCGTTTTTGACCGAGAAAATATCCCGTTCCAATACGGAATTTACTTTCCGATTTGCCACGATAATAAACCTCCTATCGAATTGGAGTATACTTACATTTGTACCTTAAGAATCCGTTCCGATAACATTATGTTTCATAAACAGAATATGGGAGGGTATCAACCCTCCCATATTATTTAGATTTCGATATCTTCAATTTCTTCCGAATGTTCTGGGAACTGACCAATTGTATCCATATTTACTTTTTCATTGATGAAATCTTCTTCGTTCATTCCTTGTCGAACAATGTTGAGAATTCGCATCGACATGGTCGTTGCCACTTCCATCATCTGATTGCATTCATATTTATCTTCCTCAGACATATCATAGTTCAAACATTCATGCATATCTTCGGTAAATGACTCCAATTTCATGAATGCTTGTTTTAGAATACCATATGGAATGTTTTTCTCATCATCCATGAAGAACACCTCCTTTGAAAATAAAAGGAGGGAGATATTCCCTCCCATTTATTTTAGCTCTGCATATTAGAATATAGATTCTTCTTAATCTCTTCAAGTTCCTGTGTAACATTTGAGAGTCGATCAAGAACTTCGGCATGATTATCTCCATTGGATGTATTATCCGAATCTCCAACATCCGGAATATCATCATCAATGATATCATCATCCATGGATGAACTATCCGAACTTGAATCGTCATCGATATCCATGTCAGAAATATCATCTGTTGATGAAGTATCTTCGGAAGATGTGGTGTTATCGTCTGCAGGCATATCGTCGTCGATATTCATATTATCAACATCATCGTTGACTTCATCTTTGACCTGCTTCGTTACAGTGTTATCTTCCTTGGAATCATCTTTATTCTCATCGGAGGATTCGTCTTTCTTATCCGATGATGTATCTTCATCACCAAAGACAATTTCTTCTGTAAAAATATCTCCAATGGAATCATCAACTGATTCTTTGAAAATCTTATTTGCAATTCTTGTAAAAATAGAAGGTGTTAGAATCTTATTGATTTGAACATCTTTGTCGCCAATCTGAAGCATATTCCCTTCCTTGACAACGATCTTTGCGTCACCTGATAATGTGAAATCAATCTTCTCTTTCTGAGCAAGAAGGTTTAATCCCAAGATAGATGCTGTCAAATCTTTGTATTTATTATTCGCATATGATACAGCAAATTTCTTCACTTCGCCTCTCAGATTGAGTTCAACATTCTTTGGGATATTGAGGCAAATCTCAATTCCTGGGATCTGATCGATTTTATCCAGCCAACCGGATGATGAAAGCTTAAACACATTCTTCGCATCAGGATGACTACTTGTGTATCGTTTTGATACTTCAACAAATGCTTTCGCAATCAGAGGAATTGCACTCTGATCTTCTTCATAAACCTGAGCACCATCGAAAATTACGATACATTCGTTATTCGCATATGCATTGCCTTTTCCAACCTTATGGATCTCTTTTACAAGTTCCTTATTGTTAGAAATCGATTTGAACTTATCATCTTTGATAACTTCATCGAAAATATTATGAAGTTCTGCTTGGATATTCCATAGATAATCTCCATAATATTTGAACACGGGGTCATTGTCAACAACGGATTCCGTAATCGGCTTATCGTCTACTTCAATATCTTCCGTATCAATATCGTCATCCGGATGACTATCAACATCAATATCTTCGACATCGTCAGAAGAATCATCGCCTGAATCGTCGGGAACATCATGAACGGCATCTGGAGCACTATCTGGTGGTGTTGGGATGGTATCTGTAATCGTGTTCGATGCAAGGTTTACTTCCACATTCATCAGATCCATATCATCATCGTTTAGATCAAATGATTCTGGTTCTGTGGAATCTTCTACTGCATCATCATCAACGGTATCGGTTACCGAATCATCCGTATTATCGTTATCCGGAACATCCTCATCATTTGTAATCAAATCATCAACAGTATCTTGATTTGCTTCAAAAATGAGGCTTGCAGTTTCCTGCTCTTTTTTACGTTCAAGAATTAGTTTCTTGATTTTGTTCAGCATATTTCATTCACCCCTTGTGTGTCTGATTATACTCTTTCAGAATTGCTTCTGCCTTTGCTTCCATTACCGCGATCGAATCTGCATTATAATCAATGCGATTGTAATCGGAGATGAGATGCTCCGGCACATGTCCAATGGAAGCCTTAATTTCTTTGATGATATTGTTTCTATCTTTCATAATAGATAACCTCACTTTCTTACGTTCCGAGTCTACTTAAATCCGGTTTTCGTGTTCGCAATCCTGGAAGTGTGCGGATCGTAATTGTTCCATAATCCGTATACAAAATTTGCTCACCAATGTGATAGGTATATACGCACAGAACATCACCGTCTACTGTTGCAATGTTGTTTGGTTTTAATCCTTGCAGATAATGTTCTGGGAATTTGAATTTGTATTCAGCAAGACGATATACCTCGAGAGAGATACTCATCTTCCCTAAGGATAGTTCATCGTACAATTTTCCATCTTTTAACCATGATGAAAATTTTGATGTTCGAATGGTATCCGGGACTTTTTCAACAATCTTTAATTGAACCATTGAATGGAAACATTTTGCCGAATGAATTGGATTTTTTGATGCAATTGATAGCATCTGTGTTCCCGTCATATTATTTACCTGGAATGAAAGTCCTGTGGATTGAAATGATGTAATCTTTGTTATTTTGTCTAATATGGAAGATTCATTTGGATCAATATAACGAGATTGAAATTGTTTTACATTTTTTAGAGATGTTTCTGGTATCGTCGAACGGGTAGTTGTTGATGTGAATGATATACCTGTCGAAGAATAAATAAATGGATTATTTTTATATTCATTAGCTTTCAGAGATTCTAGTGCATTTGATTGTGGAACCGTCGGTTTATACACATCACCGCTTATCCAAGAAGAAAGATTATTCGCATTGGACTTGGTATGCAATTGGGTTTCATAGAATTGCTTTTGTTTTTGAGAAGTAGTAAATACAACCATGAGATTCACCTACCTCAATAGACCAATTCATTATTGTAGATTAGTTTTTTTGCAACCGTTACTGTAGTGCATGCGTCCTGGAATTTAATTTCTTCAAAACCTTCTCCACTTGAATCGGTTTGTCCTCGTACTGTTTTTTCTCCAGAAGACACAAATACAGCATTTCCTTCCAATGTCAATTCATACATGGCGGGAACCGGATCTTTGTAAAAATTAATTGATTTTAGTAAAATTTTTTTCGTTATAGGGGATCCGCCTGTCTGCATTTCAATATATGGATCCCGCACTCGATTTTCATACCGTGTCGTGAGTTCTACCGGCAGTTCTTTGCTGTAGATTTGAATGGAATTGTCATTGATATTTGAGAAATACAACCGTTTGAATTGGTCATATCCTATATCATGCCAATTTGCTCCAATGTATACATCTTTCCATTGGAGTTTTCCTTCATCCGAAACCGTATAGAACCGAATTCCTGTTGCACCTAATTGTTGTATGAATGTATTTTCATCAATCTTATCGAGTTGTCCCAGTATGATTGATGGAGCAGCGTCATTCAATTCCTTATACCAATAATAGTCCATTAATGTGATATCGAGAGGATCTGTATCTGGTTTGTTTTGTTTCCATACAGCAATCCATCTCCACTTTGAATCCCAGTCTCGTTTAAGGTATGAATACGATGGCCATATTGCCATAACGAGATAATTATTAATATTCCAGAATTTAAATTGCTCTCCCGACAATGTTGTGGCAATTCGAATAAAATTCTGTCGGACTTGTAGCTCCGTGTAACTTTGAACCGTTGCATTATCTTTATATTTGAATTTGATGAATTCGAGTACATTTTTTACGCGAGTATTATCTGTATGGAGATTTACTTCGTCGACTTTTGTCATCTTTGATTCATCAAATTTATATAAACGCAACCATTGATTTTCGGTTTGTGATCCCTGCGAATCATATATAATCGCCGTATTATTTTTATCAAGATTTGTAAAATGCACAACTGTATAGTCAGTGGATGATCTTCCAACAATATTATCGGTATACCAAACTTGTTTTACTTCTCCATCTGCATATGATAGTACAAGTTCACGCCCAAGTCGGTACATCAATCCATGAACATAGAGCAATCGATTTACATGATCGTGTCGAACGATTTGAACGGTATCAGGTACATTAGTTCCAACTTCAAATGACTTTTTTAGTACCGCCGCCTTTTTATGGAATGAATAAGTTACTATTTTCCGATTCCCATTATTATTACTGGAATCAGTTATGGTGAATGCATATAGATAATCATCATCCTGTGCAATTGCGATGGAACGGAACACAAATAGAGTATTGTTTAGCGTCGCATCGAATCGTTGCACCTTTTTTGTGACGCTATTGATTTTTAAGATCGAATCGCCACACCATACCCATTCAATGGTTGGATCGGTAGAATCGACCCACATTGCAGTTGCTTTTGAAACACCATCCGTATCAAAGAATCCATCCACAGAATATCCAAATTGATATCCATATGTCGATTCCGGAAGTTGTTGGTTATGGAATCGGGTGATCAGACCGAGGCGTTTATCATCTGTCGTTTTTTTATTCCAACCAACATCAATTCGTTCATTTGATACCTTTGCAAGCGTCCTTTTATCATAGAGATATCCATCAAGAATCAAATGTTTTGGTGTCTCTACCGCTTTACATGTCACGTAGTCGAGACGAGGATTTGCTTTTGGAAAAATCATTCAATTCCACTCCTTTCTTTCCTCTGAAGATCCAAATTATCCATAATATTTATTATAGAACTCCTGCCCATATCCAGCACGACGAATTTCAACTTCCTCCGATTGGTCAGCTGGACGTTCAAACTGATGGAGAATATAATCGGATGCATCACGTACGGAGTTAAATGCATTTAGCTTTGTAATATCGATAGATTTCTGCAGTTCTTTCCATAGATAATTCATCTGCATATTGAGGTCTCCGATGGATACATGAGATGCTTTTGCAAAATTCAGAAAACCCTCTTTGCGTGACCAATGAGTCCACTGAGCCAGTCCATATCCGGCCTTATCACGTACAAAGTTAGTATAACTTCCGTCATCTACAGCTTTGGTATATTCGTCATCGCTCATACCAAGAGACTTCTCAAAACTGTTCTGTAGATTGTTCGGAATAAATTTAGATTCAACATAGATATTGCCCATCAGTCCACAAAGTGCATACGGTTTCAATCCAACATTTTTGAAGAATTCATGAAATTAATCTGTATTTGATTTTTGATTGGGTACTGTTGGTTGTATAGAAGGATTTCCTAATTCACCCACCAATTCGACTTTGATGTAATTTTCTGCAGCCCCATATACCGTGATTGGAACAGTAATATCTTCCGACGTTGATGTTTCAATGATTTTTGTTGTTTCATTATCATCGAATTTGATGGCACCAACGACAACAAGTCGAACTTTAATCGATACACGATTGCGGTTTTGGTCATATACTGAAATTTTATAATTGTTGGATGCTGGTGTATTCGGATCCGTCAATACAACATCATCTTTTTCAAAACGATCTTCCACCGTATAGATTCTGGAATTTAGTTCATAATAGGATTCCGTTTCACAATGCAATTCATTCGTTTCTTGGTTGACCCACCAAATGGTTCCATCAATCAATCCCATGGAACAAAGATTTGGTGTTGGAATATCACGTGTCTGTACCAGGTTATTATTCTCAAGATCCACACGGAATTCATGGATTGCTTGATCTGCCACATGAAGAAGGAACTTATTTCCACTATGCGGAATAATATATTCCATATATAGTTGCGTCATCATGGCCGCATTTAATACTTTAATCTTTTTGGGATCCGTTTCATCGATTTCGCAAATATACCAACGCGTCATTCTTGTCGGAGGGAATGATGTAACTTTTGCCATTCCGCGTATAAATGTTATGAACGTAATAAATTTTGTCTCCGAAAGTTTAAAAGAAATAAATGCATGATATGAGCGCCAATTATACATATTGCTTCCAACTACCGAAATGCCATTGAAATAATCGAAATTTTGTAACATACTCGGAATGTGATCGGCCCAGGTGATTGTATTTTCCCTCGCCGGATAAGAATCATATGATCGATCTGCCACATTAAATTTGAGGCATCCCCATTTTATTGGAGTAGTAAGGATATCGGTACAGTTCAACCCATAATGGAACCCATTTTTCATGGGCGCTGTATACGTAACATAGGGATAATCATACCAACTTCTCCATCCGGAATTTATAAAATCTTGCACTTTCCCATTCTTAATTGGTGGAGAATATACTGTGTAGTTTACTTTATCTGAGATATCGTTGTACATGATATCTCCACTCGGTGTTATCATTGCAATGATATTATCATCACGATATACGGTTGTAGAATAATAGGTGGCGGGTTGAATTTTTCCATATCCACTATCGCAATACATTGGGATTGCGCTGACATATGTCAGCGTATTTTTATCAAATACCATCAGATATGTTCGATTTTCTACAAGATTATTTTGACGATTCGACAGGTTAAAAGGAGTTTGAGCAAACAAACATACATGTTTATCATTTACGAAATAAATTCTTGGAAGAATTGCCCAAACGTCTACTGTAGCAGTGATATTCCCGTTTCGGTCTAATTTTGTTAATTGACTGAGTTTTGGATTACCACTAATCGCTTTGTCCTGTATTTTATTTATAATATAATTTTCATCCGGGTCAGATGGATTTGACCACGAGAACCCCATCCACTCCGAATTGATAGAACCATTACTAACATCAATGGGACGAGTATCATTATAATAATTATAAAGATATTGATTACCATCCCACGTATTACGGTATGAATTAAGTTTTGATTGAATATACATATAATCATTGCAGATGATTGAATTCGCGCACGGAGCCGGAAGTTCAACTGGATTCGAATTAATCAATTTCATATTCGAATCCAATACTTTTCCATCAATAATATATTTATCGCGGAATCGTGCCAATCGAACAATTGGTCCTTCGTATCGCTTTAATGCACTGAGCACAGCCATAATGCATTTCCTCCTTTAATTAAAAGACAATACATCAATTATTACTTTAACATTTCCCTGGATGGAAATGTTTACATAAAATTCTCGTTCTGGAATTGTAAGATGATAGGATTCTTTAATCGGTTCAATCAATTCTCCACCATTTCGACCAATAAACTTAATTTTGGCATCAGATGATGTATTGAGATTGGTAATATCCAACGATGCAGAGATTGCATTATTGATATGGATAGAGAAATCATAAACGAATTCATATTCATTTGGGGATTTAATAACCTTTTCAAAATGCACATTGGTCGGAACATATGGATTTGACAAAATAAATCCAGTTCCGTTTGCATTTACCGTTAGCACTTGACCAATGCAGCGTTCCAAATCACCAACGGAAACATCCATCAATTGAACCAATTTATTGATTTGATTGCGTACAGAAATTGTACCATCAGAATCAACAGAAATCGTATCACCATCCGGCTTTACATGACCAATCGTTCCGGTAGTTGCCGGGCGATTGGGATTTTTTACGGACAATACACCCTTTTCACCGACAATCAGTGTTTCATTGTCTGGACGAACAATTCCCGCTCTTGTTGACGTTGCATATAGTAAACGATCTGCCGGAAATGAACCATCCACTCTTGCATTGATGTCGGATAATTCCTGCATAATTTTTTGAGAAATGCGAATCTCACCACTTGAGTCAATAACAATCGTATCGCTATCTCCGCGATATTCTTTTGTCGACAATACATCACCAGTCATTCGCAGTGTGTTATTATCAATCTTTATTATACCGCGATTATTCTCCGATGCCGTCCGAACTGTAATTTTTCCATCCGGTGTTTTTTCCATGGTATTTGGATCAAAAATTAGATCATGATTCATCATATTTTGATCGAGTAATCGAATTTTTTGTCCATGGATATCAATATCTGAACGGTTCGCCTGAATTGCATTCTGCACCTGAGATAAGATCGATTCAATCTTTGCGGAACTATAGGTGCGCCGAGTACGTGGACGAGTATCATCGAGAATATCAATGGTTGTTCCTGAACCTCCGCCACCACCGGATGCAACTTCTGTAATCATATTGATGAAATGGAGTCCTTCTGCATCTTTGATCAGAAGACCTACTGGAGATGATTTCACATCATCAACGGTAATTTTTTTCTCCAATACAGCAATTGAATTCCTTGGAAGAATATCTAAATTCTCATGATCGATGACGATGTTACCCGAGCCATCTGTTTTTGTATTAAAAATCGTTTTTGATGTGGCAGCACCTTGTCCGAAATAGTATGCACCTGCTTCCCCATAATTATGTAATGCGGGAAGTATCTCCCCAGAATTTTCTACATCAAGAAGAGCAATCTTATGTTCGGTATAAATGGTAAGGATATTACTACCACCAATGTCGTCTTTTCGGATATAGTTATCCAACATTGGTTCTCGTACAACATCTGATGGAATTGTTGCAGATAGATTTTTTACCGCATCTTCGATCGCTTTGTTGGTTTCTGTTTTTGTATAGGCATCCGCCTTTTTTATAAAGTCTCTCAGCTGTTCTTCTTTTACATAAGAAGAGAGATCAATGTTTCCGGCAACAACATTTACAATTGCATCATCCACATAGCGCCGTGTCGCATATGCGGACAGATCATTTGTTTTCGCATATTCGTGTAGAACATCATTCAACTTTGTTGCAGAAATGTAATTTGTGAGTTCTGATTTTAATGTATATTCCGATAGTCTGGTATTGAGATCTGAATTCTTAACGTACCGAATATCCAATTGATCATATCCACCAATTGCAGGATGAATGGTGGTGTTATTAATATGCTCCAGGAATTTTTCCATCGGAGTCATATCATTCCATTTCGATCGTTCTGCATTTGATGTATGAATGGATTCGTTATTAACATGCGTCTGAATTGTTTCACGCGCAGAATTCCAATGATTGCGATCGACATCATTGATATGAACATGTTGATCTGTTACATGTTCTTCCAATTTCCTTCGAAGCGATTCATCGAGTAATCGAATGGTTGACATAACACGATCAAACTCGGCACGTGTGGCACTCGAAATCGGTTTGTCTAAATCTGAGGTATTGTCGACATTTCCAAGTCCAACCTTAACCAAGAAATCTTTTTCTCGGTTTGATAAATTTCGCGGATAAATCAATAGTAGATTATCGATATACATGCCCATCGCATAATTGATGCGATTATCCTCTTTGGTTGTTGTCAATCGACCATCGTTTCCCAAATATAAGATACTCTTATCTTCCAGCCGCTGAAGTGTTACCGATGCAACTCCATGCGACAATACTTCCAGCTCCGTATCCGATATTTTAGAAATAACAACCAACAATGGCGATTCAATCTGTATCGCACTTTGGGTTGCCAGTACATATTTATGATTTCGATTGATGGTAATCACATCACCGACGTTGATGTTGCTACCAAATTCAGCATCTACGATAATGATTGTTCTTGAGCTAGATGAAACGTGATCTAACGTGTAACGCCGATATTCGATGCGTAAATGTTCAAGGAATCTTCGTAAATCCTCATATGTGATTTGAGAATGTTCACGATTAAGCATATTCTTATCTTCACCCCTATCAAATGGTGTTGTTTCATTAATAGAATGTGAAAGGTAATAAAAAAGAAGAGGGGATTGCTCCCCTCCTTATTTTCAACAGTTGCAGTATGATTCCGGATGATCAGATACCATCAACTGTGCGAGCACATTGGAAACAGTAGGGGCATCATCATCCTTGAAGCACCGTCTACCCAATGATGATAGCTTATCATCATTTAGATCCCCAGATGCAATCATATGCGCAATATCATAATTCCATATCTCAACAGTAAACAATCCGTTGTCTGCCGAATACACCTTGATATAGAATGTTGGATATTTCACTACGACACAATCACCAATACAGCCGATTGGTTCGATTGATGATGCATGGGGAAATCTAGAATTCCATAATTGCTCAATATCTGAGGTGAAGTCAAAAGAAGACATCACTTCACAACGTTGCCATTGAGGTCCTTCTTAACCTTCTTCTGAAGGCTCTTCGGTACTGGGCTCTTGGCCCGAATCTGAACCGAATCCTTGTAAGTGACCTCATAAGAACCGGTAACCTGACCAGTCTTCATATCTCGGATCTGACCCGTCTTGACCTTGCCGGGGTTGTCTGCAAGATAGATGCCACCAACAACATTCTCCTGTGCAGGAAGATCAAACTTCTTGCCGGTCTTGATCTGTTCCATCACGATATGAGGAATGACCTCTGCCAGATTCTTCGTGGAGATCTCGACTGTGTCGAGGACTCCTGCCTCAGCCTTCTGCGGATACTTTGCAGTATCAAGCGTCTTCTTCAGATCGGCAACAATTGCATCGTGAACGGAAAGCTCGTTCTTCGAACCATCCTTGTTCACTGACCCAACCTTGTAGCTGGGATCATTCACAAGTGAATGAACAAGATCTGCGAAGCCGCTCTTGCTGAATACTCCACGACCCGTTACCATCTTTCCTGCATCCTTACCGAGCAGGTCCTTCATTGTCTTAGCCATTTTTTATTCCTCCTTTTAATATATTAAAATGAATTTAGGATATGGCTTCATCCTATTAGTATGAAAATATATAAGTATCTGAATGCCCTATGATTCCCACATATTTTCATCATTGCATATTTTGTTGTTGGAAAAATAAATAAAATAGAAGGGGAATGAACCCCTTCTATTTTATAAGTTGTAATATCTATAAATTATGAAATCTTCATGTTGACGATCTTCGTCAATGTAATATCATTATCAACTTTCCGCTTATCTTTCAGAACCATTGTAACGGTGAGCGGAACTGTAGAACCAGATGTTCCCGGAGATACATTAAATACTATATTCAACTTGTGTAGCTCTGAATCATAAGTTGCTGCTCCAGGAATACTGCTGGTAATATTATCAATATTCCAATCATCGTATACGATTGCATCTCCACCAGTGGATTCAATATTCATGCTTGTATTCAGAATGAAGCTAGTTCCTTCTGTCCTCGATGCAATTTCAGATTCTGTAAAGTTAAGATTGCCCGGCATAACCCGATTTGGATCATGGAATTCAACTTTCAATACCTGAATGGGCTGGAAATCATTCTTTGTTCCGTTCAACTTTACTGGATACTTTGTTGAAAGTTCTCGCCCGAGAACAAGATATCCATATCCTGGTGTCGTTGCAGAAACGTAAGATGTTGTCGATCCATCCGTAAGTTTGACTACGCGGAGACCTTCATCATTTTGGATCGGGAAGATTCGATAGAGGGCTTTGATATCAAGAGTTGGCTCATACTCGACAATGGAATTGACATCATACTGCGTATTGATTTCCAACGTTGTAATTGGAGACTTCCGCTGGTATGTTGTAATATCGGCAAGAGCTGGACCAACGGTGATATCGAACCGTTTACTTTTCAATACAATTTCATTCCCGCCACGCGAAATCACAGCATCAATTGTAAAGATGACTTTATTTCCGGATGGGTTTAATGTATCTGGATCAATCTTCCACGTACCATCACCATTATCGATAATATTTGTAATATTCGTTCCATCCGGAATAAGTCGGATAGAAGAATAGTTTGCATCCGCCGGATAGATGAGAGGTTTGATGATATTTGTATTACCGACGCGGAAAACTTCGTTGTCGGCAAGATGTTCATCTGTGTACAGCTGAAGTGCTTCAATATTGATATCATCGATTTGTGTATTATTGATATGGAATTCAATTGGAATCGCAAAACTCTTATCGGAGTAAATACCATTCTTATCATGAATCCGAATTTGAATGTTAAGTGGTGTCGTTACCACTGGGGTATCCGTAATCGATAGCTTAATTTCATTCCGTCCATAATCAAATGTTGCAGTTCCAATATTTGGTGTTACGGTAACCGTAACATCATATTGCGTTAGATCAGTAGCATCGCCCGTAATCACAATCGGAATGGATACATTCGATGTTGTAATGCGTGATGTTGGAGACGAAATATTTACAACCGAAGGTGTCGATTTACGAACTTCAACAGTGAAATCCTTTGTAAAGTCATCACCGACACTCTTACCATCCTTAATTCGAACACGAATTTTGATATTTCCTGGAGTATCTGAAATAATTGTATTATTAACAATACGACCAATTCCGGAAATAATCTCATATGTGGTCGATGTATTTGTTGCATTGGATGGAGAAACCGTGCGACCAAGTGTTCCAGGAATTCCGGTATAGAGATAGGTAAGATCGAATGCAACATCCGTAACTTTGACAAATGGAGCAGTCACATCAAGTTCGAAATCCTGCGTATACTTGTATTCATTGTCCCCTGTAATTGTTGCACGAATAACAACCTTTCCGGAACCTTCTACCTTCAGCTTGTTCTTATCCGTGATGGAAACAATGTTTGTATTTGCATTAACAACGCTCCAAACAATTTCTTGATACGTTGCATTTGTTGGAGAAATGACCGGATTGAGTGTAATGATTGTGCCAGATTCAATGGATCTCGGAATACCACTGATGGATGAAACGTGAACCATTTCAGCAACAGTTAGCAAGAATGTATCTTCCACATTATCAATGCTCGCCTTAATCGTCGTATTTCCTGCAATAGAACCAATGACTATCAGACCATTATCAAGGACATCAGCAATTGCAGGTTTGGTTGAAGTATACCGAACGGTTGAATTTGCATCCGGTGGAGTCACCTCAACATTCAACTGATATGTCGATGATGCAAGAAGTGGATGTGTCGGTTTATTCTGAATCACAACGGACGATGCTTTCTTTACACAAACAACCGTCGATATTCCTGAATCAGCAGTGGTATGATTTGGATCATTTTTGACTGAAACACGGCAGAAATATTTGTACGTTCCTTTTTCTAGGTTGGCTGGAATATCAAATGTTGCAGACGTTGCACCAGCAACAGGTGTATCGGTTGCTGTGTCATGTAGATACCACTGATATTCCAGGATATCATCATTGGATGTTGCCACTACTTTGAGTTTCTCTGTAATATTTCCGAAATCAACCGAAACATTCGTAATTGGATGCTTCGTAAAAACAATTCCAGAAGAGACCACTTTGATACTCTTAGTTGTCACATAATCCTGATTGGTGCTAAGACCGTACTTGATGAGTGCTTTCAGCTGAATCGTACCAGACATTCCACTTAGTAGTGTATTGTCGGTAATAGATACATTTGTTCCATCCGCATCGGCAATAGACCAAACAATCGTTCGATACGATGCATTGGTTGGTAGCGCATAACATGTATTCAGATTTAACGGCTCGCCTGTCTTTATCATGGTCGGGACATTTGCAATGGATGTTACCGGGGTATGGTCCACACTCACGCTGATTGGATTAATGTGAATATATGCATCGCGGCTACGCATCACAAGGATACATGGTGAATTGGATGGATATTCGGAAGTAAGTGTGAATCGAATGGTTGCACCATATTTCGTCTGTGCAAGAATCGTTGGATCATTTACAGGAATAATGGAACCATCACCAAATGCAAGAGCCCAGTGAGATAGATCGTTTGAAATCGAAAGTTCCGTGCCAATCAGCTTCGTTGAATTATATTTGATGGAAATGAGGGCACGCGTTACAGCACCATAGCTGTCAGTTGTTCCATCATATTCATCTGTAGTATATCCATCAAATGGAGTGAAATACGTGTCGCCGACATAATCTTTTGGGAACTCCAATGCTTCGGATGAATTTGAAGACTTGTTATACAGCCTCCAATTTGCACCATCATACACAAAAAGATGGTCACTAATGTTATCCGTATCATATGCAACCAGAGGGTGATTCTGGTATACCATCGGTTTCGGTCCAGTTCCCTGAACATCAATCGTTGGATTATTGACTGTCAGTGTATTCTTAAAACGAACACTGATCAACGTTCCCGTCTGTGGGATGAGCGGGTAATTCGGAACTGAAGGATGGATAACAGTTGCAACTTTATTTGGATTATCTCCATCCGTTTCACAGATACAGCAAACCGCTGGAAGGATATTCTTGCGCGTCCATTCGGTTGTTGCAATGCGCTGATCATTCGAATTGTTTGGAGGATTGTCTGCCTCCGGTTCACCCGCTAAGTGTGGAGAGTTCAACGGAGCTCTTGTGATATCTGTTGGATGTCGATGGTCTGCGCGAGCATATCGACCATCATCGGTTCCCTGCCACACAATGCCATCCATGAGCGGATCGACTTCCGATGCACGAACGTGACCAAACAGATCAGCAGTTGCTTGTCCATATGTCGAACCAGACGGAGATGTATGGACCCGGGGGGATTTCACAAGATCAAGATAACGACCCATGTTTGCGGAAAGTGCAGCAGTTGGATCCAGGGAATCGAGAGAATCAATAACGCGAGTCAGTTCGATATCATTGATTAACGCAATAACATCCTTCGTGTCTGCCTTCGTCTGATTCAAAATACGTCCCTGGTTTGCAGAGAGTGGTCGATCAGATTCATAGGAAATCAGATTGTTTACAACCTGATTCTTGACGTATTCGGTTGTCGCAATCTTTGTTGTTCGATCGCTTACTGCCTGTGTCGTCGTTGTTGGAGATTCGCGTAGATTCACGTTTGGTACAATTTCAAATTCACCAATAGTACTGGGAATAATCGTTGCACGAATAACCTTATCATCGCTAACGGTAACCTGAATATTTTCTGATGTAGAACCATTGTAAACACGAATCATCGATGAAATATTAATACGATTCTTTGTTCCATCAGGAAGAGGAATTACCAGTTCTGATGTTGCCGAATCAAATGTAATTTTTCCAAATGTATCGGTAATTGGTAGAACAAGTTCAACTTTATTTCCATCACGTCGTGTAAAAATAATTGCAGATTTGAGCGTATCCCATTCGGCAGAAGAAATATATTTGCTCCCATCCAGACCATCATTAATTTGATTGATCTGCGATATAATGCGATCCAGTGCAAGTTGCGTCTGTGCAGAAATTGGCTTATCCGCATCCGCTGTATTGTTTACACGGTCAAGACCAATTTGTGCTGCTGTCACATTATGTGGATTATTGAAATCCGTAATATGACTATTGTATGTTACTGTCGATACAGATCCAATCTGCTCCGCAGTAATGCGGTGCGGATTATTATAATCATTAATATGATTGAAAAGATCTGTGCGAGTCTGCTGTGAACCGGTTGGTCCGTCAACCTTACCTTGGAGCTCAATGATGGTATTATCATACCGCTGGAATTCTTTGGTAACTCCCGCTTGAGTGATATAACCGTCTTCATTTTCACCGAGGCCAGTGTATACATTTGGAGCCCCTTCGATATCAGAATAACGAACGAGTCCCCTGGGAAGAAGTTTTCCTGCGGCAACAAAGTCTGTGAAAATATCCTCAGGAGATTTCCATGCCGTATCATAATTGGTATCAGACTGTTTTGTTAGGAATTCGCCAGTAACACCGCCGGCAGGAACACCTTCACCATCTTTACCATCAACATAGTCAACACCCTTGATTGGCGTATATCCATCAATACCCTTGATGATCTTTGGTGTCGGAGGTGTCGTTTCTTTGGAAAGAACCCAAGTAAGTTCACACTTATCATCAAGCTTCGGATACCAAATGTTTCCATGGAGGTTATCTTCATCTGCAACAGAATCTGCAAATACCTGAATGAAACGACCTTGCATCCATACATACATTGCTGTTGATGGGAAGGCAATGAACATGTCACCCGCCTTCATTGTTGCAGAACCAACTTCCAACCAGTTGAGACCTGGGGCCTTCCGATAAATAACAACATCGGCCGTCTCATTCACCTTATAATCCGTTGCCGGACGAATGGCAAAATAAGTTGCTGTTGTATCTAGAACATCTGGAAGAGCCTGATTAAATCCAAGAACGTAATTTGGATTCCAATTATTTGGATCATAGGGATGAACGGTTGCTACACCCGTACGTTCATCATATGCAATGTTCACATAATTGAAGAACGTCTCACGAAGTGATTTGAAGTGTGCATCAATTTCTTCTCTCGTATAAGTACCCGCTTGATGCGCGGTTACATTATGCGGATTATTGAAATTATTAACGTGATCTTCAACCGTGGCAATATCCGCCTTCGCATTCCATCCACGACGCTCTGCATCACTGACATGCATCCGTGTATTGGAAACGTGCGAGTTGAATGTTGCTGCAGAAATCTGAGCATTCCATTTTGCACGCTCAACATCTGTAATATGGATGGAACGAGACTGAATATGGTTGTAAAGGTCTGAAACATTTGCTTTCAGATCGAGTTGTTCACCAACAGCACGTTCAGTCGGAATCTTGCTGTGGGAACGGTTCACTGGATTCTTGTCAATGGAACGTGCAACATCAAGGCTACCAATATCACCCTGAACGCCGCTCCATGTCATAATACGCCCCGGCTTACCTGCTTCAATCAGCGGTTGCTTGGAACGCAGAAGATTATAAATTGCTTCCAATTCATCCGTTAGTGTGGCTGAATTGTCATCCATGGTCTTCTTTACCGCATCGTATACGGTAACTGGATATGTGAATTCATAATCATAATTCGGTAGGGACATGTCATGCCCATCCATAAATACCCTGGATTGGACAATGCGCTTATTTTTCAATTCGCCCATAGGAATTAATCTTCCTTTCTTTTTATATTATAAATGGCTAGAATTAAATCAAAGTTCCTTATACTTACTTAGTTCAAGCTTACGCTTCTCTTCCAGTGCTTTAATTCGAACCTTTTCACGAATTTTCAACGGGACTTCCATCAGATTCATTTGACCTTTTGCCACAACACGGGCATAAAAATTGATCAATGCCTTTTCCTGTTTCATATGAAAAACTCCTCTGTCACCAAAGTAAATATCTTATAGATTTGGTGAAGGTTCATTATGGTATTTGCCCAATAAATAGGAGGGAAATCATTCCCTCCTATTTTTTATTTTGCACCCTTATTGTATTTCTTAATTGCTGACTCAATCTTATTTGTATCAGACATGATGTAATTGACCATCTTACTGGTAAACGAAATCGATTTTCCAATCGTACTTAATGTTCGATTGATCAATGCAACTTCATCCCCATTCAGTTTATCCATTTCATGATTGGCTTCCGTCCGATCAATTTTTGATTTCAAATCACGATGAATGGTATTAAAAATTTGATTATATGATTTCACATGCATGCAAATTTCATTGAGTGCATCATAATAGGTAACGTTTCCATTTTTTGTTTTGATAATAGCCGCTGGTCCAAAGTATGCTTCCCGTGTTACTTCATCACTGAATTTCACTTGTGTCGGTGTGAACTTAATGGCGGAAATTTTATTCCATTCATTATTTGCTTTCTTTGCTAACACAATATCAGAATCTTTAAAGATAGGAAGCCGACGACGGAATCCAGTGCGCCATGCATCTCCCTGTGTCAATTTTTCCAAATACTGCATATATGCATCAAATGATGGAATGATGCGATCCATTACAGTCTGTACATCTTGATAGGTAATGTACAATTCTACGTCGCCGGTAATTGCATTTTTGATATGCCTCGGAATCGATGTCAATCCTCTTCCGATTGCATTTAAATGGGATGGGATATTGTTGATGAATTTTGTAATGAAACTCAATAATTTATTCATAAGACGAATGAGCTTCATTACCAAATCCCATGCAAGCTTCAATACGGATGCTCCAAGATCCGTCAACCGATTGTAGATGCTTGCAGTATCTTTAATGGTTTTGCGGGTATTCTTTAGTGGAGCATCTGCCCGAGCGATATTTTTTACTTTTCCAACCAGCGAATTGTTATTCATTTCAACAGCTTCCAGGGTAAACATATCATAGGAAAGCAGTACTGCATCTGCATATTGAATTCCTTCCATAAAAGCCGTTTGTTCTGGCTGTGTTAGTTTATCAAAATCCAAATCTAAAATTGAGTCCATAATATCCATTAGGATTCACCTCGCAACTCACATAAAATAACAACTTCATCTCGCATCGAAGATAATGCAATAATTGAACGATCAACATCGGGATGAATTCCATCATGCTTTTTTATTTCATCCGATAATACTTGATTCTTCATCTTCATTTGTGCAAGTTCAAATTCCTCAAATTGCTTGACGCCTTCTTTAGGTAGTACATCCAACATACTGTAATTCCAATAAGATGATGCCGCCCGTTCTGGTGTACAAACATCGTGCGGAATTCCACAATATATGATCTTTTTAATCATGTATTTCCTCCTAATATGTAATTGTATCGTATGCCGACAAAATCATTCTTCCATTGTATGGAACTTCTTTGAAAATACGATACTGATCGTATGGCGTATGGGTACGAAACACATGAACATTGAATGGTTTTTCTATATCATCAACAAGTACTTTTTCAATATGATGATACATTCGACCCGTACTTCCATACATACTATCATTTCGTTTTAAATTACGTGCAACACCAATCAATGCAACAGGATAATATGATTTCGATCGTTTGGAAACCGGATGGATCATTCGATCCTTCTTATCCGGCTGCATCATTGACTGTAGAGCAGTACTTCCATCATTTGCTGGCATCAAAAAATCCTTCGTTGTAAACATACGATTCCATCCATATTGGTAAAATCGATATCCATCATACCCATAATTGGTTATTGGTTCGATATTTAATTTTTTGACACGGGCAGAAATCCAAATTCGTTTTTTATCATTGTATGGGAAATAATATACTTGATCGTTTGATATTTTTGTTGATGCCGATATTCCGACATCAATCCATTCACCATCATGCGTTACTGCATAAATATGCCCTTCGTATAATATTTTCCCAGAAATATTTCCAAATCGCTCATATCGGAAAATAATTCCTTTTGGATCGAGAGAAGCCATTTGATTATTACTACTTGCATCAATCTCATAAGGAATTGATTCATTGGTTTGTAACATCGGATGATCTGGGTGTTTTAGTCGGTCGTTCCGAAAATATACAAATTGGAATTCCTTGATTTCATCAGCATGAAGATATCCATCGTGAACGGATGAACTTATTTTTGTATTACCATCAACTTCTTTTGTTGGCGAAATGGATGCGATGTCATCCCATTGTCGATCCTGGTTCATTACATGAGCAGACCAAATGGAAACCCATTCTCCTCTATCATTTTTATATTTGATACTCATATCGATATTAACTCCGATCAATAACGGTTATAACAAAAGTTCCAGAATCGAATCAAATAGAAAGAGGGATCTCTCCCTCTTTCTATCATTAGTCAGCAATCCGGAACCAAATATCTCCAGGTTTTGCATCCATTGGCTCTTCTGCAGATACAATAATATTATGCACTTTACGATCTGACCGATTGGTTGCCGTATCCGGAGCGACAATAATTTTATGATATTCATCGTCGGGTTTCATTTTTGAACCAGAGATGGATTGATCTTGAATATTGTCTCCTGTGATCGTATTCAGATCAATCTTTTCTCCTGTAATTGTTTGATCAAGAATGTTGTTATTTTGAACGACACCATTTGCAAGTTTGTCGGATGTAATTGCACATGTTGCTATATTATCTGTATGAATACCCTCAACTTCAATCATGGCAGAATTGATTTGAACATATGCAGCATCATCACCAGCAACGGTAACGGCAAGAACACGATTATCGACATTGGAGGAAAATAGTTTATTTCCTCGAATGGATCGATGCCCGCCAATGCCTGCTGCCGCATCCCGAAGCTGTTGTGCAAATTCATCACTGAACGTAAGCGTCCTAGCTCCAGTGAGTTTAAAATATTGATTATCGACAGACAATGCATTGTTGACATCCGGTAAGGCAGATGAATTCCACATTGCCCGTACTTTATTATCAATGATGGAATCAAATGCATTGGCCTTCAATGATACAACGCTTGCAATTTCATCGAACTGGGATGGATTGAATCGATACACATTTGCCGGTGTATAATGTTCCAATGCTTTTGTGATGGCATTCTTTACATACTTCAAATTGGCAATTCGCATCATATCAGCGGTATCATCGGATGGCGTATTATCGAGGGTTGATAATCCGCGCAGCTGAATGTCACGTTGTAATGATTTCGATTCAATGCTCTGGTCTCGAATATAATCGGATGTAATCTTCAGATATTGTGGATCACGATCTGATCCATATACACCAAGCACGGTATGATCGGTGGTTGCACGGAATAGTTTGCTTCCATCCACGCTATTCGGTTCAAGCATATCTTTATTGATTTTTACATAATTTGCTGGAAGATTTTGATCCGTTACAGCCAAGACCCGATTTGGATGTAGCGATGGGAATAGTTCTGAACCCGTAATTGTTCCCTCAACAATATGCTCGCCTCGAATTTGCCGCAGCTTAAAATGCTCGGTTGATAACGTCAATGGTTTGATATGCTCTTCCTGCACACTATGTTTCTGTAGATTATTTGAAGCCACAGCGCGATCAGAAATCATCTCTGTGTTAATCGTTCCATAATATGGAGGAGTGTTTGATTCAGTGACAAGAAGGACCTTGTTGCGTGAACTCGTTGTGAATAATGTTCGCCCATCAATCTGATGATCATCGATCATACGATTTTTAATCTTCGTCCATTGCGGTGCAAGATTTCCTCGTTCAATTGCAACCACACGATATCCAGAATCATTATCTTCCGGCTTTTTAATCTTATCGAGGGTGATTGTCTCATCCTGCAATTCTTCTCCCGTGATCAATCGAGGAGGAATCATTTTTCGTGTCAATTTGGTGTAGACAGGATGGCTATGAATATCCAGTGTTCCGAGAAGCATATCCGCTTCTGTTGATTTGAATAATTTTGCAGAAGTGATGGATGAATCCATCAAATGCTCTGTTGTAATACTGAGTGGCCGAATATGACGTTGAACGACAGCACCATCTACAATGTTTCGATCGCTGACGGAATTATCAGAAAGATGTTCGTTCATGATTGCATTCGCATCAATGCAATCTTTGTTGATCTTTGCCCAAGCGGACGCTTTAGTTGTATCTCCAGTAATTAATACACGATTTGCAACATCTGACGGTTTTAGTTTATCTACACCAATGGTTTTCGGAACAAAATTCTCATTTGCGAACGTATAGGAACGAAGTGTGTTGAATAAAAACTCTTTATTGATAATGGCTTTACCATCAACTTCAGGAATTGGTGTTGAAATGGTTGGCGTTCCATTCAATTTTACATGGTCGACAATCGCACTACCATCCACAATTTTATCTTTGAGATGAACACGTTCAATGGAAGCGTTTGAAATATGATTGGTACGAATTGCATTGTCTTGAATATGACTGGATTGAATTGCTACATCACGAATGGTTCGTGATGATATTGCCGCAGGTGCAATATTGTTTTCTTGCACAGCATCATCATCCATCATTTCTGAATTGATACGTACGTACTGCAATGTTGAACCAATGGTTGTTACGCCGAGGACACGATTTGCATTGGTGGAAGATACAATCTTGTTGAGTGTAATTGATGCATTTGCAATGTGTCGGGATCCAATGGAATCGGATGCAATCTTTGTACCACTCACTGCATTATCTTTGAGATGATTCGTATATACAGAACCATATGCGAGTTTGTGTTCATTAATGGAATGATCTTCGACTTCCGATTGAATGGTATACAATGACTTTGTCGTATTTGTTGTTACTTTCATCCGGATAGTCGTGGTATCAACAGAAGCAATATCTGTATGCAGTTCTGATAAATCAATCGTCCGTTCGTTTTTCCCAGACAAATCCTTCATCATTAGATTATGATTGTTTGCATTGTATGTAATCGACGAAATTAGTGTATGCAATGGAATCGTTACTGTCTTTGATTCTAATGTTGAAGATAGTGTGAGTACCCCTTTTTCTAAATCATAAGATACATCGGTAAATCCAGGCTTTGCACTATTTAAATTATGAAGGACATTACTGATATTCGTTAATGCTTCTTGGGTTGCCGTAGAAATTGGTTTTTCTAAGTCAGATGTATTATCAATTCGATCAAGACCAAGTTGTTCTTTCGAAACATGATGGGGATTATTTAGATCATTTGCATGCGCTCGGAATTCTTCTACGGTAACTGCTCCAATTCCTCCTGCTGTAATAACGGGAGGAACATCATTTTTGATATGATCAATCAGCATCTTCCGAACTTCTTCCGTTGCTGTATTATGCTTCATATCCACTTCTGTTAGATCGGAAGTAAGCTTCTTGAAATGCTCCGTAATCACATTCTGTGTGATAAAACCGTCTGTATTGTTTCCCAGTGATCGATATGCAAATGGGACACCAATGATATCTTCCCAGTGAATATTCTTCGCATCTTTTGGATTACCATTGGAATCTAATAGTCCGATACGATGAAGATAATCCCCAACCGCCTTTTCTGTTGGAATCCGACCATGCGACTGTGCATCTCGACCCCATTCCATTGCAGTGGTATATTTGATCGAACCAACTTCACCAGATACACCACCATATGTCATCAAATAATTTGCAGGTTTTGCTGGGATTCGTCGTTGAGCCCCAAGAAGTTTCCCTTTGATGGCTTCAATATCTTCTGCAAGAGTAATGGCATCATCATCCCAGGATGATTTTACCGCATCATATGTTGTGATTGGATACGTTAATTCATAATTCGCTTCTGGGGGTGGTTGTGGTTTATCACTAATATACGTACGGGATTGTACAATCCGTTTATTTACAACGCCCATTGTAATTTCAACTCCTTAAACATTGTCTATGATTAAATATCGGGTTCTGAGCAATACAAATATGGAGGAGGGATATCCCTCCTCCATATATTTACATGAATTTGAAATTGTAATCTTGATCGAGATGGAATGTATCTCTCCATGTATTGAGAAGTTCCTGGCGAGCATCCTTTGCACCGCTGTATTCTTCAATCTTCATGTTAATGTTTCCAAATGCAGTCGGTATCTGATCATAATACTTTAGTGTATTATATAGATATACCTGCATATCCAATTCTGCCAATTGCATGAAACTATCAACACATGATTGTGGAATGGTTTCACCATTCTCTTCATGCTCGCATGCAGCAATAAATGTTAATACCGTACGCGGAAATCCAAATAATTGAATTTTATTCTCTCCGAGATATTCAAAGGTCGGCTCCGCACGCATTTCGCCGGCAAGCATCATCATTTCCTGTGATGTGATGACACCCTGTACGGATTGATTGATTCCAAATGCAGGAGCAATATCCCCAAATGTTCCACGCTCGGTCGTATATGGGAAACGGACATCGATCATCCACATAATAGGAGTGATGCATAACATGCGCGGCAGTTTATAAATATGCTTGCGTCGATCAACCACTTCAAGGTGAGCTACGTTTGCATCCAATTCACGTTCCCATGGAACGAATTGAGAATATATGGGAATCGTCATCGTTGTCAATACTTCACGAATGATATTTTCTGGGTGAGCTGGTTCTCCAGTCACATCATCGCGCAATGGCAACGTAATACTATTCAACCCATACATCATTTTGAGTTGACTTATGACACGTGATAAATTCATCGGTATGTTCCTCCAATCGTTACGAGGAATGAATGTTATACGAATACAACATTTTCGTTGGAAGATGATTTCTTACCAAACAATTGTTTGTTGGTGTGATATCCTGAGCATGCGATGGTATGATCAACCATCTCATAGAAATTCTTGGATAACTTCTCATTGTAACATTCCCAAAGATCATCGAGAATACCAACATATTCTGGTGCAATGGAGTGTTCCATCAATACATACTTTGCGTGAGAAAGATCCTTCTCTATGTTTGTCGTATGTTCCAGATAGGATGTGATGATGGATGGCATGTCCATGTATTTTACATTTACCTTTTCGGCGAATGAATGTTCGGTTGCTTTGTTGAAATTCTCTTTCACAGCATCAATCGTGAAATTCTTTGGCACACCATTCTTTGATAGATTGGTACAATATTCTTTTAGAAATGACGTAAATTCGTTAAACGATTCATCGACGTTAATCCCTTTAAAGGATAACCCAGTGAGTTGCACGCCGCGCTCAGATGCAAAGTTATTAACATAATGCATCATCTCAGCATCATATTTCTCCATAAATGATTGCACATTTTCTGTTTTCATATAGGATTCTCCTCTAGTAATGAATAATCTTTTCCAATGGGCTTACCGGTTCATCAATCCCATCGACGCTATTATTTATGCCGTTCGAGATTGCACGTCCCATATCCTCAAAGATGATTCCAGAATAGGTTGATAATTCCATAACAACGTCACGTACATTTCCAGTTTTATATGCATATGGTGAAATTCCATCCTTAGATCCATACACTTGACCAAATCGCTGTTTCTTATTCGTTGGACTACGATAAATTTCAGCCAGAATCAATTCCATAATCTTTGATGGCGTTTGTAATGTGAATCCAGCAATTTCTAGATTCTTCCACCAAATGGAAATCAGATCGTCATAGGAAATTGCTGACGGTAACTTTCCGCCAAGAATAAGATTTACAAACTTGGATGCGATGGCAATACCACGGACGATGGATTGTTCCATGACATAAGAATCTTTCACATATTCCAACACATACACATTCATATGCGATCCATTGATTTCAACTTCATCTTCGCGAATGGTATATACATACAGTTTGATCATTGCCGGCACGGTGAATAGTTGATAATTTCCATTGTTGGTTTTTGCGTAGATAATACCAATGGTCTCAACGTATTCACCCATATTTGTCGCATATCGATTCTTCTCAAAATAGGTCATTGGAATATAAAATTCCATATCACTGTCTGCATACAATTTTGCATTTTTTGCATACAATCCCATTGATCGGAACCTCCTTTCACATCATACCAAAAAAGGAAGGGGGGATATCGGTTAAATCATCGTCTTGTTGATGTTTGTAATTGGAGTAGACGTCATCATGAACAAATGGTAATCGTCGTACTATTTCTTTGGTTTGTTGCTCCATTTCAATCATTCCTTCGATTGCAATCTCTTCAAATGTCGCATGTTCCGTTGATGTAAACATTCCCATTTGTGGATTCAGTTCAATCTCATTTTCATCCTCAATGGTTCCTAAAATTGGATGTACTTTATTTGAAATACCAAAGAGTTCTAGGTTATCTCCCGTATAGAAAAGATACATGGCAATGAGATACGACATGACATTATCATCATGCGATCCTTTGTCTGCTTCAATTTTACCGGTAGAGGTACGAATTAATTTGCAGATATCATCCACGAGATATTCGGTATCCAAGATATCAATGAATTCATTTACATGTCGGAAGAGGATCTGGAACATCATATCGCGTACTTTTTTCGTCGTATATACACCATATTTCTTCCATTGATCGGATGCAACACGCATTTGATATTCTTCCGGTGATTCTTCCGCCATACGATCCACTTGATTGGTTTTGTCAGACCAATATAGATTCTCTCGAATGGAAGATTCAATCAACATTTGAACAATGGCAATACCCATGCTATTTCGTTCTGGATAAATCACAGCCCGAGGCATATGTTCATTGATGAGTGTAATCAATAACCGTACGATATCGGTTGTTGAAATGTATGGATTTTTAAACTCTGCCGCAATTCGTAAATTTTTCGGATTGACGATAGTAATCGCTGTATTATCGGCGCCTGTTCCAGATGGATCAATTCCAATGATGTATGGGATGGATGGGTCGAATGGAATCTTTTCTAGACCAACCATACAATTCCCACCATGTTCATAGAGTTTGAACAACCACTTGTTATTGATCAACAAATCATCGGTTGATTTTCTCATATGAGAGATGAGATATTCAATATCTTCCGGAGAGAGAGGAGAATCCGTCGACCCACGAACACGCTGTAGTAGGATTTCGCGACGTACGGTTGTTTTATCACCAATGCGGGCATACTGATCCATGACCCATTGATATGTTTTCCGGACTTGGTAATATTGATACTCAATGTAGAAAACGTCAATGACTTCACGCCGTTGGTCTTTATTCTTATCTTGGTGATATTCTCCCTTATATGCAGATTTATACTCTTCAATCTCCATATCGGTCATATCATAAATCTTTTCCGTCCACGGAATCATAGACTGAATGATCGGATATGATGTTCTTCCTTCTCTGGTATCTAGATTACCTGGTGTTGAAGAAAAGATACGACAGGTTGGTAATCCAGCAGACAATGCATTTTCATGTGCGGTTGCAAATGCCGGAGCTGAGTTTTGTAAAATAATATCAAAGAATGGCGTATGCTCAATCTCATCGAAATACATAAATGCGGATGATGCACCACGAGCCATACTTTCCGCATTTGATATACTTGATGCTTTCGCATGGATAGTGATTTTATTTTTCCGCAAACTATTATTGAGGATCTGCGTGGATTGACGTGTCTTCTTCGCTTTCCCATCAATATCCATGTAACGTTTAAACTGCATCCATTCAGGTAGAAGATCAATATTATCACGAACCGTTGCAAGGTTTTTAATGGTATTCTCAGAACCTTTTCCGAAGAAATGCATATCTAGGTTTTTCGAAAATTGGAAAGTCCATGTAATTGGTGTTGCAATAATACCGGTTGTTTTCCACGTCTGACGCGGTTCGGTTAAACAGGAATCCTGATTGCGCAACACACACCAAATTTGTGCAGCGAGTCCACGATGCAATCCAAATGGTAAGATGCCGCCATCGGTTCGAATGCGGGCAATGTTACGTGCATAGAACCAAAGGTTTTTGGATGCTTCTCTCAATAGTACTTGAATTTCCTGCTCTGTGATGTTTGGTTTATATGGATCAATATATGCCGCATTGGGGTTAAAAATTTCCAACATGAAGAAATAATTTTTGATCCCCAACGTTTTTAACTCCATTGCTGTCTGTAGAAATGTATTTGCACGATTATTGATTCCGCATCCGAAATCATAATATCGACCATTGATTTCTTTAATATCAACAACTTGCAAAAATTTCACCTTCTCAATATGAATAAAAAGCGAATATTATATAGAGGGGTTTTAAGCCCCTCTATATAATATGTGTTATTTTTATAATTTATCTAACGTACTCAGGCCAAGCTGTTCGTTCTCTCAAATATATGCGCCGTGTGACAGTCCCCAAGTACATCAAATCTATATAAAAAGCATCAGGGAATTTATGTCGCGTGATAAACAATAGCTGTTGACGAGTGGATGGGACTTTTGGACCGGTCGAGCATAGGAGGTAATACTCAATTCGGTAAGATCATTGCTAAGTGAGACGAACTTAGCAAAAACAAACATGGTTCAGATGTTTGTTGGAGGCAGCTATTATTTCATAAATCCCCGATACTTTTTAATATAATAGTATGTGTGTTGTTACTCTTTTTAACACATCGAATTATGGAAGGATATTTTATCATGAATATCAATAATCATAGAAATGTTGCAAGCCGATCCAAGTGGAAAGAAAATAATCTCCTGTATGGAAAATTGAAAAATGAAGAAAATGGGAAAGAACTAATTGAAGAAGCATTTATTATTCCATCGAAGCAGGAATATCCGCATCATACCATTCGAGGGAATACGCTGGTATTATCTGTTGATGGGGTAAAGAGAGTATACAATCAATTGAAAGAAAAAGGATTGTATCATGGAAAAGCAAAACAGCATATCGATCGGCACTTAAAGGAGTTGGGCATCAAAATGAATACATCCCGTAAAATGGAAGAAAATTTTGCATTCATTGAAAATGCACTGTCGGATTATCATACAAATTATGTGACAGAATCTTCCGAGGATAAAGAATCAGTTACTCCGAAGAAAGAAGATAAGAATGGGGTTAAACGAAAGAATCTATACATTGCATTCATTGAATATTGTAAAAAGTTAAATCCAAAAAATACATTTAGTAGTTTATTCGATAAAGATATTTTCAAAGAACGTTACTCATTTATTCCACATGAGATGCGATACTTTTATCGATTGGCAAATCCAATGAGTTGTATTATTCCTGTCATTCAGTTTGAATCTGTTTCATTCTTTGAAGATACTGGAATTCAGCAAGCATTGGATCAGATAAAGAAGAATAATAAATCAGAAGATTCGGAAGATGTTGATAACGATTTAACTGAAGAGAATGATGTAGAGGAAACGATAGAAGATGATTCCGTTGAAAATGAAATGATGATTTTCTTCTCTATTAATGATCTTCCAAAAATCAATGAGAAAAATAATACCGATGAATATGTTATCTTCGCTGGGTCTCCAAAGGAATATTATGTTTTCCGAAATAAGGATAAAAAGATTTACAAATCAAATGATGATAAAATTACGGAACCAATTGCAGAATCCTTTGACCTATTCATTCAAAAAATTGTTGGGAAAGAATACTTGTGAAAATGATAGGGAGCAATATGCTCCCTATCATTATATATTAAAGTAATTACTTATTTTTATCTTGATTCCGCAGTTTCAAATCCTCTTCTATCATCAATTTGACATCCTTGTATTCGAGCTGAATCATAAATGCAGCAGTACAAATCTTGAGGTCACGATTAAGAATTTCATTGATAATATGAATCCCTTGATTATTCATGTTATCGGTGGATTCAAATTCAATATCGTCGATTTCTTTACGTAAATCACGAATTGTTTTTTCGACTGCATCAAAATCTTTATGACTTACCCTTTCGAATGCAGCATAATCTGAAACAACCTTATTTGCACTTGTTTCTTTCTCAAAGTCCTTAATAAGTTTTTTAAAATATAGCTCTTTCTTCGCACGCTTCACAACAGCATCTATTACAGAATTTCCACCAAAAATAATGGGCGGAAGAATAAGATCAGACGATCCAGTCAACCAAATAGCTATCTGGGTTGCGGCCATCATTGATAATTTAGTCGAATTATCCCCAACGAGATGCTCTGCAATCTTACGGGTTCCACGATCACCAATAGCTGTGAAGGAATCCTTCGTGATGAATGGAATCTTCATATATGCATGCTTAATGCCGAGAATGGTCCCCCCCACGTCGAATACGTACTTGCCATTCAACAGGGCGTTTTTCTGTTCATCCGAGAGAGCCGGCATACGCATGACCCCGAATGTACGAAGTATTTTATCAATCAGCTTAAGAATAGCATCCCAAACTCTTTTTGCAATTGTCTTAATCTTATCCCAAATCTTCTTATGAAGGGCTTCCTCTTTTGATGCTGCTTTTTCTTTTGCAGCAGAGAGGGCATTATCATCTGCTTCTGTAAACATATCAGAATTTGTGAATGCCTTATGTTCCTGGCATTCGATCCAGGCATTCAGAACATTCAGTTCACAACTTTCCTTATAGATCTCGAATGCCTCTTCGCTATGAGCGAAGTTATCATTCTCCAGAATAAGTTCTTTAATTGTCATAATTGGTTTTTCCTTTCTCGAGAAAAAAGAGAGAATTTATATTCTCTCAACGATTTCCTATAGGATGTACGGAATTAACTCTTTTTTGGAAATCCCACTGTTGGGATATTCCTTGTTTATGTACTGATAGAGTTTATCAGCAATGGATAATGATCTATCTAAAATGAAGTCATATTCAATATCCACTTCCTCATGGAGGTCTAGATCATCCACAGTCGTTTCTTGGAAGGATAATGAAATGTCTTTCTCATTCAATAAAACATTCTGCAAATTCGATTTAAATGCATCTGAAATGTTTGGTGGTAGTTGCATCTTAATACGAATCTTTCCTGTCTTATTGCCGTTAAACAGATCACTATTTTCGGATTTGATTGAGTGAATGAAGGATAGTAATTTTTCTTGAGATTCATATACATCACTCGTGATAGGAACCTCATACGTATTATATACATACGTTCTATCATTTGGTATGAATTGGAACGTATCATCCTGCAATATTACGTATCCTTTGGTTTCCTCCTCCCCAAATGAAGTTCGGAATAGCGAGCCTGCATAATGGACATTCTTCATCGACGTCGGTTTATGCTGATGTCCAAACACGCATTGTTTGCATAATTTGGATAATTCATCCGAATGCCATCGATATACAAATTTTTCATTTGATTTAATTGATGCATCAAATTTTAATGCAGGCATTCCTTCGACAATGATTCCGTGTCCAAAAATGTATTGATATTTTTTGGACAATAGCTTTCCATAATGAGACTCTTTATTCTCAATGTATTCTTCGGGAAGATATAATACAGGACAATCGTCAAATAACATTTCTTCGGATGCGGTATAGATAACTTTGAAATCTAATTTCTTATCATTGAGAAAATATTGAAACAATCCGTATTGATTTGCATCATGAGATTCTGTTCCATACACACAACGAAGTTTTGTATTTGTCCGTTTACAACACCGAACCAATGTTTCCATTACATTAATGGCTAATTTTGTAAACGGTTCATTGATTCGTAAACTCCGATGGAAATAATCTCCTAGCAGAATAACCGCATCTGTTTTATTTTGTACGATCTCCTTATAAAAGATATCCTTCAATACATCATATACATATTCGGTATCTTTAATGGTACCAATATGTATATCTGCAATACATAAAATCCTCATCAATCTTCATCTCTCATATCGCCATAAAACATAATTGCCATGAATAAAACAACTATCACACACGCAGTATAGACCATATAGTTCATCCCATCAACGAGTTCCGCAAACATATAACATTCCTCCTAAAATAATCACAGTTATCAATAGAATATATTATTCTATTGATCATAATATTTCAATAAAAAATAAAGAGGGTTCAAAACCCTCCCTACTTTATTGCTTCGGACGACCAAATGAATCAATGATGCGTCTTGCTTCCTCGTATGTGATATCTCCCTTAGGTTTAATTTGTGTAAATGGAGCACCTTTCAACGAGTCCTGTTGCTGAGGATCCTGTTTTACAGAAACCTCATTAATCTCATTGATCTCGCGAACCTCAAGAAATCTGCCAAGCCTCATTTTGTTTTCCTCCTATATAGATAGATATTATTATCCTTATCTCTACTATGATAATATATCGATAATAGGTGAGAAGATACGATTTTTTTTCGGATAAAAAAATAAAGGAGGGGAATATTCCCCTCCTTTATTAACGAAATGATTTTCAAGTGGATTACCGATATCCAAACGTATTGTAATCGTCGAATGGAGTTTCTCGTCCATAACTCTCGGACTGATTCTCCATCTGTTCCCGCTTGTTGAGCTGCTTGAGAATGTTCTCTGCAATTTTCTCAAACTTTGGAATCATATGCTTGAACTCAATCAGCATCTTCGTGTCATCCGAATCTCCACCCATACGAACGGAGAAGATACACATCTGGTTGACAATCGAAAGGAATTTCTCAATCAGATCTGCATACTCATCATCGGTAAGTGGACGAATCGGGAAGTCCTCTCCACAGCCCTTGCAGTGCCAATATCCTGGATGCTCCGTTGACTCTTCAACCATCGGAACAATCTTATTCTTGACAATGCGCCAATGCATACAAGAACGCTTCAGCTTCTTGAGCTGCTTCTTAGAACGTCCTTTTGCCTTCAGCTTGAACTCACCATTGTCATCCTGCTTGATCACATCAGAGAATGCTTCAAGCACATGGCGGGTTGTTTTGTCAAGTTTCTTCTTATCGCCTTTTTTCGACATTGCTAATTTTCCTCCTTATATTAGCCGAGATAAAGTTCGTTCTGAGAATTCGATTTGATGATATCGAGGAGTACATCCCGAAGTCTCGTATATTCAGAATTTGCATTGGAGTGATTGATGAGAGGAATTACCCTGGTACCATCTACCTTATTCTCTTCTGCACGCTTCCTTGCTTTGATGTAATCCTTAATGATCGCCCTTGAACGATCTTTCTGAATGGTATTCAGATGGACAAGAACCCATGCATTCAGATTCTCCTGCAGCTCCTTCTGATTATCCGTGAACTTTGCCGACTTATTTGTCTGCTTACGGAGTAGATACTGAAGACAGAATTCATCCAAGAAATACTTCTTCTTGAACTTATCATTCTTATCCATACTGAAAATTGCCTGAAGGTACGAAGGGACATCGACCACATCTTCTGCGGCGATTTCAAACATGGTATTGATCATCTTACGATGCCAATAATTTGTCTTCCATGTGAACACGTTCAGTGTTGGAACCGCACATGCCATCTGAAATGCCGCTGATGCCGAAAGCCCATGCTTCATGTATTTCCGAATCGGCTTTCGAAGAATCTTTTCGCAGAACTTCATCAGCATATCGACGTCGAGATGTTCTGCTTCCTTCTTCTCTTCATCCGTAAGATCCTTCTTCTGGTAATACAGAATGGTTGCCGTAATCATCCCAGGAAGATGAAGAATCCATTTGTATTCCTTCGGTTCTTTCTTATAGACGGAAATCATCCCATCCATCAGTTCCTGATTTCGGATAACCTCATCTACTCGCTCCTTGAGCTTATCAATCTTCTTTGATTCATGCATACCACACTGAACCAGAATCTTGACCGCTTTATCGAGAGCTTCGAGCTGTGCAGAAGCATACTCCTTGTTGAACTCCTTCACAGCATTTTTCTTTTCCTTCTTGGAGAATTCCTTCCCTTTCATCTTGTAAGGGAGATCATTCTTCTTGGCAAATTTCTTTTTTGCCATTCCAAGTTGTTTTACATTGTCTGGAATATCGATTTTCTTTTTCTTTTTGCCCACGACTATTCCCTCCTATTTGATGCGAGCGCAAAATTATTATCTCATTACGTGAAGAATATATAACTTTTTTATTTATTCTTCAGGGGAGACAAATCACTCGCTAAATCCGCAGGGAACGATAATATTGTTCAGGCAAAATTGTCCATACTTTGTGAGGATATGATATGACACATTCGTGTCCGTCATAGCAAAGTCGGTCTTAAAATTGTAGATAGCAAAACCATTTTCATCAGTATCGCTGTCTACATATTGAACGCGACCATACTCCTCTCCTGTATATTCCGATGATTTGAATAAGTTGGAATCATACTTACTGTCTCCATGGAATCCCATCTTCCGCTCTTTATCCCATGAATAGAAATACGTATCTTCACAATACCGCATATGGGAACGCGAGCCGACCCCAACCATTTGCCATCGAATGGGGGATTCATGGATCACTCGTTCCATGGATTGCAAATGCGTCCACCCAAGATAGGATTGGATGTAAACTTTACCTGCAGTATCCATCAAATCAACGGTTTCCACATTTCCTTCTTTTGTGTATTTTCCCGAGGTAATCAGTTTGGAAAACCAATTACTGATTGGCTGATTGATTAATGTAGCATCAATCAGCATTCCAGATACACTGTTATCCAAGACAGTAATGATATCTTCTCCGTAGAATGGATTCTTTATCATTATATTCTCCTCATCTTAACTGAAATGCTTCTTCCTCAGAAAGAATCTGAGTGCCATAGGATTTGGCTTTCTCAATCTTTGCAGAAGACGCATTCTTATTCTTTACAACAAGATACTTCGTATTCTTCGTCAATGTATTGGAAATCTCCCACCCATTCTTTTCCAACATCTCCATCAATTCTGCTGGACGGAATCCGGAGAATACAATAATACCTTTTGATGCGTTTCCATTGGTCGGAATCAATGTCACTTCTTTGAGTAGCTTCATTAATTCCTTCCGATTTTTATCTTCCCCAAAATAATCAAGCAATAAATTTGCTTTGATCTCTCCAAGACCATCAGTCTGAACAATCAGTGGTTTCAATTTACTCCACTGCTTATTCTTAATCATCTCAATGAATGTATCAGAATCTATCTTCTTGAATAACATCGTAAATGTTTTCGTTGATAGACCCGTAATTCCGAGTGCACCGAAGAAGATATCATCTCTCAGTTTTCGCTTCGATTCAATCTCTGAAATGATTTTATTTGCCCGCATCACTCCAAATCCATACAGGGACGATAGATATACTTTCTTCTTATGAAGTTTATAGAGGGAACGAATTCCATCCTCCAACAGAAGACTATCATGCAACTGTTTGATGATTTGAAGCCCGATGTTCTGAATCCTCACCTGTTCGCAATAGTTCAGAATTCTCCCCAAAACCCTGGACTTGCAATCTGGATTCTTGCATTGAACCATCGTTTGTGATAGATCCAATTTTTCTCCACAGCTTGGACACTTTTTGATGAACTCAATTTTGTATCCTTTGGAATTCTGCTTTGGCTTTGTGAGATAGGGAATGATATCATACGATATATTCACCGTATCTCCTTTATGCAGATCCAATTCTTCGAATCGATCCCGATTTGATAAAGCAGCCCGTTTAATGATATTGCCCTTTAACATCACAGGATTAAATATTGCGACGGGAGAAATGAATCCAAATGGTGATGTTTCAAACTCAACGGCGGTAATTTTTGTCTGAGCAACCTCCTCCGTAAATTTATATGCAACCTCGAAATTATTGATATCATTACTCCGTCCAAGAATCTCTTTGAGTTCTTCATCGACAAGCGTAATGACAACACCGTCTGTTCGAAAATGATGACCATTCTTCTCCCAATACCGATGCGTTGACGCATATGCACGAATTACATCACGATCGGAAAGTTTACATAACTTGACCGGCAACATATCATGAATGCGTTCCACTTTCTGATCAGGATATATGATACGTAGTGGGATTGGAACCAAATAATCGGACTTGAAATCGACTTCATTCGAATTCAATGTCGATGTAACAATTTGACGAGAGTTTCGATATGGATGTTCCCGATAGAAGGTATTGATTTTACTCATACTTTCTTCCGGAATCATCACCTCGAATTTGATTCCACAATCCTCTTTTACAAAGACATCATTGAAGATGCGCATGACGTGAGATACATCCGATGCCAGATTGTTTTTCGTATCACCGCGTGTCAACCATAACGCCTTTCCATCCTTTACTTCGAGAATGACGGATACTCCATCAAACTTTGGCTGTAATGCGACCATGCATTCATTCAAATCGATGGATTTTCCCGTATTACTCTTATAAAGAACTTCTGTGCGTTTGATCCATTCATCCAATGATTTTCTGGATTTGTTTTTCCGCTCCTCATCTTCCGTTAGATGATAAACCTTGTCCAGCGTTCCACGCAGCATCGTGAATGAATGGTGGACTTTATTCGCATCATTAATTTCAACCGTTCCAGTCAAACGGGGAATTCCCATATTCACAAGCATCTCTTGCAGGATGTCATAATCCTCGTCTGATACCGGGGAGCCAATATCTGCATTGTATAGAATTTGCAGAATTTGTACAATGGATTGTAGCTGTATCAACTCATTATCGTTCAATGGCTCCTTTGTAACATTATCACGATGAATGAAATAGTTGATAATCTTTCTGTATTCTTTATCTTCTAGGAAAGACTTCACGTTCGAGAGCTGAATACTCTTGCTCGGCGAACTCGATAAATCTTCTAGCATCTTCTGGAATGTCATTCTTTTCACCTCCTGCTGATGGAAATGCGATCAATGGTCGATCCTCTAATAGATTGGTTGTATCGACCACAAGACTCATCACTTCTTGCACTGCCCGTCTGCAATATGAATTGATCGCCTCGTGGAATTGTAATAACATATCCACTTTTGCATGTAGGGACATATCCGACATGATCAATTTCAATTGAGTATCTCGCCTCAGATTCGTTCCCCTTGGATATAGCTTCATCGCTTTCCATCTGGAGTGAAACCGATATGACCGATTCATATTTTTACCTCCACATATGTATGATAATTCTTCTTCTTTGTATTGCAAATCATAGGGCAAGAACGTGCCATTTACGTTGCAAATTTCTTGAAACGCAAATATTCTTTCATCCGGTTCTTTGTATGGATATCATAGTTTCCATATTTATCAATGAAATCCATTAATGCAATAATTCTTTCACCTGACGGAATATAGCGTTTGAAGGCCTTCAGTATCATTCGACGTCGAATATTCATTATTATCCCCTCTAGAGTTTTTGAAGAATTTTGATATTCATATCACGAATGCGTCTGTTCATTTGCTGATATGATACCTTCCCTTCATATTCATAGATTCGCTTCATAAGATCGATGCGAACGAATGGATCCCAATACCATTGAAGTGTTCGTAACTTCATCTGTTTTCGTGTATTCATTGGGGATATCCCCCCTTCTGAAGAAATGATGCAGTGATTGGCAGCATATCAACAGGTTTCGACGATATTTTTCCAAGATCCGCCCACGATGACATATCAATCGTTATCCCGTTATGCGGTGCATCTTCTCCATCTGGAATTCGAGACCAATATGTATTATATAAAATTCTTGCACCAACAATTTTATTGGTTTCTATGGATCGAATTAAAAGAAGTGAAGTATTGCGCATATTAGATTTATACACCATCGTTGCTGCTTTTACAATATTGACTCGACGATTATTCATAATAAACACCTTTCATATCAGAATATTTTCCAAGGAGATCGTTCAATGATAATTGGTTTCTCACCCATTTGTTCAATTAAACTCTTACGCGAATCATCCACAATCCTACTAGCGATTCCATGCTGATACGGATAATACCCTATTGGTTTTTCTCGAACGAGAACTTCAGCACGAATAATCTTATTCATACTTCGATTCATCATACAAAATAACATTGTGTCCAGATTTTTTGATTTATGAATCATCATTGCCGCTTTTATGGTATTAATCCGACGCTCATTCATAATGAACTCCTTTCAGCTTGCAATCAGATAATCAGAAAATGCATACCATGAAACTTTACGACATATTAGAGCATTACGCCGATTGCGTATTTCCAGGTATAATACATTTTCATACTTATACTTGTTATTCCGTATGGCGTTTCGTGCACGTTTCATATTTATTTTTCGAAGATGCATTGATATTTCCTTCCATACTTAGAATATATACGTGGGGAGAATTCTCCCCACGTATAACAATCAATCATTTTCAATGTAAATTTTATAACTCTTCTTCACGGTGAACTCAATCCGATCTCCTTCATCGTTTTCAACAACAAATCGTTTTGGTCGTTCACTCGCATTTTTCAATCGATACCAATAATTTCGAAATCGCTTACTTTCCAGCTCATTGGCTGTCTGCACAACGTCCGATTTCTGGAAATCTTCTTTCGATTTTGGTCGATTGACTTCTTGGTGGATTTCTGTCTGAGGTTGTTGATCTGCAGCATTATCAGCGGCAACCATACTGAATCCAAAGCTTGCCAATGAAACAATCCCGATGACAATCCATTCCATCACAATTCCTCCTTAAAGCAATTTTACCTTGACGATTGAATTTGAAACAGCATCCCGTTCGGTCAATTTCTTTGGTTCTGAACTCATCGTTTCTTCTCGCAGATGCTCGAGTTCGATAGTTTCACTCTTCCCATCCTGATAGAAGACTTGAACTTTATCCGTTCGATTACAACCGATGATGGAAATCAATTCATCTCGATTGTTGATATTAATGAGTCGAACCATCTTCTCCTGTTTTGAGTTCCGAGCAGGGAGATAATCGATGATATTTAATCGGCCTTTCCCCTTTGCCGTCATGTAGAAGAGATATTGATTCTCCTTCGGATTGATGGAATAGCATCCAACAATTTTATCATCCTTTGGAAGTTTAAATCCGAGCCATCCTTTGGAAAGAGTTGATGTAATCCGAAGATCGTTTGGATCAATTCGTTGTCCCATCCCTTCTTTCGTATAAACCAAAATATCTCTAACAGATTTCGGTTTTACGATGATGGACCCGAGGAGTTTATCCCCATTTTCCAAACCAATGCATGGGCGTTTCGATGGAGTCATTTGATTGATCATCACTTTCTTGATCATCCCTTGCTCCGAAATTAGTACACAGGATAGTTTGGATTCAAATGAGAATGGAATCATCGCAATGATCTTCCCAAGAGGTTGTTTCAGATACCGATGGATCGATGTTTCTTCATCGATCGGCAATTCTTTGACACGAATGAATGAGAATAATCCATTCTCATCCACAATGATGAATGAGTCATCGTTTCCAACCTGAACGGCAAATCCGGAAGAATCCGTCGGCACCGGTTCAATGTCTTCCACATCCGAACACGCCTGTCGAATAATTTTTCCATCCGAAGATAGGTTGAGAATACAATGCCCATCAATTTCATTATCAAAGGATAACTCTTGAGGAACGATGTTAGAACGGCGAGGAACTCCATACTTCTTCATACCTTCTCGGAGCTGGGAGATGATGACGCTATCAATCCCTTTCGGATTCTTCAGAATATCGTCAACAATATCCAACTCTTTGATGAGCTCTTCTTGGCGATCCAGACATTTCTTGTATTCATCTTTACTCAGATGATACATACGCATTTCTGCAAGTGTCTTTGCCTGAATCGAATCCATATGGATTTCGGAATCCTTATACTCCTCAATTAGACGCTGTTCAATCTCCTGTTTATTGTTTGAATCCTTGAAAATCTTAATTGTTTTATCAAGATTTTCTGGACGCATCAAGAAGATTTTCACATCGTTTGTCCGCTGCTCTCCTTGAAGCATCGTGCGTTTATAATTGATTACAACACGCTGTTGTTCACGCCGGTACTTAATCCATTCAAGAAGCAACTCTTTCAATGTTAATTCATGAAGTCGATAATCATTAGATATTCGCACATTCATCGGATATGCTTTTTCCAATCCACCGACATTCTTGATGAGCTTCTTAATGAATTTATACGGGTTTGCATCATTTCGGAGCTGCAACCGGATGTTGATATTTTCTGTTGAAAGATCTTCCATGTCTACTAGCTCGGGGAATTCATTTGCTCCACTCTTAATTTCCGCGATACGCGCCACAATAGAATCGCCTTCAACTCCATATGGGAGTGCGACAATCGATACAATATTATTTGTTGCATCAATATCGAACTTACAACGCATCTTATAGAAACCAATCGAATTATTTGTAAGCTTATAAAAATCCCCCTGAATGATATCACAGCCAGATGGACTATCTGGGATGAGGATAATATTTGCCTCTGGATTATGCATCAGATCGATTGTTGCATCTACCACTTCTTTGAAACACATTGTTGGAATATTGCATGCCAATCCGTAACCAATTCCAAGTGTTCCATTCAGCAAAATGTTTGGGTACTTCGTTGGTAGAAATACGGGTTCCATGGTCTCTTCATCTGCACCAAGAACCATGTCTACAACAGAATTCTCAAAATCTGCAAAGAAACAATCATATGCATAATCGGAAAGCCTGCCATAAATATATCGATCCGCTCCAGGTTTCTCTCCGGAGACAGAACCTAACGATCCTTGAATAAGAACCAATGGCAGTGAATTTTTCCATGGCTGAGCCGCACCTACAATTGCTTCTGAAATAGCAGTTGTTGAATGATGATGGAGTTTGGCTGCGGTATCACCACTGATGGCTGCCATCTTTTTAAATGCCCTACCTTTATCTTTCCCCAGGTAATACATGAGATACATTGCACGGCGTAATACCGGTTTTAATCCATCTATGTCTGGGGTTATTCTCGCAATATTAATATTCACGCCATGAATTTTATCATACTGCATGCAAAGTTCCGCAATATTATGATCGATGAATTTCTCATTTTCAAACATCAATATTCCTCCTAAATTAATTCAACTATCATTATAGTTATAATATATAAAGTTTATAAAAGAATAGAGAGGGGAATATTCCCCTCTCTACTATCATATTTCTTATCGATGAATCACATACCCATTCCCATGACTGAGATGCTCCAGATACGTTTTGTAATTCTTCCCATTGATTTGATTGAATGTACGTTCCATTTCAACCATCGTCGCTTCACGAATTGCAGTTCCAATCTGCTGATCCTGTGTAAGACTAGACCGCCCAAGAATTTTATCAATGATGCGACGAATCCAGCTCTTGTTAACACCGTCCGGAAGTTCCTGTTGGAGAAGATCAACAACATATTGTTCATTGCCTTCGTTAAATGCAAATGCAGTGACATGATATACTTTACCTGGATCATTTCTTGTCCAATGTAATACCTTCACACCATACTTGGTTCCTGCATCTTGGTTATACTGCGCACAAACGGTATTGAGATATGCAGAAAGAGGTTCCTCTAATTCAGGATTGGTAGGATGCTCAATCATACCAATCATATCAATCACGACACGGGGGTATCCCTCTTCATATAGGAATGTAAAGCCGCTATTTTCTTTAACACTCCGAACCCCAAGCGCAACTGCAGTGACGACATCATTATATCGAGCTTTATCACTAGAATATACATGCACCATCGTATTCGCAAACACGGTACGAAGTCCACTGATGATATCAGCTAGCTTACCACCAATCTGGTTCGTTGGGAAAATCAGTGCGCCATCGTTTGCTTTTGTAATGGTACTACGATCAACGAGTGATAGAACACTGGGATTTACCTTTGCAAGATCGATATCATCCAGTGATGATGCGGCAATTCCAATCGGTGCACGTTCGACGTTGCCAGGGATTGCGGAAGTATCTTCGCCATTAAAATTGTTCTTTTCCCCAGCTGCTTCTGTGATCAGCTTCTGACGGGCAAGATAGTTGACAGCATTCACAACAACCGATTCAAGTTTAGGCTCCTCATTATCCGAATCCGAAGTCTCATCGGAATTGAATTCCATATCACCAGATTCTTTCTTATCATCGATGAGTGATGATACATCGGAAACAATCTTGTCAATGGTCTTCTTCTTCAGTGCATCCATGAATGCTTCATATTCGGAATCATTCTTGATTTCAAGAAGCTGTGAATCCACCTTATCTTCATTGGGGTCAACAGCAGTGAGTGGAAGACCTTTCTCTTCTTTATCTTTAAGATCTTCCATTGCATCTTCCTGATACTGGCGACCAATTTCATTAAGAGAACGAATGACAAATTCAAGGAGAGGCGCATGCGTCTGATCATATGCAGATTTAAAATACTGCATTGGCGTCATATTCTTTTTATCAAGCATACTCCCAACATCATCTGAAATCATTTCAGGATTGCAATCCTTGTACTGGTCGTCGAGTGGAAGTGTGTGATGATAAATATCGACGATGATGCGCTTTGCACAATTATCGATGAGATTATCACGCTTTGCCACCATATTGTTGCGCCATACTTCTTTGGAACGATTCTGAATCTCGGTATCCTGTGCCTTTGGATCCATCTGAGATTTTAGATCATTATAAAAATCTACCAAATTTTCCATTATAACTCCTACTTTCTTCAATAGATAGAACTGTTGGTTTCATGATGTACGCAACTATAACATGCATACGATAAGATTCTTACATTAAGGGAGATGTTTGACTTGAAGGAAGATTTTCATCATTTGGGGTCGATTAAAATCCTACCAAAAGGATTGGATCTGGATAATAATTATGAAACGGCGGAACGACATTACCGGCATATGAATGTGTTATGGGAACAATATAAATCCATTCGTGCAAAATTACCCGATGTCATATATCATATCATTGATCGAGGGAAACATGTATTAGGGGATAATGAGATTCCAAAACCAGATGCAAAATATCCAGCCGTTGCAATCGCGGGACCGGATGAGAGAAATAATTATACGTTACTCGATCTAACGGATGGCCATATTATTCCGTTGATGAAATTTGACAATCCTGTGGATGCAATGCATATGATGCAATTGTACAATACGCGGGAAAAAGAATCGAAACGTCTGCAACGGATTCAAGATATTGTGGAATCCATTGCACAAGACAAAGGTGAAAACATACATAAATTGATTATCGGCATCATTGCAATCAAATATCGAGATGCATTGGAATTGCAAAAATTTTATGAAATTATTTCAGACTTCAACGTTGCCATGAAAATGAATGAAAATAGTGGCATTTTGTATGTTCGAAAGCTCATTGATTATTTGGCGACGATCCATCGTCAACCGAGCGGTCGCCTTCGAATAATTGTGGAAAATTATATTGCAATTGCCGAAACGGTTCTAGAGATGCTTCGGATTATCAAACGTTTCCAAGAATCGGATTCTCGATACACTGCTGCTATAATATCCTATGCAAATAACATCAATCAGATTCTATAAGACATTGATTATATATTCTTTATGTAATGAGATGTTAGTATCTATATAAAGGAGAAGATAATCATGATTAATGGCAGAGAGTTTATCAGCGATGTTGATGCCCTTCGCAAGTGGGTAAATTCCCACATCGCCAAGTACACGCGCGGGCAGATGAGCCCGGAACATATTCAGGATTTCAAAGTCCTGTTCAACCTCGAAGTGTTGCATCACCTCATCGGGCTGCAGGTCGACGAGAACGACAATGGAGAGCTCTCCGTTGCGCTTCCGTATATCGGCGGCATTGCAGGCGACGAAACCCGTGCAAAGCTCATGGAGATGATCAAGGATGTGGATTCTGTCATCTTCACGCCGTACTGCGAGCAGTGTGAGTACAAGTACAAAAACATCATTCCGCACGAGGAGTACAAAGGTACTCCTGAGGATGTTGTAAAGTACATGCTCGGAATGCTCACGGCAGAGGATTTCAACACGATGTACGACAAGGCGAAGATGCGGCGCAATCGCAAGCGGCTCATTGTCGGCGGTGCCAGCATCGGGGCAATCGGCCTTGCGGCAGGTGGATACTTCCTTTTCAAGAAGTATTTCGGCTAAGAAAATGGGGAGGGGGAATATTCCCCCTCCTTTATTTTTTATCCTTCATAACCTTCTGGATATGGAATCCTATTTTTTGTATGATCTGCAGGGACTTTATTCATTGCCATCTTATACAGCTTCAGTAGTTCTTTCTTGAAGCTGACAAGATAAAGTCTTGTATGTGGGACGATGTATTTATTTGATCCAGTATCAAGTAATTCAATATACCAATCCACAAGATCAAGTTTTGATACAATATATCCAACGATAAGATTTTTATCGATGTCATCTTTGATGGATTCAATTTCAATCTGGATGTAGGGAATGATGGATCTCGGAATCTTTTTAAGTTTCTTCATTCCAGAGGATTCTCTCCAATATCGATCACGATCATTGAGAACTTCAAGATCCCATTGATTTCGTGCATATTCCAAATGGAGAAGTTCCATTGACTCATTATAGGATCCATTGACAAAATTCTCAATGGATTCGTTGAATGATTTTTCGTCCTTCTTATTGAGTCCGATCAATGATTTCACATCATTCAAAATTTTATCTTTATCCTTTAGAGGATTGATGTATCGTTTTGCAATCGATTGAAAAAAGTTATTGATGTTTTTAATAACATCCGATGAAATCATTAATGTGGATGGATCATTGAGTTTCACATTCTTAATATTGAACACCGACTCCATTGGTGTTGCAAAAATTTTATAGAACGATTGGTTTTCCCGAATGAATTTTTTCATATTCGGTGGAATTCGTGTTGCTCGATACATCAATTTGTTTGTAATCGTAGATGCTCCCTTATCATAATATTGCACCGTTCGTTTGAGGAATCGTACGATGTCCTCAGGAGATTTTGCATCTTCAAAGATTGATTTTGAAATACGAATCTTAATTGATGGATCCTTATGAAGAAATCCTTTGATCTGTTCCGTTCCCTCGACAAAACGAGAAATGAATGTTTGATCCAATGTTGGAATCAGATAAGAAACCATATTTTCTTTATCATTCTTCAGTTCAAACTTAACCTTTTGAAATCCAGGAGCCCATTTCTGTAAAAGATTCTTACTAATAATTTCGGAAAATTCTCGCATCTGGGCATCTTTGATTTCATTTGATTTATTAACAATACCCTTTGCAATCTCCATTAGATTTTTCAGCGCATTCTTATTTGTATGAGGAGCGGTTGATGATGAGGCTTCGGTTACTGGAAGATTCTTCGTATAGTTCCATCCCATAATTGAAGTTTTGAAACTCTCTAATGATAGATAGAGGTTAATCTTATTCTTCGGAAGATTATCTGCGGGAAAACAGAGATACATTCCCCTATCTTTGAGGCAAATATCCGTATGTGCAACTAGTTCATTTAGAAATGTAATTGTATCATCGAACGACGCATCGGATGTATCACATGTTCCTACACAAATCTTACATGTTGCATCATCATATACAAATCCTTCCGTGAATAATGTAAACTGACTTCCAATTGCAGCATACTTATTCACACTCTTCAGTCGATTGAATTCTTTCCGAATATTTTCAATCGCGTCATAGATGTAATCCTGAAGTACAGGAGGAACTCCCTGAATCATTAAACTCGATGACTCTGGATCCATTTCATCTTTATCAATATCCACGGATAGGATATTATCATTTGTATCCATTGATATCCACCTTTCATACATCGATATCGATGACCTTAAATTCCAAACATTCTTTTCGTAAAATAGCAGCACGTTTATTTGCCCATCTTCGTAATTGTGGGATATCTGCATCAACCATGTCATACATATATGTTGGTCGCCCATCATCCCGAACACGACAGCGTCCTCGGATCTGCGATGTCAAAATCCATGAACTATATTGTGCTGCAACAATCAACCGCGATAGTCCCTTATAATCAAATCCAGTTCCAGCAGACTGCGGCGTTGAAACAAGGCAATCACAAGTCTTTTTGTTATTCGTATTTTCCGCAAATGAATTATATGAATGAATTGTTCCGACTGTTAAGTCGGGATACATTTCCTTCATGATCGATTTGAACATTTCTGCAGACGCAATACTTGGCATCAGAATCAATGTTTTTCCATAATCACATTCTTTGAATGCTCTTCGAATCACCTTGATAAGTTGCTTCATAAATGGAGTAACTGTTCCATCTTCAGGAAAGATAAGTTTGGAGTAGGTTGCAATTCCGATGCCAATGCGTGTCCATTTATCAGATCGCTCTGAATATCTCCATTTATTTGTGACCTTTTGTAATTCTTCTTTGGTGAGATGAGAATGTCCCCAAAACATTTTACAAATCGTATGCGGCTTCATTCCATAAATGTTTCCTGGTTTACGATTCCAGAATGTCGGTTCTTTTTGCTTTTCACGAAAAATATTAATATCCCCAAACATTTCTTGATAGAGATTATTTTCCGCTTCACCAGAACGACCAAATGTCCCTGTAAGATATAAGTTATTTGGAATATTACAACATCCATCGATATTGATAATATTCTGAAACCACATCTGGACTTCGTCGATTACCTTAAATCCGAATTTACAATTACGAAGAACTTCTTCCATATCATATCGTTTATTCAGAGATGCCAATGTTGGGTGAATTGTGATAATAAACCATGCATCTTTTGTACGATGAATGAAATCTTCTGGAGTTCTCGCAATTAACACTTTAGATGGGTCAATTTTAAACATATCCGTCAAAGTATCTGCCCACTGTTGTCGGATGGATGATGTCGGTGCTATGATCAGCGTCTTCAGTCTTGCTGCGATTGCACAATAGCATGCCATGAACGTCTTTCCGGTCCCAACTGATAATATGCCGCCGATTTTCTGTTGTTTCGAAATTTTATCCAATGCATATGAAATAAAATCTTCTTGTAGCTGGTTACGAGGTTTCATTGGATGTTCAATAATAGGAATCCGATCATAATCCCAATACTCATTTGATTGATCAATGATTCGATGTTTCGGGAATAATTTCCCGATGGATTTCTCCATTCCTGTTGGTAAACAAATACGACGTTTTTCTTCATTTAAATAGATAAATACATTATCCATTGTAGAAGATAGATTTTCAATGTATCGCCGTTCATTATCTGTATAATCATCGAAGATCAATCGTGTCTTCTGTTTTACAATATCATCCACACAATCACTTCCTCTAAGAATTTCATTATAAAGTCGTAGAAGGCTTAATTGAAATGTGAAAAGAAAAAGGGGTTTATTCCCCTTTTTCTTTCTTAATCATCTCATATAATTTTTTTGGAAACGTACAATGTTTCTGCAGTCGACACGGTGTACATATTTGCGCATATTTACAACCAATACACGATGTACAAACTGTGGGAAATGCATCAATTGCACATAGATTTACGATTCTACCATCTGGGTATAATGTATATTGATCATGACAATTATAAATCCATTGCATTACTTGATCGTCAATCATATTTCGAATGCTGCAACCAGATTCTTTGTATTGAATGTGAAATTCACACAACCAATCGTCTACATCATTGTAGAACTCTTGCGATTGTGATGGGTCAATTAATTGTTCAAAACGAATTGACTCTAATCCGGATAAATATTCCCACGATTGAATTCGATCAACCATTTCTTTTGGTGGAATCATAATCAAATCTGGAGTCAGTGTAATCATGATGATAAACTTGGCATCTATGTCTGATACTGCTTTAAGATTACGCAACCATATTTGATATTGTTCTGGTGTGAATCGTGCCGGGTTCCACGATGTTGCAAAACCTTTCCCTCGAAATAATTCCAATCGTTTTCCAGAGATATCCATCATATTGGTGGATACAGAACGGACATTTTTTGTTTCCAATGCCTTGATAAAACGATCTTCATATAATGTACATTCTCCCCCAAATAATGTTACTTCACCATCAAAATTTTTAATTTCCTCTAAAACTTTTTCTTCATTATATATCTCAACATTATCTGGAACTCCACAATGCGAACATCTCAGATTGCAATTCGTCGTTAGTATTGCATGCAAATGTTTCATTATATCCTCCCATTTATATTTGCTATTTAGTTTTGGGTGAAATATAAAATAAGGAGGGGAATATTCCCCTCCTTAAATATTTATTGAAAATAAAATTACTTCTTCTCTCCCTCTTTATCTGCAGCAATCTTTTCGCCAAGTGACTTAAGATAGCCCTGAATCGTAGCCATTGCTGTAACGATCTTAAGGTCACGATTAAGGAGATTGATCATCATATTTACCGCTTCTCCGGCAACGTTAGCATTAGCGAGTAATTTATATTCACCATTGGCAAGCTCATCAATATCCTTTTGAATATGTTCGATGGACTTCTCTAGATCTTCAACCTCATATGTACGATATGCCTTATGTTTAGCAATGATTTCTTCTTCGGTAATTTCCTTACCAGCTAAGATGCTAAACATATATGGAAGGGATTTAAATTTTGTAATATTTCCGGTCTTCACCCAAGCCAGTGCCATCGTAATACTCGGGGCAATAAGTTCCTTCTGCCCCGTAAGGAAATATGCAATCTGGGTTGCAGCCATCATCTCAATCTTGGCTGCATCCTTACCGGCAATTGCAGTCGCAAGTTTACGGGTTCCCCGATCTCCAAGATTGGTGAAGGAATCATTTGTAATATGCGAGATGCTCTTATACTGATAAGCTATCTTCGCAATCGTACCTACTACTTGATGGTGCAGGCTCCCTTCACCCTTCAGAAGAGCTTCCTTCTGTTCATTTGACAGAGTAGGGGTCTTCATAACGCCAAAGATACGGAGAATCTTATTGATGATCTTGAGAATGGCATTCCATACTTTCTTTGCTGTCGTCTTGATTCTATCCCAAATCTTCTTATGGAGTGCCTCTTCCTTCGCCGAGGCCTTCTCCTTTGCTGCATCG